CTTCAGGAAGCATGCTATCTAGATAGTTTACTATCTTTAATGATTCAGCTGAATCAAAAGGTTCATATTTAGCAGCAACATCCCTTACAGCAGTAATAGCTTTAGCTCTGTTTAATTGTGTAAACATCATGTTATCTGTAGAAGCCTTCATGTTTTGCAACAATTCAGGTTTTTCAGATACTACATATAGTTTATCAAATAATTCTTTTATTGAAGCAATGTCTCTTGGTCTTGTAGCTAAGTCTTGTTTATTTACTTTACCAAAGATGTTATTTAGGAAGCTGTAAATTCTTCTAAATACTTGACCCAAAAATCCTTTAGGAGCTTGTTTTTTACCTTTGCTTCTAGCATAATCTCTAAAATCCTCAGCAATATCTTCCTCTATTTCAAAATAAGATTTATTGGCCCACTTTGCTTGGCCCTTTAATTCTTCATATAACTTAATCTTTTCAGCTTTTGTTAAGAACAATTGAGAGAATCCATGCCATGCCTCATGATATAAATCCACAGCAGTACCACCATCAGCTTCATAAAGAATAATACCTGTGCCTGTAAATGTTGCAAATGCATCTGAGTTTACTACTTCAGTGATTCTTTTAAGACTAATTAAATCTTTTGTACTTCCAGGTGAACGCTTTTCTTTTTCTTTATTTTCTTCACTGTATTTATTTAATGGAGAGTTAGCCCACCAAGTTTCTGCTGCTACTTTGTCAGCTTCAGTAGTAAATACTTTATCTAAAAAGCTATCTAATGCTTTGCTTCTGTTGATTTCAAAACCATCTACATCATCAGTTGTAATAATATTTGTTTTATTTTTTACACTAATAATGTTTGCTAAGTCAGTATCAAATATTTCCTCAATAGTTTCAACAGTTTCTTCTGCTTTTGTTGTTCTTTTTTTCTGAACAGCTTTAGATTTTTGTTCTACAACTTTTTCTGCAGTTTCATTCTTTTTAGCTTGAGTCTGTTTCTTAACTGGACGCGCTGTTTGAGAATCTGTTGCAACTGGAAAAAAATTAGAGTTATCTTCTGTAAACTGATCAGGAACAGCATATGATAAATATGGATTAAAACCTGCAATAGTTTGTGCAGATTCAGCTTCATATTGTAGTGTAGCAAATGGAAATACTACATCTTCAATATAGTTTTTTTCAATAGGAGTAATTTTATTACCTGATATTTCATAATCAGTGTAAGTTTTATCAACACCCATATACTTTGGAGTAAGATTTACATTGGCTCCAATAGAACCTTTATCACCAAACTTAATTGCTTGTGGTAAGTGTTGAGCAATTTTATCTCTTACAGCAGTAGTAAAAATTTCATCTCCTTCAAACTTCTCATTATTGATAGTTAAAGTAAGAAGACCACCTTTAGCTTTTTTTAAAAAAATATTATTCTTACTTGTTTTATTATCATTATTTAAAAATACTTCAAAGTATTCTATTCTTTTATCATCAGATAATGGCACACCTTTATTGGTTGCTGTACTTGTAATAACATCAGCTACTTTATCAGCAAGTGCTTGATTAAAATTACCTCTTTGAATATTTACAGGTAATGCAATATCACCAAACATTTCTGTATTTTTGTTAACATAAAACTGAAAAAACCCATTGTTTTTACCAGGAGTTGTTACAAGTTCTACATTTGCAATTTCAGATAAAGTTAACTTGTTACCTTTATTTAATTGGTCATTAATTTTTTTTGCTGTTTTATAACTAACAATTCCAAAACTACCACTAGTAATTTCAGTAACATATGAAGCATTATTATCTATAACATCTTTACGCATATTATAAACACCATTCATTGTTTTTGTTTGTTCTTTTAAAACAGAACCTATAGATTTTTTAAGTCTTGCAGCAATTTTATCCGCAGCAACCAATGTATTCTTATACATCTTACCTGCTTTATGATAAATGGTAAAAAAAGCAGGTGTGTTTTTGTTAAGCTTATCTTCTAATAAATATGGTTTTCTTATATACTGATAAACAACAATACCATTATCTTCATTAGTTATGTTACCATTGTTATCAAAGTATAAGTAATTACCATCAGCATCACTAATAACAGCAAAAACACCTTTGTAAGATTTTGAAGTTTCAGATTTGTCTTTACTTAACTTATGCTTATCTTCAAAATTCTCTGCAGACATTATTTTTAAAAAAACCTCTGTGTTATCAATCATTGGATTGATTTGCTCAGCAGGCTTTTCTTTTACATTTTTTACTATGTTTTTGATTACCTTTTCAAAAACTTTTTTTTCATCAGATGTTATATCATCTTCTTCTTGTGTTTTAGGATCAGTAGGATTCTTTGGATCCGCAAACTGGAATGTGGTAACATTAGGATATTCAATTTTTGCTTTATCTCTTGCTTGTTCTAATGCAGAATCTTCTGGGTCTGTAATTTCCAAGTTATCTAACTGAAAATTTTGATGTTCTAGTTCACTCTCTAATTCTTTCTTAGACTTCTTTCTTACAGGTTTAGTAACAAATTTTTTTACATCATCAAGACTTTTAAAACTACTTCTTGTTTTAGAAAGTTTTTTAAAATCAAAATCAGAGTCTAATAATTTATCATTAATGTCATCTCTGTTACTTTTACATACATCAACAATAGTAGGTATAATTTGAGCATACTGCAATGCTTTTTCTTCACCAGCTACTTTTTCAAGTCTGTTGTAAATGTCTTTTATAAACCCCTCAAGATCAAAACTTTCCGATGGTTTAAGACCGGAAAGTTTCTTGTAAGTTATCTTATATAAATCTGAAATCTGAGTTTCATTAAGTGAACAAATCATATTAACAAGTTTTTGAATTATCTTCTAAGTTTTTAAATAGATCATCTTCAGATGTATCATCTGCTTCTTTTTCATTTCTGTTTAAGAATTCTTTATTGCTAAGATTTTCTGTAGCATCAGTTTTAGTTTGTTCTGAAGCATCAACAGTTTCTTGAGAAGGTTTTACAATTTCAGGCATTTCTGTTTCATTAGTAGGTTTAACAAAATTATTTACAAGCATTTCCTCAGTTACTTCTTGAGTAACTTCTCCATACTTTAATATAACAGAATTTTTGTTAACTTCCACTACTTGTACAGGAGAATCTTGATTTGTAAAGTTACCAATATCTTGTAAAATATCTCCTACTTTTAATGAATCAATACTGACTTTTTCTCTTAATTCAAAAGCTCTATTGTTAAATGCTGTTTCAATTTCAGCTGCATACAAGTTATTAGAGTTTTTATTTCTTAATAACTCATTCTTTTTAATCTTTAAAGCTTGTATGTCTGTAATTTCAGCAAAAGCTTCTACAGCTTTATTAGTAACAAACTCATCAGAAACTAATGCTTCAAGTTCTTCAGCAGATGATCTAACTATTTTTGTGAGTTCTGCATTTGAAATTTCTTGCGTTTGTCCTGTGCTTGTTTCTCCAGGAATAGTCTCTGTTTGTCCTCCGGTAGGGCTTTGAATCTCAGATACACTAGTGCTGGATTGTATTTCTTCTTCTGACTCTGGTCCGAAGATTTTGTTAAGTTCTTGTTCATATAGTTGTTCTTTAGCAATTCTATTTTTAGCAGTTAAGTTAATTAAATTTAATTGATTGGTTAATTCATTTAATGCATTAATTTGTCTGTCAACAGCATCAAATCCTAAAACATTATTTTCTAGCATTAACATATTTTGATATTCTAACAGAGCATTTATTTTTTCACTAATCCAATTTTTAATTTTGGCAAGCTCTTTACCTTTCCCTTTAAACTCAGATATACCTTTTGCAAATAATACATTTAGCTCTTCAGGAAAGTTTTTATCAATTATACTATCAATTTCTTTTTCTACTGTAGGAGAAGCATCTGATAAAGCAGCAATTTGCTTCAATTCTTTTTCAGTATCAAGACCTGTTTTAGTTGTTTTACCTTTTTGGAACTGGTTTGGTAATCTGTTTAATGCAAATATTACATCATTTGTATTACCACCTAACACAAATACTTTATCATCAGTAGACAATCTAGATAACTCATCTTGAAATTCTTTTATCTTATCTTGAGCTTTTCCTATTCTTCTGATAAATGCTGCTTGAGAAAGTGAATTAATTTTTTGTTTGATGCTTTTTATCTTTTTACTTGTATAAGTAAAGGCAGTATCACTACTTCTTTTTTGTTTTTCTAAGTTAACAAGTTCTTGACTAAGAGTTTTGATTTCTGCTTCAGCAGATTTCATTTTTTGTCTTTCAGAATTTATTTTATTTGTGAAAGCAATAATTAATTTATCAAGCTCTTCTCTTCTCTTATCATTCTTATAATAAACAAGTTGAGTTATCTCACCTAAAGTATTCCTTCCTACATTATATCTTACACCATTTACAATAGCAACATCTTCATTATTATTTTCAAACTTAGCATCTATAACTGTTCCATTAATAATAGAAATTTGACCAATGTTTTCAATTGGTGTTATTAATGCTAAACCTGCACTAGTTAATTCAACATTGCCATCACTTATGTTTTTATTTTGTGAAAGAATTGGATATGTTTCTTTACCTTTTTGAGTCTTTTGTAAATCCTCAATTTGTTTTTCAATTTCTTTAGCTCTTTCAGGATTTCCAAATTCCCCTTTTTCAAATTCCAAGTCAATTTCTAATGTAGATAATACATCATTAGAAAGTGATTGCTCCAAACTTAAATCAACTTCAACTCCATATGACCCATCTTCTTGTAAAACTAAAGTACCAAGCTTACCATTATAAACCACTTGTTTACCTAGATTATCTTTAAGTAATATTTTAGATGTATCAGAAGCAGTTATTTGTGAACTTTTTTCAACTTTTGGAGTTTCTTCAACAGGAGTTTCTGTAGCTACTAAAACTTCAGGTGTAGACAAAGTTATACCTTCATTTTCTACATCAGGTAAATATTCAAGCTCTAGTGTATTAAATAACTTAGCAGTATTTGGTACTAATGGTTCTAATGGTGTGCTTTTAGTTTTTTCTCCTCCAACAGTTACATCAGTAACATAGGCAGTAGCACTTTTTAAACTAATTCTCATTGGAAACAATGCAATCTTTGGAGTAACTCCTGTCATATTATGATACAAGTTTCTATAAATAGAAAGCTGAGCTCTATATGCAATATTTTTCCAACTAGTTGGTTTATTAAAACCATTCCAAGATGTAGATGTTTTTATATCTACAATCATTATTTCACCTTTACCATTAATTAAAACCATGTCTGTTTCACCAGAAACACCATTCTCTAATAAGTTTTTATCAAACAATTTTACATTGTTTGTTAATGGTACATAGTTTTGTTCTTTCAAGCTAGTTCTAAATCTTGTAACCACACCTGTAACACCAAACATCTGATTGAATGCATTCTCACTCATTGTATCAGAAATCTTAACATCTTTACCGTCAACTTCAATAGTATCAGAATAATTAAAAGAAATCCAGTCACCAGTAACAGCATCAATAGTAAAGAACTTTCTTACAGCAGCATCTAAGTTAGTACCAGCTTGAGCATTGTTTGAGAATGCTTCTTTACCTATAAGCTTTCTTAAATTTTCTTCTGTTGTATTTTTCTCTAATGATTCTCTAATCCTAGCTTTTTTCTCAGGAGTGTTTAATTGTTTATTACTATTTCTAGCAAGTTCAGTAAAAACAGCCCAAGCTTTATTAAAAGCTTCAGGATCACCTTTTTTAACTGCTGTATTGTATTCAGAAAAGAATGCATTAACTATTTGGTCTACATATTTTTCTGAATAACCTGGTTTTTCTTCATCAGATAATTTAGAAGCTATTCCATCAGAAATAGTTGTTACTCTTGTAGTAAGTTTAGTATCTGGATCACCAGCAAATTTTCTACCAATCTTATTACCATCTTCATCAAATACATCTTCTAATTCATCTTGTCTAGCCTGAACATTCTTTTTAAAGTTTGAGAATACTTCTTCTACTACATTTACAGGTTTTGAAATTCCTTGTTTGTACTTTAGGAATGTTTTTAATTTATCAACATCTTCCCCTATTTCTTTAAGGTCTTGCTCTGTAAGTTTTACTTCTTTATCAACTATACCATTCTTATAAACAGTATAGATTTTAGTTTTAAGTGCATTTTCAAATTTATCAATAACTATATTTAATGTACTTATAGGAATTGAAGGGTCAATTTTTAAATTTTTACCAATTCTAGAAGTTAATACAGGAGGTTCTGTTAAAGCTTTTGCTCTAGCTGCACCTTCTTCTTTAACTTTTTTATTGTATTCATTTAATAATTTATTTCCATCAGAACTTTCTAACCAGTTTTGTCTTTGATCAGAATACTTAACTGGCTCTGTCTCTTGAAAAGCTACAGGATCAGTTTCATTTTCTAATAAGAATGCATTAAAGCTTTCATTAACTAAGTTTTGTAAGTCTTGTGGATAGTTATCATAACCCATTTGAGTAGTAAAAGCATCAGGTAAAGCACCTTGTATATCTTTAAACTCTTCTTCTAATTCTGCTTCAAACTTGTCATATCTTTTATTTATAGATTCAATTCTTTCTTGATTAACTTTATATGACTTTGTATTTTCTACATCAATTATATCTACTGGGTTTTGTTTTAGTATGTTATTCTGTTCTTCAATTTTTTGAGCTAATAACAAAGGAGCTTTTTCAGTTAAAACATATATAACATCTGATGCTTTAAACAATGTAGCATCATCCGCTTTTTTAAACGGACGGTCCATAATTGCATCCAATACATCTTGAACTATCTCTTCATCAGTTAATACTAATTCTTCAGAAGTTAATAGTTCATCAGCAAGTTTTACAATCTCATTTGCATCTACCGGATCTTTACCAACAGCTTCTAATAAACTTTGAAGTTTATTAATTTTTTCAGTAGCAACTTTTTTATCTTCTTCTAATTGATTGTTTTTATCATAAGCTTCTTGATTTTTGGCATATGCATTTTGTAAGTCTATACCTGTTTCATCTTTAAAAGCTTGTTCAAAATCCTCATTTGATTTATTTAATTCATTGTTTTTCTCTCCTCTTAGTTCATCCAACCTGTCTTCATATTTTTTTTGATCTGTTGCAGGATTACCAGCTGCTTTCTTTTTTATTAATTCAGCAGCTCTTTGGAATAAATATGCATAGTCTTCATATAATACACTATCTTGATTTATTATCATTTCTTTAGTAGTATCAATAAAGTATGATGGTATGTATTCAGGATTGTTAGACCATTCAGCAAATTCATCTAAGTCAACAAAAATACCTTTTGATGCCAAAGTGTTTAGCACTTCATTTTTTTCTACATCAGATATTTCTTTATTTACAATTTCTTTATAATATTCTTTTCTGTTATTATAAAGATTTTTCATCCAAGCAAAGTTATTATTTAAATGATCATAAAAACCTTGAGGATCAGCTAGCATGTTTATGTACTTTGCAATAGAAGAATTCTCATGTCTTAATAAATGAATATCAAACATAGAATTAAAAAGACTATCCATACCTCCATTATTGTCAATCTCAGCTCTTAATTTTGCTTTAATTTGATCAATATCTTCAAATGCACCATCTTGTTTATTGTTTATTGCAATTGCTTCAATAAGTTTTTCAAAACTGTTTTTGTAATCAAATAGTCTTGGATCAGCATCTTTTTCTGAATCACCTAGATTATTTAAAATTTCAAGAATTGTATTTCTACCAGTAATATTTTCTTGTGAAGTATGAAAAGTATTTAATGCATTAAGCAAAGTTCTTTTTCTTACTATTTCTTCACGCAACTTTGGATCATTAAGAGAAGCCAATGAATCTATTTCTTCTTCTAAATAACTTATTTGTGCACTTAATTTATTAGCATCAGATAGAATACTAAAGTTAGTAAAAGGACTACTTGTTAATGATTTAATTTTATTAGCTGTTCCATATAACTTTTCTAATCTATTTATACCATTGTCAAAGGTGTCCTGTAGGAAAACAAAGCTATTAATAGATTCTAAGTATGCTTGGTTATAGATATCTGCCACTCTATATTCTGGTGACCCTTCTTTATAGTTATTTAAATCAATAAAGCTTTTGAACTTATCTCTTGCATAATTAAATCTTGCTTCAGTTACTTTAGCTGAGTTAATTGCTTTATCAATATTTTGTAAAGCTTTTTGACCTTGACCAGGTTCTAATGACCATGCTTCTTCTAATTCTTCAGGAGTTAATGATTTGTATTCCCCAAGATTTTTAATAAACATATCAAAAGTTCCTGTTCTTAAAGCTGTAAGCACAGAACTTTGAAATCCTTGAAACTCTAAATCTTTAGCTTCTTTTGTAGTTAACCCTTCAGGATTATCTACTGCTTTAGCTACTAACATTTGTGTAGCATAATTACTCATTCTTGGATCAAAGAAATGCTTAGCATTTTTGTGCATATTGTTTAATGAATTAACAATATTGTCAGCTTGTGCTTCTTTTTCTTTTACATACTGATCATATACAGCTTTATCCTTAAATAGTCTACTAAAGTTCTTAGTACCAAACTTAAACATTTTACTAGGTCCTTCTAATAAACTTCCCATCAAGAATCCTGATCCAAATACTTCTGCTCCTTGAGCATTCATTTGTTTACCAAAACCGTCAAGTAATGCTCCAAAACCATACATAAATCCTTTTGCTGCAGGATTATTATATGTATCAGTATAATATTTTTCAGTAGCTGATGATAATGCTTCTTGTGATATCTCTTGTATACCTTCAACAATATTTTTCTTAAAGTAGTTATAGCTTAGTGACCCTAATTTTTTTGGATCTTTTAATCCTTTAAGAGAATTTTTTAAAGATATTGCTTCTTTAGAATAATATGACTTAGCAACATCATCTGCTGGGTTAAATACAATTTGAAATTCTTTTCCAACTTCACCAACAACTTTTCCAAAATTAAATCTTGGGACACCTTTTAAAAAACCAGCTCTTGTGATAGAAGGAAAAGCAATTTTGTTTGAATAAAATACTAAACCTGAGTTCCACATAGTATTAGCAAAGCCCGCTTTCTTAGCTTGCATCATCATCTTTTTTTGTTCTTCTGCTGATGGAGCTTGACCAAATTTAGAATAATGGTCATTGTAAAGTTTATTATAAATATTTTGTTCAGAAAAACCACCTTCTAGTCTACCTTCAGATAAAGCCATGTTGATACCCATGATATCATGCCAAAATGCACCAGCTGTTCTTGCTGTCTTAGCTAATCTACCTATGTCATCAACTTGGTTTAATGTTTTTAATGCATCATATGTGTTTTCTAATGGATTTATAAACTTAGCTGTTCCCTTTGCTGCAGATACAAAAAAGTTCTTAGCATTATTTATATTTTTTAATTCACTTATAGCTGTATTAATCTTACCAATATTTTTAACTGATTGATAAAGTGCACTAGGAATTTTACCAAATGCTTTAATACCTTCTACAGCACCACCAATAATAGAACCAGGAGCAGCACCAGCACCACCACCACCTACTGCACCAACAGCAGCTCCAATCATCATACCTTCTGCTACACCTTCTAGTAATATACCTGCAGAATAAGAAACTGAGTTAAATAAGTTTGTTGTAAATCCACCTAAACCACCTTTACTAGAGTAACCTAATGCATTATAATATTCATAATCTTTTGCTTCTTGTGTACTAGCACCAAGATTACCAGAACCTAATGCACTAGCATAAGAGTTTATAGGAGACATAAAACCAAGACCAACCATTGGTAGAGCTGCATTTACAGCCCATCTTTTCATATCATCAAAAGTATTTGTCTGTTGATTATATACAGCCTCATTATCTATATGTGGATCAAAACCTATTTTATTATAAGTATCTTGACCATAAGCTTTGTATCTTGCTTTAAAAGTAGGACCGGATGGACTATTATCATAAGCATACACACTACCATATTCATTCTTATCATGGAAAGCTGCATCACTTGCTGTAATTGAATTAGAAAGAGCTTCAATACGGCTTCTACCACTACTAGTATTTTTAGCTGGTGTATTAGGGGTTATACCAGACATTGTTTGTCTAGTGTCAATAATTTTATTTGTATTAGACAAAGTGTTGACATCTAAATCAACCAGGTTTGGAACAATCTTATTACTTGCCATTATTATAATGTTTTAAATCCTGAATTTTTAGGAGCTTTACCAAATTTACTATTAAAAGACTTAACAGCTTTTTCATTATTAGCACTATGAAACTTTTTGTATTCATCATCAAGTATTTCATTTGCTTCAGCAAATTTACCCATGATTTCATTAAGTTTGATATCTATCTGTTTTCCAAAAGGTTGTGCAATACTTGATTCTTTTATTTCATAATATTCACCATTTTCTTCAACACCTCTTAAAGTTGTAGTATAACGGTAATTACCTGTAACATTATCTTTATCTAAAATTACTGAATGTCCATGAACTGGATCTACATATTGTATTTTTTTACCTGTATTTAATATGGCTTCTGTGGGAGTAACTTTATTAGATTGAAACAAACTGTTTTTCCAACTACTGCTTGGAGCAATATATGTAATACCATTTGTTTTCAAATCTTCTATTACTTGTGCATCTGCTTTTGGATCAAAGTACTTTTCAATAATTTCATTAGGTATGTTTTTAAGTTTCATTGCACCTAAATCAGAATTTTCACCAGCAATCTGAGCTTGTATTAGTTTAAATACAGTAGGATTATTTTTTTGATTTTTATTTCTAGATAAATTAGATAAATCAAACAACATGTTTTTTAACTTGTTATTTAAATCTACATTTACTTCATAATCAGGTTCATTAATATTACCCTTCAAAGAAACTCTATAGTTATTTTTATCTGCTTGATTGAAGTTAATTTTTCTTACATCTTCTAAAAACTGATTGAATGAAGCTAAATTATCATCTTTTCTAAATAAGTCTACATTAATTGATGTAGATACAGCTCCTGTTGATGTTACACCATTTGCTGAACTTTTTACACTAGGTAAATAAGATAATAAACCTAATTTATGATCAGGATTTTTTACAATATTTTCATAAGTATTATTCATTTCACCTAATAAATCAGAAGCAGAAAATACATCATATACTAAACCAGCTACAGTAAGACCATTCATACCTGTTTTTTGAGCTAAACCTATTGCAGTAGGAATTGCTTTTATAGCTTTACCAGCTCTTTGAAAGAATCCAGGAGGAGCCGCTTTTTTACCAGTTCTTTTTTCATAACTTGTTATTATATTATTCATCATATCTTCAAAGTCATCTGCTTCCCACACTTTACCAGTAACATATTTTTTAAGATATTGATCAATAATGGTATATCTTAACCCTTTATCTTTAATACCACTAGTTTCTAATTTAGAACTTAAAGCACTTGCAATTTTATTTTCATTTTCTTTTTTAATTTGTAAATGCACATCATAAAACATATGCATTTGATCAAGCTTATAACCAGTAATAGATGAATTCTTGTTATAAGAACGACCTGTTCCAGCATTATGTTTCAAAGCCCAAGCATCCATTCTCTTTTTATAATCAAAAATTTTAGCATTGACTGTTAAATCTCTAACCAGTTGTTGTCTTGTACCAGCATCACTGTCATATTGATTTTTGATCTTATCCCACATTTTTTGACCCCATTCACGGTTTTGACCTAATAAATAACCTAAGTCACTTGGTGAAATCTCTTTAGCATCAATACCATTTTTAATTGTATTAATCCAAGTATCAACATAACCTGTTGACAATTTGTCAATATGTTCTGTTAAAACACTTCTGTTATACTTAACAGAATTTACTGAACGATCATCTGTTAAACCACCTTCACCACCTTCACCTAATTCTAATTCTTGTGGTGATCCTTTAACAGGAATAATGTTACCTGTTTGTGGATCAATTTCTGCATAACCATTATTTAATTGCCATTCAAGAATTTTGTTTTCTTTATCAGCATTAATTTTTGCTAATGCTCTTGCATCTGCTCTTTGGTTGTTAATCTCATCCCTTCTCATGGCATTTTGATTTCTTACCGTCTCAAGCCCTAAAGCATTTATTTCATTCTTATAGATCATGTCTTTTTTAGACAAAGCATCTGATGCAGAAAGAATATCTCTTTCAGCTAAATAACTAGAATGTAATCTATCAACATTCATTCTAGCTAACTCAATGTTATCTAAGTCTAATCCTTCAACACTAGTTATATCTCCTGAACTAACAGTCATTTTACCTGTTGGATCAAGCTCATCACTTAAATCTTTGTTATGCTTGTATACAATTTCATCTACTTGAATAGCTTGTGCAATTTTTTCTAAATATGCCGGTTGTGATGGATTAACATCACCATTGCTAATTGCATTTTCAACATTATTTTTTTGATTGGTAGATGCTGTAACCGCATCTTCAGCTTCTAATTCTTTTTGTTTAGTGTAATCTTTAAGAAATAAAAATTGTTCTTTCAAGTATTCTTTTTCTGCTAATAATTCATTGTTATTATATTTAGCAGCTCTTGCTTTAGCTTCATCTTTTCTTTTTACATATGCTTCTGTTGCATATTTCTTTTGTAAAGCAGGATCATTAATATACTCAGCATAAAACAATTTTTGTAATGTAGGAACAATAAGGTCTCCGTTTTTTTGTCTAACAGTATACATACCAGATTTGTCTGGTTGAGTAATATCAACAGACAAATCATATTCTTTAGCTAAAGCTCTGTATTTTTCTAATGCATTTACATTTGGGGTATAAGATATATTTCCAAAACTTAAAACTTCAGAAGCATCTGCATTTTTAAATTCTTCTAATCTATAGTCCATATCTTTAACACCCACATCCCAATATGAAGCTCTATCATCTTTGTTTTTACTTGTAGCTAATGCAGTAGCTCTTGACCTTTCATTTTTATAATTCTTGGTAAGAGCCATATCCTTCATTAAGTTTTTATTTTCATAGATAGGTCTAAAAACTTGTTTAGCTTGTTCAACATTTTGCTCAAGAGACAAATCTAAACCAGATACTCTCTTTAATTCATAATCTAAATTTTTAAGATAACTATCTTTCATTCTGTTACTGTCATCTCTAGTAACATCTTGATAATATAATTGTCCGTATAGATTATTTAATTGTTTATAATTTGTATCATACTGATTTTGCTTTGTCTGCAAAACATTATTATAAAAATTATAATCCGGCTGAAATGGTTGAAAGTCAGGAATATAATCTGTTACACCTGTAATATATGTACTCATAGCTAATTTTTTCTATTGTAAATCTATAAAATTTTTATTTTCTCAGTAAATGTCAAAAGTTTAGAGTATAAATGGATAAGTTACATCACCATAAACAAATCCTCCTTCTTTAGCATTATGTGCATCAAAAGCACTTCTACCAGAGTTACCTCCACCTGAAGGAGCATTTTTCATCTTATCAGACACACATCTTTGAATTGTTGGTTCATCTTTATAACGCTTAGAACATTCTTCATAAAATGCTTGCTCATTATCTCCAGACATTTCAGGTTTAACTTGTTTAGCTTTAGTTTCATCAAATGTAACACGACCTCCACTTGGAGCATCAACTTGATATTGTGGATACAATTGATTTAAAGCATCTGTTTTCATCATGTTTGTTATACCTGATGTAGTTTGATTCAGTAAGTTATTTCTTAATGCTCTCTTAGTATTATCATACTGTTGATTAGAAATAGTATTCTGATCATATAATTTTTGTTGAGCAGCAGTATTTAATTGTTGTTCCTGATTTTCAACATTAGCAATATTAGTTTCAAACTGATTAGCTAAGTTTACATTAGCATTATTATATTTAGCCATTACATCAGCAGCATTTTTACTTGCCGCTCCCATAACACCAGATGCTCTAGCAGATAATGCTTGTGGTCCTGCAAACTGTGCAAGAGCTTGACTTTGTATATTAGCTTGTTCAGCATTAGCAGCTAGTTCTCTTGTTGGATCTAAGAATGTAGGTTTTGGTGTTTTTAAATCATACTTAGCAGCCCAAGGCATGTATTTCTTAGCACCCATCAAATCACCAAAAGCACCAGCTATTTTCATTTTATCTTGCAACCACATTTCAGGTTCAGTTTCTTGAGCAGCAACAGCAGGAGCTTCACCTTTTTCTTCACAAGGAGGACATGTACCATCAGCATTTTTTTCTGGAACATATTTACTTCCATCAGCTTTAATACATTCAGGACATGGATTAGCTGCCGCAGCTTCTTCTTTCTTTTCTTCAGGTAAATTTTCAAATGTACCTGTATCAACAGCAGGATAAATTGATTGCCCTAACTGTGTATTTCCTGAGTAACCTTCAACAGCAGATAATGCTTTATATTCATCACCATATTTTTGTGCCATAAATGGATTGTCTTTAGCACCACTAAGAACTTCTCTACTATTAACACCTTTTCCTAATAATTGATGCATTGCATATGTATCATCATCATTAAATTTATCATATTTACCAGCTTTTTTATCTTGTTGCATTCTAGCAATACCATGATAAGCAGCTTGTTCAATTCCTGTATCAAGACTTCTATCATCATGTATCTTAACACCTAAATTTTTTGCAATAGCTTTTTTATCTGTGAAACCTTTAGCTTTGTATTCTTTTAATTTTTTTTCTGCTTCAGCTCTATCAACACCACTCTTTACCATTTCATCAACACTCTTTAAACCTGAAGCATCATCTTTTAGATAATGAGTTTCTATACCAGCTTGTTTAATTTTATCTGCTCTTTCTTCACTGTTTAAAAAACCATCTATTAATTGTTGATCATTTGGGGTTTTCTTTTTATACTGATCTCTTATATTTGGTGATGCTACATCTCTATCTTGAAGGGCTTCACGAGTTTTTTCAAGAAATTGTTTTCTAACTTCTGATTTAGGATTAGAAAATTCTTTTCTTAAATATTTCATTTTTGTATCACTGATAGCTTTAAGATCTGATAAAGATAAATTTTCCTTTTTGCTTGGTGGTGTATATTTAGCAGGCTTACCATTCAGCATTATTTTTGGTTCTTGACCTTTATTTCTTTCTTTCCACATATAGTATTTTTTATTAGCTGTTTCAGGATCTAAACCTGTAACATCTAATGTACCATCAGCAGCTGGAGCACCTCCTGCAGGACTAGTAGAGCTAGCACCTTCATCACCTTGATATGTTCTTAAAGCACCTCCTCTAGCATACATAGGAGATTTAGATCTACCCATATAGTTTCTAGGATTAGCTCCCATAGCCATACCATATTCTGCTTCAGGTATATCTTCTTCATATGGAAAATCATAACCACCCATAGCCATACCATACTGAGCCATTTCCAATTGTTCACATGGTACACATTTCTTTTGTGATACACCTTGTACAATTACTTTTTTCATACAAGGACAGTTTTCTAAATTTTTTTTATATTTTTCTAAATAGTTTTCTGGTGTTGATTGTTTATGTGGTAAAGGTTCACCAGTTTCAGGATCAAAGTATGTTCCATGATCTTTAGGATTTATTTCTTCTATTAAATCATTATATTTTTTAATTTGATCTTTATTCAGTGGTCCTTCTCCAACTGGAATACTTTCAGTTTTACCTTTTAATTCATTATATTTTTGAACAGCTTTAAGATACTCTTGCATACCAGGTTGATTTCTATCATAATTAATATTATCAATCTTAGTTGGATCTAATTCTATACCTAATTGAGCAAAAGGTAAAGTATAACCACCCATAGACATACCGTACTGTGCAGTAGGTTGAGCAATTGGTTGTCCTTCATTCATCTCTTCAGCTTGAGCATATTGTTGAGCAAAGTCTGGATCTTGTTCTTCAGTATTTTGAAGTTCTTCTGCTTGTTTTATTTTAGCATCTATTTTACTTTCAAATTGTTTGATAGAAGGATCAACAAATGTTTCTTCAGTATATTGATTTTCTGCAGTCATAGGTTGTGCTACAGCTGGCATACCTTGAGGGAATCCTTTCTTACCTTCTTGTACTAATGCTAAAGCAGCAAGTTTAGTCTGATAATTTTTAATCATCAGCTCTGCAGTTTTTCTATCTATATGATCAGAGTCTGGATCTTGAAGAATCTTTCTGTATTTCTCAATGTCATATTGTTTAGCAAGTTCAGCAGGAGTATAACTTTTCTTACCCGACTTACCTTTACCAAACATTTGTAAGAACTCAGGTTCTTTAATGTTCATACCTCTGAAGTCACTGTATATAAAAGTGTCATCAGGTAAGTTTAATGGAACACCACCACCAGAGTGTCTTGGACCTTTGATAGTTTTGTGTTCTGGCATTCCATCACCATTGATATCACCATATACAGTTTCACCACCTTCAGCTTCAAGATTAGCTTCTTCTCTAGGAACAGCAGTAATATATTTGCTGACTCTCAGTTTTGGTTTACCAATATAAGTATTATAGTCTGCACCACCCATTGCTGGTACATCATTAGCTAAAGAACCTTGTACTTGGTATCCTGTTCTAGCTTGCGGTAGTTTTTTAATTCTTACTTTCATCTTATTAAGATTCTAAATATTCAACTTCTCCTCCGTTAGCAAGGAATGCTTCTAATTCTTCTGGTGTCATGTCTACTTCATCACCTTCAGTATAACCACCTTGTTCCATATAACCACCTGACTGACCATATGCAAATCTACCCATAGTTTCTTGACCGGTTTGATCAGGTCTAAACATACCTGTTTGTTGACCATATGCTACATAATCACCTCTATCTTTATTAGTAGATGCACCATAAAGATTATCAGAAGTAAAATTATTAGCATACATCTCAGCTTGTTTCTTATTAGCATCAATATCTGACATAATACCTGTAAACATATCAATGCCAGAATTTAATTTATTAACAAAATTCTGACCATCAAACTCTCTTTTTCTTTGTACATCTTGAGCAACTAAAGTGTCATCAGCAGGATTTCCAAAATCTTCAGAAGTAATTGTTTGACCTTTAGTTTGATTAGGATCCATTTCAACTGTTTTAACTTTTCCAGCATCAGGATTAGTTGGTACATTTTGATTCATGAATGAAGCAGAAGAACCCATTAATGTATTTGGATTTTCTTGTGGTTTCAACATACCTACTAAATTACCTGAAGTTGCAGTAGGATCAGATGCAGCAGATAATTTATTTGTAGGAGATTTAACAGCTCCTGCAATTTGGTATTTACCAAGTACACCACCATAACTAAAACCACGTTTACTTCTAATCATACTTTGCTCAAACATATCAGCTTCTTCAGCTTCTTGAGCTTCTCTTTCAGCTTCTTCCTGTGCTATGGTATCTTTTGATTTACCCTGTATAAATTGATGTAAAGTAGTTGGATACATTTCTGATAAAACCTGATTTTCTTGTTTTGTTGGTATAAATTCTTTTAAATTTTCATACTTAATAGGTTGATACTCTGGGAATTCAATACTATTTACATCTGGTAACTCACTGTTTGAAGTTTGTGCATATTGATTCATTATAAGATCTTCTAATGCAGGCATCTCAGGTAATTCTGGTACAGAAACTAATCTAGGTAAATCATAAGCTTTACCCTTTGAATCATGTGTTTTTATAACAACAGCTTCATATGGTGATGGTGAAGAATAATCAGTACCATTGTTTCTTAAATCTCTTTTTAGATCCTTCTCAGAATCATACATGTATTTTTCAGGAGACTTTTTATCAAAATCAGCTTGTCTTCTAGTTTGTTCAACACCTCTTTCAAATTCTCTACCTAGTTGTCTTTCACCTCTTTTTATTTGTCTTTTTGCTTTAGCTGGTAAACTATCCCATAATTCTTCAGACATACCATGTTTTTGATCTTTGGCAACAGCTTTTTCATAAGCAGCTTTAATCTCTTGTCCAGGTGTATTTGGAACTTGCTTACCAGTTCCTTTACTATAATAGTCAGTCCATTCTTTTGGTCTACCTAATATACCTCTTTTATGTACAGTTCTTGCTACAGGAGTTAATCCAGATACAGGATCTTTATACAAAGCACCAGTCTTAACATCATATGGATTATTTGCAATATAATTTTCCTTTCCTAAAATTGCATCTCCTAATTTATTAATAAAACCTTTTTGAGCTTGAGGCATATCAAAACCACCATAGTTAAACATGTCAGGTTGATTCTCTCCTATATAACCACCTTGTTGAGCAACCGGTTCAAATGATCCCATCTGACTTCCTTTTTTTCTACTTGCAGCAAGTTCTTGTGCAGATTGAATTAATTCAGGATTTTTAGAATTCATCATTTTTTCATACAATGCATCTACAGCAGCTTTAGTAGAAATTTCTTTTAGCTTATCAGTAAATTGACTTTTTATTTTTGATACATCATCAGTAAGAGTATCTTTCTTATTACCTTGACCTATACTTTTAGATTCTTCAGCATCACCACCTTCTTGTTTTCTAACAAGTGCTAATACATTTTTAGTAAAGTTCTTTTTAGAACCACCATGTTTGTAATAACCCGCATCATCACCTAGCATATCCCATTCTATAGGAGTGTAATCTGCTGTATACTCACTAATATCTTTTCCAAAATCAGAAAAGTCATCAGCTTTATCTGCAGTATTTGCTACAAAATTAGAAAGTGTAGCAAGTCTATCTTCTAAACTAACATCTTCATCTTCATTAGAACTTAACTGATCATATGAAATTATTCCACCATCTTGAAATTCTGCTTCACTATTAGCAATTACATCTGGCTCTTCTTCATTAGCATAACTGTTATAATAATCCATAGCAGGATTACTTTCTTCCTCTTCTTCTGCTGGTTGTTCTTCTATTGATTGATATTCTGTTTGACCTATTTTTGATTCTTCAGCTTTGCCTTGTTCTTCTTCAGGTTGCTCTTCTTCTTCTGGAGCTTCCATCTCTTGCATAGCTTGAGTTAAAATAGGATATGCTATTTCTTTAGGTATACCTTTTGAAATCAATAACTTATAAACTTCTTCAGGTTCCATATCATTGCTCAAGGCACCAGTTACATATTGTTTTAAGGCTTCCATTTGTTTTTGAGCCATTACATTTTCACTGGTAGTTTCAGCACCCATTTGAGCTTTTTGTAAAAACTTTTTTGTCTTGTTTATATATTCACCTTGTCCATTTGGAGCTTTGTAAATTCTAACAGTTCTTCTTTCCATGTGTAAAGATTATAATTTAATATACTAAAAATAAATTTATTGTTTAAACTTTAAAAATTTAATCAACATCTTCTACAGTATACCCTTGTTTTATGTATTCTTCAATCTCATTAGGAGTAAGTTCTAAAACCATACCACCCTTTTTCATTTTACTTTTTTTGGAAGCATTTTTATTATTTAACATAACAGCAGATCCTACAGCTACTGGTGCAGCGGCCCAAGCCTTGTTAACTAATTTTCTTAGATCATCAGAAGTTACAGATTTATCTTTAAGCTGCATCATACCTCTTATATCTTTATAACCTCTAGGTACTCTTTCATTACCTAAACCTGCATGCTCTTCTTTCAACCAATTATTCCAATCATCTTTAAAAAGATTCCATTCATCAGGAGTTATTTCTTTATTTTTAGAAACACCATATTTATTATTTAAATAGTCTTTCATTCTTAAAAATCTAACTTGTTGTTCATAATCCTTGTTATGATAATTAGCATTTTTACCTGATTTAACTAAATTTAAATGTGGATAATTTTTATACTTAGGCATTGCGCTAAATGTATTTTTACTAACTGGAGATAAACCATGTTTGATTTCATGATCAAGTATATGTAAAAAGTCATGTTTAGTTTTAATATCCTTATCTGAACTATTAATTGTTATTTTAGGTTTACTTAATGTTTTACCAAAAAGTTTAGTTCCTCTTTTATGTGATCCATAGGAATTATCTGCAGTGTGTGTATCAAAATTAAATTCAGTTTGTTTAAGATTATTAACATAATCTTTTATTTCTTTTTTAATTTTTTCTGGACTTTCTCCAGTAGTAGCTTGTCTTCTTTTAATATATTCAGGATGATTTAAATACTCCAGATTTTGATTAATAACTTGATTAATTTCTGCTTCTGAAACATCAAAGCCATGTTTGCTTTTATTAGGTTTGTTTTTAATATTAAGCTTAATACCAAAATCTTTCACAGGAGTTTTTTGTAATATAAACTCATTATCTGGGTGATTAATTAAAGTATTTGGTATATATTCATTTGTTAATTCTTTAGCTGATAACTGTACAGAAGAAGGTTTTTTATTTAAATTTTTAAAATATTTAGAAGCTTTTGAAAGTTTATTACTTGTACCTAAACCTGAAAAGTTTAATAAGTTTAGTACATGTTCTGAAGCAGCATTTCCTACATTACCTAAAGTAGGATTATCATAAGCTTTTTTAGTAGCTTTATTTACATCACTTTCTTTGTCAAGATAATCTTGTATACCAAAACCTACACCAGAAGCTGTAAGAGCATTGTTTAATGTAAGTCCTGGTAATGATTTTGGAGCTTTATTAAAAACAGCTTTTGTACCAGCTTTAGTAGCTTGTACTAATGGTGACTTAACAGCTTTTGCTAATGTTGAACCCGCACCTTTTACTAAAGCACCAGCACCTTTAACACCAGCACTTGTCATACCAATAGGTAAAGTCCAAAAGTCATCTACAGGAGCAGCCATACCAGATGATCTGTTTTCCCAGTCTGCTCTTTTCTTAAAGTCATCTTTTATAAATTGAGGTAATCCAGGTTTTACTTTTTCATAATATTTACCGTCTTTAGTCTTAACCTGTATTACTGTATCTCCGTTAGCCTTAGTAATTGTATTTGTTATAGTACCATCTTTACTTCTATGTGTTTTTATATTACCACCTTCTTGTTTAACCCATGGATATTTTTCAGATTTCTTATACTCATCCATTTTTTTCTTTAAACCATATGTATCTACAAACTGAGCTACATCAAGAGGAATACCGTTTGTAGACTCACCATAACCATAAACTTCAGGATCTAAAATTCTACCGTAAAGTCTATATGGTTGATAGCCTTTTGGATATTTTGATTCTTGTTGTTCAGGTTTAGTAACTTTTGATATGTTATCAACTTTAACTATTTCTTTATTATCAGGTGTTTCTTTAATTGATGATACTTCTTTTTTTAATGTAACAGGTTGCATAGGTTTTTTATAAATAAGTATCTGGCCTTTATAATCTTTACTTACACCAACTGGTTTAATTTTTGTATTTTTTTGTAAATTAGTTGCAACTCTATTTTTTATAAAAGTATTTAAAGTACGTACAGCTTCTTTTTTATTATAATTAGGAAATGCTACACCATATGTTTTAAGTTGTTCTTCTTTTTCTTTGTTCCCATAATTATATAAATTTAAACTATCATTATACATCTTTTTTCTGTATGCATATTCTTTTGGATCAGATATTTGTATTACACCTTTCTGAGCTTGATTAAGTTCTGGTACAGATATATCTTCTACTATATAACCACCTTTTCTGTATTCTTCTATTTCATCATCTGTAAGATCCATATACATACCACCATCTTGAAAGTAGTTTACATTTGGATCAAATATTCTTTTAGAATAGTCTTTGAATAATGGGCCTATTTCCATAAGCTTATTCTTACCCATTATACTCTTAGTCTTTCTTTTCTTTCTTTGACCCCCTTTTCTCATCTGTGGATATTCATCTACATAGTCTGCTCCAGGAAAAGTGTATTCTCCTCCCGGTTGCATCATCTGTTGCTGACCTGTATTGGATATTCCTAATACTGGATAATCAACACCTTTCATAGTAATGTTTGATGAAGGTATTCTTGTAATTTCTCCAGGATGTTCCCACTGACCTCTAGGATCAGTGATCACATCTTTAGATTTCTTAGGAGCTTTAGCTTTGTTTAACTCAGCCATAGCTTGTAAAAGGGTCTTTTTATTATACATTATCTTAAAGAAATTTCATTTTTACTGTTACTAATTTTCAAAATAATATTTGTGTTACCAGATATATTTTTCTTTAAGTTAACAAAACTCAGATAATGTCTGAATTTTTTTCTTTGAAATTCTGGTTTTAAGTAATTAAGATTATTCTGATTTAACACTCTTCTAAATCCATCAGGTTCTGTAATCCATGTATTTAAATTTGGATAAGTACCTGATAGTATTGTTGTACCTGGTATGTAAGGTCCTTGTCCAGCAGGATAAGTTGATCCTATTGGAAATTCTCCTCTATCATTTGTTATATCCCAAAACTGACTAAATCTATATTTGTTTTCTTCTTTGGTATATAAAATATCAAATGAAGTTAGTGTATTAGGATTTACTCTTGGAAATTGTCTTACAAGTGGTAAATCATTTTTTGGATATATATTTAAATTTAGGTAACCAGATACTTGTTCTGAGTTATATATAACAGCCGTATCAAAGTTATAATCTAATACATGATGTGAATCTACACAATTATCTGTTTTTCTATAAGCCTCAAGAACATATTCTATAGATCTTGTAGTAGTAACTGTTTGACCTGTTACAATTGGAATATCAATTTCACATGCATAGTCAATACCATAATAGTTACAGTATTTATCACATATCCAATTATGTCTCCAACCTCCAGTACCTTTTGTAGATACAAACACATCTTTAGTAGGCATTAATAAATCTGGATGCCAGTCATGAAAACTAATCCAGAATTGATTTTTAGGGTCATAACTTACAGTCCATGAAGCATCTCTAAATAATGTTGGATCACCTAATTTAAATTGAGCAGTAGTATTATCACCAATAATAAAGTAATCACCTGTACCATCACCTTTAAGTGGTATATATCTTACAATACCTTTGAATGAATCTTTAAGTTGATAGTCTTTTTTACAAAAATATAAGATTGTATTTGTATTATCAAATACAGATTGACAGCCAATACCAGCTACTGGATTATCTACATATGGATATAATGGGAAATCAGTAAGAAGTTTGTACGGTAAGAATAGTGTGAACCACCATTTCATACCCTGCTGAGAAATTTCCTGAAGTCCTTCACCAATTGAGAATATCTTACCTGCTGCTTGAGACATATAGTATATACCTACTGGTGTAGATATTACAGATAGTCTGTTTTGAGAAGCTCCATATTCATATGGTTTATCTGCATTAGATAACTGCTGTGGTGGTTGGCTAAATAAACCTCCGTCACCTAGAGTAACTTTAGTACCTAAATCAGTTTGAAGAGTATCTACACCCTGATACATTATAGGACTATCATTCTTAAATGTAATTACAATACCTGATTTATTTATAGACTTAACACCACTAACTTGAGACTTGAATGCTTTATAGTTATTAACTAAGTAAACAAACCAACTATCTTTTACTGCTTCATCCTGTTGAGGTAATGAGTAAATTATTCTATTTGGATAATAAGTATAACATAAGTCAGCTACATTAGGATCATAGTATCTACTTTGTATAGTACCTAATGAAAAATATTGATTATATAACTTAGATACACTCAATGAGTAATCATACTGATTGGTACTATTTACACCCATTATATTTGGGTTAGTATCAAACATTGCATTGTAATCTGTAAAATTATATGGGTTATAATATTTTTTTGCAATCTCTTCAGGTTGTGTTCTAAAGTCAACTAACACTTCTGACTCAACAAAAAAATCTTTTATAGATGAAACTGCTAAATAAAAATATGAATTTTTACAAACAAAAAATCCCGGATAATTACTAGCTGTATCATTTGAATAGTTATATTTTTTTGAACCATCAACATAATCAAGATTATAAAAACTAGATGGTAAAACACCTTCACCTGGAGGAGTAGTAGGTACACCAGCAATAAGAGACACTAAATTACTAAAATCAATTGCTCCCGCTAAATCCTGTACATTATACAAACGGCTATTTAATCTAAATCTTGGATTTGGAATCATACTTCTTAAATAATAGTTATATTCAAAACCATCAGGTTGATCATATAACCAATCATAAAAGAAACACATTGAATCTTTTTCAGTATATCTGTTAATATAAGTGTCTCCACCAAACATGACAGGAGATCTAGCAATTACTCTTTTAGTTATATTTTTAGAATTACATACAACATTTGATAAATTAATTGTATAATCAGATAGCTTTTGCTCACATGTACCAATAGGTAATTGTTTAATAGAATCTAATTGACCATATTGGTTTCTTACTCTACCCCTTAAAGCACCATAGTGACTTTGAATTGGTAATGAAAAAGTTCTATCAATATTAGATGTAAAATCTGGTAAATTTGTTGGATCAGATAAATAAGGTGTAAAACCAGCTTGTAGTAATGTACCAAGTGTAGTTAAAGATTTATCCCCATCTAATAACTTAGGACCTTTGTTTTGATTATTACCTGCTTTAGTTCTAACAACAACTTTTGGTGATCTTTTTATATTGTTGATATTATAAGATTTCCATGCTCCAGTACTATCTTGATATCTTGAAACAGACTGAATATTATCTCTTAGATAAAATCCATCTTCCATTTTAAATCTTGTAGTATCAGCATTTGCATTTTTACCCATATTAGAATAAAAACCATAGGCTTTGTGTTGTAAAGCTTGTTGTTTGTAACTAGTTACTGCATATATTAAATCTAATGTTACTCTGGCACCTTCAGAAAAATAATATGCAAAATTCATTATATTATTAACAATTGCCATTGGTTTAGGTAAATATTGAGATTTAGATAATTCTGTTTCAACAACTTGTGATGTATATACAGAACCTGCATTACTTACATTTGAACTTGCTGATGTTGTATATAAATTTTCATATACACCACCTCCAACAAGAGCATCTCCTACTGAACCACCAGTACTATTATATAATCCTACTGATGTTAGTAAACTACTCATAATACCAGAAAAAGCAGCACCATAGTTTGTAGCATTTTTTACATCAGTAGTTACTTTACCACTATCATCATAAAAATCACCACCACTAAGAGGTCTAAATGTTATTTGTGCAGCCATTGCAGGACCTACACCAGTAAGTGTATTTGCACCAACACTACTTACAAAACCACCTATTTCATGATTTTTTAAAGGATTACCTTTAACTTCTGGTATTTCAATATCTTGATATCCTGGACCTTGTGTTACTAACTTTCTTTTACCAACAGATGAAATTATTATTTCAGCAAATCCAGCAAAAATCATAGCTGTAATAACAACATCAGATAATAATTTAAATTTAGGATGGTCACTTGGTATATTAAAGTTTTGTTGTGAGTAACCATTTAATTGACCGTATGTTTTAAATTCAGTAGTTGACAAAAAAGGTGTTGTCATCATAGTATCCGGTGAATGGAAACTAAAAATATCTTCTGGCACAGATTGATTATATAATGAACTTACACCAGCTTTAATATATGGATCATTATATCCAGCTACATTTGTTCCTAAAGTATTACTTAAAGGTTTAATTGTATTAAAAGGATAATTAGCATACAAACCTGTTGCACTTTGACCACCTGTTCCTGCAATTTGATAAGTTCTAAAATTATTAACCATCCCTTTAGCAACAATACTTTTGTTACCTTCTCTAGAACCCCTTAATATTTCATACCCTACAATTCCAGGTATATCATTACCATCATTATCTTTAGGTACAGTGATGTTTTCAAAATACACACCCATCAATCTAATAAAGTAATCATTAGAATTGTTCTTAGGATTTGCATTTGATCTAAAATGAGTTATTAAATCTGAGTTATTATTATTAGCAAAGTTTTCAGGAAATTTATGATGTCTTATATATTTACCACATAAATCAAACTCTTCTGGTTTCAAAGCTGTTTGCTGACCTGTCCAACAATGTGCACTTGGATTCCATATATCAGGTCTATTATCAGGATACTTTTCAGTTGATTCCCAGTATCCCATATCTCCTGTTGCTATAACAACACCTCCATCATCAGTAACAGTACCATTAATTCCTGAAACATTATCTATTGTAGCAGTATTATAAACTTCAAATACTTTATCATCTGAATATAATGTATTTTGATTACCTTGTAATGATTCATTTTCTTTTTTAGAACCAACACCAGGAACATTAAAATCTTTAGGAGGTCTTCCAGGAATATGATATGTTGAAGTTTTATCTCCTGTGTTATACACCCATCTAATGAAAAATGAATATACTTCATCTCTCATATAGTTAGTTTTATTACCACCTTTCATATAGTAATCCGCAGGATATTCTACAGAAGCCCACTTAGTTTTAATCAAGTTAGCTAAAGGTTGATAATTAAAATCAAACTTACTTCTAGGTCCTATTCTTAACAAGTAATTATTTACTTCAGCCATTTGATCTGAAGTTTCATATACTGGAGTTTGTAAAGGTAATTGTTCAAGCGGTATAGTTATGTTACCAGCATTATCAATTTGATCAATACTCATACTTGAAGTATTTGTTGAGTATATACCCATTAACTGAGCTACAGTCTGTTGGTTAACACATTTTACTATTACCAATTGAAACTCATCAAAGTTATCTTTATCAGCTTCAATATCTAATGTTAAAGAACCTTGTAAATCTTGTGGGGAATAAATAAACTGATAGTTACTTTGAGCAAAGTAATCAGTTACTTTTTGTCCTTTTATAGTATATGCAATAAGGGCAAAATATGAACCATTAGCAAGTGTTCCTCCTTGTTGTCCTCTTTTTAATTTAAGACATGGAGTTTTCATTAGTCTAGCTAATCTAATATGATCACAATCTAATTTATTTGTATTCTCACATATTGTACAGTCATTAACAACTTTACATTCTTCTACCCATTGTACATTAGGCCAAAGTATTTTACTTCCTCCTGGTCCTACATAGTAGTTTGCGTTAACTCCTTCTGATGTGATGTAAGAATAATCTGGTCCAGGCCATGTTTGTGGATCCCCAATATTTATAAATCTATCTGGATTTAATCCATCAGACCAATATACTTGCCAAGTACAATCTTCTTTTAATCTTGATACACCAGATATTAAATATCTTTTATCAAAATTTAAGCAAGCATCTATTACAATAGGTTTATAAGTACAGTTTTCTTCTTCAAATAAACCTATCTCTGCACTTACAGGTTGACCATTAAAATTATGACCAACTGTAAAAATCACCCACTTATCTGAAAATAAATATATAGTACCTATTACTAATTTTTCAGTAGCTGCAGCTGGCATAAAAGCACCAGTATTAAAACATAAGTAATTAGCAGATTCATTTGATATTGAACCTACTTTACCTGTCTTAGAGTTATTAACCATGTTGACAGCATGTGTCCACATACCGTCTGTAACATAAGAAGGATCTGAATCTTTATTCAGACCCTTTATGAAACTATCGGTTACATTTTGGGAAGTATCTTGCATATCTGCCATATTAGATCACTTTAGTATTATAATTCAATCTTGCATAATTTCCAAATGTAGGTGCTTTAAACATATCATAGTATTTAGAATACTGTGCTCTTCTGTTAGTCCACCACAATTGTTCCATCTCTTTAAAGTTTGGTGTATTAACCAAATTCAATGCATTGTTTCTTGCTGCCTTTAACTCAGGTATAATTACCTGTAATCTTTGAGCAACATCTTCACCATTTAAATATAAGTTCTCAAGAATTCTTTTCTTAAATGCATATTCATAATAATCATTCAACATAGGATGATCAGGAACCATTAAGTTACCTTCACTATCTTGTAATTCTCCTTGGTAGTTTATATATACAGTTCCATCTTCAAATGTTGTAAAAAGAAATCCATCTTTAATCCATCCTTGGTCCGGACTGTTATTATACAAATTAGGACAATCAGGATCTATGTTCTGACTGGTTTTCATTTTTAATGGAATTAAAGAAGTATATTTTCTAGTAAGACCAGAATGTACAACTTGAACTAACTCATATGACTCACCTTTACAGTTCATAAATACTCTTGGAGCTACACATGTATCACCGTAAGGATTTGCTGGATCATAAGTAGGTGTTGTATTTGTCACAGGTGTATTAAGATCACAAGCAGCCGTGTGGTTGCAAGGATTAGAATTACAAGTTCTACAGTTAACCGTTCCTACAGCACAAGAATCAACACCTCCAGGAAACTCTTTATATTTTACAGTACCATATGGTACTTCTTGTATATTAGTTCCACCCACTCTACCATCATAACCTAAGTGCTCTGTTCTATCATAACAAGACATACCAAAATTCCATACATAGAAATCATCTGGTAACTTAACTTTACCATGACATATGTCTAGTACAGCTTCTTTTGTTTGATTGATTCTAAGACCTAAGTCATAATTGATTTTTCTAGCAAGTTTAATTAACTGCTGAGGCTCAATCATGTTCTCTAAAGCAAAGCTTGATAGATCAATCTGAACATCTTCCATTAACTGGTCAAATGTTCTGTATCTGAGTGTGTAGTTGAAATCCATTATCTTAAAGTATTTTGACCGTCATCACTACCATCAACTGGCATTTGAGCAATCATTGTTAATTCTTTTAATGCATACTGTTCTATCTCTGAAAATAAATAATCAGGAAATGGAAATGCTTGGTCTTGTTTAAGCTTACACTGTTCTTCTGGCTCACATTGATATTCTGTAATATCTCCGTCAAATATAGCTTCTACTCTTACAGCATCCCAATCAATATTAGGAAAGTATAAGTAGCCATTTAAAAACCAAAAGTATTTTCTTTTATTATATTTAAATGTAGTTGACTTAGTTATAGAAATCCATGTTCCAGGATTAGTTCTGTACATAATCTCACTACCATCTATTGAAGATACAGTACGTATAATAGGACCTAGTATACCATTAAGTATTGAAGGAATTTTAGTCTTAGTTCTTTTGAAGTAACATCCAGAATATACTCCAGTACAACCTGCTTCTATCTTATCTACATCAATAAGTTCTACAAAAGGTAGTACAGAAAATATAGAACTTATCTTCATAAGTCTATATTGGTTATCTTCTCTTTTAAGTAATGCTTGACCATACTTAATAAGAGAATAATAAATTACTCTATCAGTTAAAAAAGGATCTTCTTTTACTGCTTTGAGAGTGTTTCTCATTCTTGATATTGCTTCACCAACTGTTGTCATAATTCAAATTCATTATATGTTTTTAGAGCCTTCTGAGTTTTTATTGCTTCTTTTCCTGCATAGTATAATTGTTGGTATACCTTTTTGATCTTTTTATTATTCTCTACTACTCTATACATGTTCCAGTTTTCTGGATATGCTTTAGCAACAAGTCTTTTAAAATCTCTACAGGCAATAAAACTCCAGTACTCTCTATTTTTCATTTTATGTTTTAGTGCATAACTTGTAAAGAATATCTTTGCTAACTTCCCGTCTGTAGCAAAATTATTATTTGACACTTCTACACCATATTGTTTGGATTTAGCAAAGTCAACATTTCTTTTCTTACTCTGCTGACATGTTCCTACAAAAAGCCATCCAATCTGATCTGGTAGTTGTACACCATCTCTTGTGTCTACTACTAAATTGTAAACAGCTCTATTGAAAGTTTTTGTAATATTTTTTAACATGCTGTTTTCATACTTAGCATATCTAGGATATAACTTTTTAAATTGATCAAAGAACTCTTTGTCTAAGAGGTTGAATACTTCAGGTCTATATCTTGGTGCGGATAAATCAGGTGTCTTAAACTCTCTCATAATAATATAGTAAAAATTAGTTATAATAGCAAATATAGGTATAAAACAAAACCCCTACAAGTGCAGGGGTTTGTCCGTAGTTGTAAGAATAAACCAACAAACTTCAACTAACTAATTATATTTAGTCTTTAATAAGTCTAACAGAAAATCCTGAAGTATTCCCACCATCATATAATATAGCTGATTGTGATAGATAATTTAAGTTAAAAATCCAAGTAGAGTTTGAAAGATAAGGATAACTTGTAGAACTCCAAAGATTACAATCCGTAAATTTACCAACTGAAACACCATTAAATTGAATTGCTCCACTACCAACTGCAGTAAATCCTGAACTATTTGTTGCATTTGTATTTGGACTAGCCCAATGAGTTGTACCTGTTTCTTTTAATTTACCTCCAGCAACTGTACCACCTCCTAAATAATTTATTAAAGTTACAAACTCATCATAAGTTGGTATATGATATCCTGCAGGTGCAATACCTCTTGGATCACTTATAGCATACCCGTTATACAATTTTCCATAACTACAGTTATTTGCAGGATCATTATCATAATATTTCCATGCACCTGTAGTTAAACTAGCCCATTCTATTGGATCTTGTACTTGAGGAATTGGATCTCCATTTTGGTATGTAGTTACATCTAAGTTACAACTTGTCCATGTTTGAGTACCAATAACTATGTCTATACATAAAGCTGGACCTTTTACAAGTCTTACAGAGTGACCCCAATTTTTTGTATAGTAACCTCTGAATAAAGTAGGATCTGTATAATATACATCATAACTACCGGCCTCATTACTACTAATTTCTGTAGAAGTCCACCAACGAGTAGTATCACCAATACCTTCAAAAGTTCCTGCATCATTCAAAACACCAGCAGGAAGTGCTGTAAATCCCGAACTGTTAGTAGCATTATTAGGAGATAACCAATGTGTAGTACCTGCCTCTTTCATGGCAGCACCAGCTACAAGATCACCTCCTAAGTAATCAGATAATGTAGCAACTTCACAATCTGTAGGTATATGATATCCAACAGGTGCTAGTCCTCTAGGATCATTTACTGCATACCAGTTGTAAAGTTTACCATACAGTGGTTCTGTAGAAGGATCATTGTTATAGTAACACCACGCACCTGTTGTAAGATTGCTCCATTCAATAGGATCAGTTACTTCTGGTATTGAGTCTCCATTACTATAAGTAGTAACAGCCAAGTTACATCCTGTCCATATTTGAGATCCAATTGTAACATCAGAACATGTAACAGGTAAAGGTTCTCCTTTTACAAGTCTAACAGACATTCCTTTGTCTTTACTAATACTAGATGTTGTATAAGCTTGATTTGTTGAATATGCTAAATGCATAAATGAACTTGCAGATGCATTGGTTTCTGTAGAACTCCACCAGTAACCATAATACCCAAGATCTTCAAAATTACTACCAGAACGTCTACCACCAGGTAGTGCTGTAAAAAAACTTGAATTAGTTGGAGAAATTATATTAGCTTTTTGCCAATATAAAGCATTTACATCTGTAGCACAAGTTCTTTCTAATGAACCTCTTTCTTTTAATGCTAAACCTGCAGTTGTATTCCCACCTACTGTATCAACTAAAGTTTGCCATTCAGTATGTGTAGGTATATGGTATCCTTCTGGAGCTAAACCTCTGGGGTCATTCACTGCATACCAGTTGTATAACTTACCAAATGCAGGTTCTGTATCTGGATTATTGTCATAATAACACCATGCTCCAGTAGTCAATGCAGCCCATTCAACAGGATCTTCAACATGAGGAATTGGATCACCGTTTCTATATGTTGTTACACTTAAATTACATTGAGTCCAAGTTTGATCACCAATAACAATATCTCCTGAACATTTTGGTGGATTTACAAATGGTGTAAAAGGATGACCTGCCAAAGCAGACATAACTTTTTTAAGTTGTTGTAACATGTCACCCAATGCTGCTCTATGTTCTAAATAATGATTATAATCAGGTTCTTGATAATCTGTATAATCTACTGTATATGTAACCGTATTATCAGGTGCTAAAGGATAACCCATTAAATTTACTGTATATGTATGAATACCTGTAAGCTTTTCTGGTGAACCATTTGTTATAAATGAATTTTGAATTTGCTGTTTTTTTATTTGAAAGGCAATTCTTTTTGCCATGAACCCATCATTTTCATTATAGAATAAATCACATATAGCATTATAATTACTAAGTGGATTGCATTTTTCATTATATAAACCTTCAGGTATTATAAAAACACCATTCTTATAATAAGAAGGTTCACGATAAAATGCTACAGATGCTAAAAAATGTTCATTTACTGCTTTTAACCATGCATCATGAGTTGCTCTAGATATCGTAAATATATCACTGTCATATCCCATAAATGGTGCTGTTGTATTTTCTGTACAAGTATTACCAACAGCACCAAGTAAATTACAATAATCATCCATATCAAAATTACATACTCTTGATATTTGATTATTCCAAATTTCAAAATTTCTTATAAACCCCATCTTTAAACTGTATATTTTAATTCATACTTATATCTGTGAAACAGTGCATAATCATTAGCCCAAACAAAAGGTACAGTAGCTAATACAAGCTCATTAAATGCTTTTAACCAAGCCTGTGTTCTATCTTTGTTAGGAGTATTTATTTCATCAATTACATCAGCTAAAACACTACTCCAACTATTTGTAGTTGGATCCCATGCATGACTAGTAAGGTAAGTTGGATCAAGTGGATCAATACCCCATTTTATAAGTTGACCCGGTTGTCCTGTTGGTGGTATTTCTCCAAATTGTACTGCATCTAACCAAACAAATTTTACACCTGTATTAAGATTTATCATTGGAAATATTTCAGCTAATGTTTTATTATTTAAAGTAGGCCATTTTATTTCAGACCAAACTCTAAATGAACATTCAGGACAACCACTTAAATAATTATAATTTTCTAAACCTCCTTTATATAATATTAACTGATCTGCAATATTACCAGGATCCCATTGTGTAAAGTTTAATGAAGTATTTAAATATTCTGTACCATATTGCTCATTAATTAAATTTTCATTTAAAGATTTAAAGTATTCATCTCTATTTCTTCTATAGGATGTTGAAGCAACTGAGTAAGATTCAAAACATTCTACACAACATATATTTTTTAGTTCTGTACATGTTGGCATATATCGTGGATCATTCATAAAATCCATAGGTATGACTGCAAATTGTGTATCACCATAAAGAGTATTAACCAATCTACCCCCTAAATAAGGTTGTGTTTCTTGAGGTGGATCAATTATCATTGAATAGCAATCTGATGTATATACAAAGTGAACTGTTTCTTTACAACCTTTACTATCTGTAACAGTAAGTTTAATATTACTTACTTTAATGTTTTTATCAATGTCTCCTGTTCTAATAGAATTTGCTGCAATACAAGTTAAATTTAAAGTAGGTAATGTTGTAGAACCAGAAATAAAATGACCAACAAATTCTCCTTGAGCAATCTCCCATTGATATGTATACGGTCCTTCACCATTTGTAATTTCTGAAGTTAATGAAGGTAAATTGTTTTCATCAGTGTTTGCAATAATATTTACAGTTAATTGACAATGTCTACATATTACATCAAGTATATTTTGTAAAGCATTTTCTAAATTTTCAAAATTATTAACTACACTGAAAGTAGTACCACAATATATAATATCTCCAGCTGTATATTGTATACATGTTGCATCAAGTATTTCAGAACAGTTATATGATTCTGTACATACTGTAGGATCAGAACATATTGTGTATGATTTTGGTGTATAGTTTAAAATTACTTTCTTATTACTACCACCACAATTTTTACAAACAGCCATAGTTATACTAAATTAGTAAGTGTATAAAATATTGTTTTTTTAGAACCATTTGCATCAGTAACATCCAATCTTATATGAGACATATATACAGCCCCTGTAGCACCACTTATACCACCTACTTGTAAAGAATTACCAGATATAGGTGAAAGATATAAATTTGCTGAAGTATACTCATTATTTTGCACTTCATGTCCCACAAACAAACCTTGAGCTATTGACCATAAGTATTGATAAGGACCTTGTCCACCTGTAACTATTGCACTTAATGTATACTCATTATTATCAATTGTAATATTTAAAGCATCATTATTTACAGAACAAGCTTTAGTAACTAAATTTTGTAATGCTTGTTCTATAGATGTATTATTAGCAATAATAGTCTGTGTACCACATTTTAAATCGTTACCTGTGTATGTAACACATGCTGAATCAAAACTTCCATCCTCACATTTTTGTGGTTCTGGGCATCCTGTTGGATCTAAGCAAGGCGCAACAGGAATTGCATTATCACATCCACATTTTTTACATTTCTTTTCCATAATCTTATCTTAGTCTAGTTATTGCAAATCTGATACTATCTCCTGATTGATAAACAGTACCATTATAGTTACGGTCTGAAAAATTAAATATACCTAGTCTAACAACTGTACTACTACTAACTGAAATTGTAGCAGTAGCTGATAATGATACCGTAGTATGAACACCAGGGATAGTTAAAGGTGTGCTACCAGCAGCTAATGTCATAGGGCCTTGTAAAGATTGAGAATTTCCTGTAAATACATCATTACTGTTTGATAGAATACCTAAATGAAAAGAACCTATACCAGATGTTTGCCAAATAGGAGGTGTAGCATTAGCTGATTTAAGTTGTAAAGTACCTGTTATTTGATAAGTTCCTGGTTTAGTAATTAATACTTCACCATCAACATTATCAAATGTACCAAAAGGTAAAGTTGTTACAGTAGTAACATAAGCTCCAGCTGATGTAGTATTATTTGTAGCCACATTGTTAAGACTGACAAAATTATATTTATTAATAATCCTCATAGCTGAACCAACCATGACACCAGGACCTGGTGTTTGTATTGGTAAATTACCACATTCAGGTTGACTTGTACTATTAATAGCAACAATTGCTACAAAAGTATCAAGACCATAAAGTGTTTCAACAGTGTAAGTTGTATCACCTGCACCTGGACCAGCTGTAGAAGTTACATTAGTAATATTATTTGTATTAGTAGATTTAGTAACAATTGCTTCTTTACCTGTAACAGTATAAATTGTATTATTAGGATTTGATGTATTTTCAGCTACAGTGATATTATCACCAGCTACAACAGTAGTATTTTTTGATGTTGCATTTACAGTATATGCTGTATTTCCAGCAACTTCATTTGATGTTACAGTAACATTAGTACCTGCAACAACTGATGATCCTTTTGCAGATACTGCAAATTGTAATTCAGGTCCGCATGCACTAACATTAGTAGTTGGAGTAACTGTTACATTAGTGTTACCTGCTACAACTTTATATGTTTTATAAGCATCTCTTAAATCTTTTACTGTTAACCACAAGTCTGTAAAACTTTGACTTAAATTATCAGGAGTAGGAAACCAATCTGTTGCAAACTTTTGTTCTAATGTTTGGGAACAATTTGATAAAGCTACTTCAGAACCAACTATTGGTTGAGATAAATAGGCTTGTGTTATTTCTGAAGGTTGTCCTGTGGAAGAGAGTAATGCGCAGTATCCGTGAACATCATCATTTACAAGTGCTTCAAGTATTACATCTAATTGATATGAAATATTTTGTTCAACACTGCTATCAGCCAATGTACAATCTGGTGCAAATGACGGTAATATATAAGGTGGTGTAGGAGGAACGGATTCCAATATAAATACTCTTGTAGTTAAATTAGTAATTGAATTATTAATTGTAACAATATCTGTTAATATAGAACATATTTTATTACTAATTACTTGAATATAATCTAACAACTTCATTGTTGTTTGACCACCTGATTGTAAACATTCAGCAACTGGTACAACACAGTCAGTAGGGCATGTTGTATTATCACGTCTTGTTACATTTCTACTTGTTGTACTAGTAGATATATTATTTAATTCACAAATCTTATTAACTAATAATTGTAATAGTTCATTAAGATTTGTTGGATCACCTGTTGTAATTTCTAAACAAGATAAATCCAATGTAGAAATATTAACCGCATCTACAATAGTGCATAACTCTGTAGCTAATGCATATATCACATCAGTAATACTGTCTCCTGTGCATAGTTTTATACACGGGATATTTGGACCTTGCCAAATAACACAGTTACTTGATATTGGACTACAAGAGTTATTATCTAAATTAAGTGGTTTCATATATATATAATATAGTAATAATATTTTTTAAATGCAATTTATTAATCTAAGCAAAGGTTTATTATTCATATAAACTAGTTACTGATGAAACTATCATAAAAGTATCAGTAGCAACTCTACCTAAACTATCAACAGCTGTTATTTTAGCTAATGAGATGTATATCACTCCACCACCAACTCTTGATATTGTTGTTGAAGCACTTGCATCATATTCATATGATATACTTGGTACAAAAGTGAATGATATAAAATTATGCATTGCAGAGTTTGTAGCCCAATCCCACTCGTATGTAACAGTCCCAACAGCACCAGTAGTTGTTGCTACTAACTCATCATCATTAAAAGTTTTTGATATGCTAACAGAAAATGGTGGTGGGGGAGTGTAGGGAGGTGAAGGTGGTGATGCACAATCACCACATTCAATTTGTATACAACCACCATCATCTATAATTTCTAAACTGCTTGATGATATACCTTTTAATGATAATACTCCTGTGGTAGGATTCCACTCATTAATTAATGATGCTGACACAGTTCCTGCTTCACTTTGAGAAATGATTGTATTCAAATCTTCAGCAAAACCAGCAGCTGTTAAATTTAATATTCCTGTAGCAGGATTAACAGATCTATTTAATACACCATAGTAACCATATTGTGATAATATATATTGTGTATTTTTATAAGGATTACTACCCGGACCAGTAGTAACAGAAGCAAAGTTTACATAGTTTGTATAATTTGAACCTAAATCTGTTTGCAAACTTGTTAAAGATACATCTTTATTATTTAATACAGCCCATTGATTTAGTAGAGAATTAGCAGAAGTAGAACTATAATCAAAAGCTGGATATATTACACCTTTAAAAAAAGTTAATAATGATAATTCATTTTGTAAAGTTGTAAGATCTGATTGAAAATCTGCTGTTGGTTGTCCTACTAATGTAGGAACTCCATTACTTTGGTGATACCATTCATCAGCTTCATTAATAAATGATACAAGTAAAATTGAATCTGATATTGTCCATGCTGACGTTCCCCAATTTGCAGGTGGTGTTGTTGCGGCACCATTAGAATCAATAAAGCTATTGTTTACAGAACCTATACCTATAAATAGATCATGTAAATTATAATCTTTTATTATTTCAATGTGTCTTACATACCTCTCAGCATATTGATTTGTATCACCATATAAACCTGTAGAAAAAATATATAAATTTCCTGAATATGCAGGGTTATCTATTTTATATTGATTATGCCAAGCAGTTATAGATTGTGCTAATATTTCTACATTTTGTGTTGCTGTAGTAGATGGTACATCATTCCATCCTGCATAGGGACCTGATGTACCATCTACTACAGCCCAAACATCTGTATTAGATGCTAATGTATCTTCACAAGAATTTGTTATATCAACTAATCCTTTTGGTCCAATAGGACCTGGTACTCCCGGAGGTCCTGGGATTCCAGGATTACCTTTAACACCTTGTGGTCCTTGAGGTCCTATCGGACCAGTTGGACCAGTTAAACCAGTTGGACCTGGTGCACCTTTTGGACCAACTAAACCTTGAGGACCTTGAGGACCTGTTGACCCTGTAATACCTCTTTTACCAGGAATACCTCTTGGACCAGGTGCTTTTGATATAGCACAAATTTTATCAATTAATGTTTGTATTAAATCATGTGTTGTTTGTGGTTGTTTACTTAATGATAAACATGTAGTATCATATGATGTAGCATTTAATGAATCAAGCAAACTACATAGTTCATTTGCTAAAGCTGCTACTGCATCTGATACACTATCACCTTTACATAATTTAATACATGGCATATCAGGTCCTTCCCAAACAACACAGTTTGAAGATACCGGTGAACAATTTTGATTATCTAAATTTAATGGTTTCATAAAAAAATTTATTTAATTATTACAAGTTGAACAGTTACAGTTTGAAGAACAATTACAACTTAATGAACTGCTACATATGTAATTTGTGTCATTTAAGGCTTGTATATCAATTACTTCTTTTTTAACTAATGTTTTATCATCATCCTCAGGACAACAATTACTGATTCCATATCTTAATTGTAATACTTGTTTATATAATATCTCTGCGGTTTGACAAGTTATTCTTTCAAATTTATCAGGATCGCAACTTGGAGTTGTATAACCTGGTCTTACCATTCTACCTGTTAAAGCAGCAGGACAAACTTTTAAACCTGTACTAGGATTATCAACACACTCACCAGATTCAGTAATTTCAAAATTTTCTCTAGTTATAAACACCCATCTATTAATACATATTTTAGGACTTGATTCTCCTACTTCTAAAACAATAATTTGTTCTTCACCAGAACAATCTAAGTAACCAGCTCTAACTTCTCCATCTGTAATATTTCTTAATTTAGTACAAGTACATCCTGTAACTGTTAAACAAATTTCACAATCTTCATATTGTTTTATTACAGATACTTCTATAGCATTCTGATAATCTGGAGTAGGAGATGTAAAGGCTGTCCAACAACCAGGTTGTCCTGCTAATTTCAAAGCATTGGTTCCATAAGAAGTCATGTCTGTAAATGTTGTAATAGGCTCTAAATCACCTTCACAAGGATACAATATAAAATAAGCTCTTGAACATTGATCACATGAATCATACACATTTTCAATTACAAACTCTTGTGTTTGTGGTGGCTTATAATCTATTTGGTCAACATACCAACAATCTCCACAATCTAAAGAAACAATCTTACCAACATAAATAGATAAGTCTTCTTCAGAAAATTTTTGTAATAAATCATTCTCACAATTAGTAAGAACATATGCTACAACAGGTAAACATGTTTCACAACTATCATAGGATATGCTAACACTTACATCTTCTAAACATGTACATTCTACAGCTATATCTACACTCCAACAACCATCTAATTCATTTAATGTTACTGTTTTATTTCCTGCATACGCATCAAACAAAGATTGATTATTAGAATAAATTATTTGATTTGTTGAACAATTTGTTAATTCATAACATGTAATTAAACAATCTGTATCTGATGTACACTCATAAGAAAGTGTTTTTATAACAGGTGTTGTACTAGATGTAATATAAGGTTTACTAAATGCACATATTTTAGCAGGTAATGAAACTGTTGTTTCAACACCTGTACTATTAAGATATGAAACAATACCTAAACCACTTACAGTAATACAACTACCATAACATGGGTCACATCTTGTACCATCATAAACAATGTTATTATTTATATTAGATCCTAAAGGCGGTGTTCCTAGAAATACTTTTACAGTAAAACAACCTAAAAACTCATAAGTTACATTATCAGTTACTTCAATATTTTCATCTATATGATTTGCAAATACTGCACTAGTTGTAAAAGTAATAAGTTGATCAGAATTAAAACATGGATATAATATATACCACTGATTACTCTGAACAATATATGTAGGAATTAAAATTTCAAATTGACAGGACTGGCCAGCAAATGTAAAATTAAATAGTGCAGTTGAATCACTTGTTGATACTTGACCTGTTATACTAAAAACAATTGTTCCTCCTGTACCATTAGATAAAACTCCAGGAACTAATGTAGCTGTTAAACCTGTTGCATTAGTTGAATTAACAGTTTGAGTTGCATAAGCAGCACCATTACCTCCTGTATAACTAATTGTAACAGTTCCTGTAACAGGTGTATTTGGAGTTACAGGATTCGGTAAAACATCAACTACTGCATTAGCACAGTCTAATGACGTAACTGATGGTGTAGGCGGAGGAGGTGGTGTTGGAGGAGCCATTTGTAATGTAACAGGACAAATAGGAATTACACCAAATTGATCAAATGCAAGATTAAAAACAGGAGCAACACTATCAAGAGATACCTGACCTGTTACATTATATACAAGTTCACCAAAATCACCTAAACAAGTAGGACAAGGTCCTGGAGTAGGTGACATACCTGGTACTAAAGTTGCTGTTAATCCTGTATTACCCGTTGATAAAACTGGTGTAACCATATTATAACCCGCTGGATCAGGATAAGGTAAAGGACCAATACTACCAGCTTGCCAAGGAATAACTATAGTTCCCGTAATAGGTGTATTTGCAACTATAGGATATGGGGTAAGATTAATTACTTGTTGATTACAGTAAAATTCAGGTTGTCTAATTGCCATTTTTTAATTATTTATTTGCTGTATACCTGTCAGCTCCCCAAACATTTTTGTTTACTGTTGGTGCTGTAGGAACAACTGGTTTCTTATCTTGTAATCCTTTTTCATAAAAGGACAAACAACTTGAACAACATGATGTTCCATCACTTGCTCTTCTCTTTTGACATCCGCAAGACATTCTTGCTCCACAGTTACTACAATTCATATTGTTGGTTTTTTAAAGTTTAACAATTATTACATTCAAATTTATTCAAAAGTTTTAATGCATAGTTATATAATGTCATACCTTTTTGTGGTTCATGGCAAAATTCTACTTTTGATTTAGCAGATTCAAGATACATTTTAATTAATCTCAGCTTTTCTAATTTTTCTTTTACTTTAGCTGGTGGATCACAATCTGCAAGATCTACTGTGCATAATACTTTGTAATATTTATTTAGGGCTTGAGAAATTCTTAAATAATTATATTCTGCAAATACTAAATTATTTGGCGACACACTATATTTAATTGCATAAATTCCATCAGGTATATTTGCTAATTGTGTACCACATCCAGATGTTTGTAATTCTAAATCACATGCTGTTAAATTAATACTTCCTCCTTCAACAAAAGCTAACATTTTATCTCCTACAATTTCAACAGAGTGACTGAATCCAGGAACTGTAATTGTTAGTGTAGGACATATAATGGGAATATTTGGAGATGTAGTTTGATATACACTTGTATCAAAAATCTTCATTACACAGGTATTTGCTACCGTAGGGATATCTAAACTTAATATATGATTTGCCATAGTTCCTTAAAATAAAAAAGGAGAGAAGAGTTTGAAACTCTCACTCTCCTTTAAAGTTATTATTTTTTCCTATTAGATTATTGCAGGAATTTTAACAACTGGTGTACAGTTTGAACCACATTCAAATGTTTCTAAACCACCACAGTTATTTCCACAAGCATTTAACCATGCATTAACAAAAGTTGTAAATGCTTGTCCTTGTGCACCATCTGTTGGGTTAACAGTTTTGGCAACAATAATTTCTAATAAATATTGATCATTATCAAAAGTACTAGATGCATTATTGAAACGTGGAACATGGTGTTGAATATAGAATCTGTTGTAAGATTCATTTCTATCAATAATTTCCAACATTTGATTTCCTTGAGTAATCTCACGGATACGGAAATCAGAATGGAAGAAGTTTTGTCTATATCTTTCTGAAAGAATTACATCTCTCAATACAGTTTCACCTAAACCATTAGCTTGTCTTCCTTGACACTCAGTAATTACACAAAGACCTTCAAATGCACATGGATCACCATTTAAGTCAACTTCAGAAGCGTATAATCTTACCGGCTCTTTTTCATAGAAGTCAGAAACTTGGAATGTACAATCACCAAATTTAGTATCTACATAAGCACCAAATAATGTCATACCTGCATATTTACCAGCAACGTGAGCTGTAGCAACATATTTATCCCAAGTACCACCAATAGTATAACCTGCAGGAGCTGTAATACCTGTTAAATCAGTTCCTGGTTTGTACCATAATTTGTTATCTTCAGATGAAACAACTGGGTAAACAAATGGAGAAATTAATGGAGAATCAACAATTTGTTGAGCCCATTTAATGTAAACTTCAGTAGCATTTACAGCAGTTGGTACAATTGCATTAGGATCACAACATCCTGTGTAAGCAGTTAATGTTAAATAAGCATTGTGATTTAAAAATCTTAAAGCAGGAGAACCTTTGATATCTAAACGTAAGTTATAAGTTTCACCACATAAGAAATCTTTTTGACATCCTTTTTTAGCACCAGCTGTAGCAACAGTTAATGTTGGTTGTGTAATAACACCATTAGCTTGTAATTGACCAGCAACAGCAGTTAAAGTATTACCAGCTACATAACCAGTACCACCATTAACAATTTCTACTACAGTAACAACACCACCTGCAACAGTTAATTTAGCAATGAAACCTGATCCAGCACCACCAGAAAAAGCAACTTCATTATAAACACCATTAACTATGTTTGCACCAGCATTATTGATTGTAAGTGTTAACACTTGATCATCAGTAAATGGAGTGTATCCTACATGAATAACATTTTGAGATGGATCACATTTTGGAGCAAAATAAAATTTGCTTACATATTTAGGGTTAATTTCTTTAGATTTATTAGACTCTAAATATCCACCATGGAAAGGACCAATTTTATCTTTTTTAAATAAAGAACCAGAAGCCAAAATTAATGGGCAACATCCGTTTCCAGAAAAAGTAGTTGGTTGAACTTTCCAATCTTTAGGATTAACGAAAGCATACTGACCAGCTGCTAAAATGTTTCCTGTTGTTCCTAATACTCCTTGATTTAAGGCAGTATATCCTTGTCCTATTGGAGCAAGAGCATTTACACCTACAAAGGATTTTTGAAATGCATGACTAAAATAACTCATTGTTTTTTGTTTTAATTAATAAATAACACTATTTATAATATAGTAAAAGATTTTATAAATTCAAAATTATTTCAAGAAAAGTAATTTATATTTAGCTGAATTCATAGTAGACTTGATTGTATCAAGATCATTTACAATTTCAGAGTATGGCATTTTGTCTTGTAACTTGCATACCATATCACACATATCTTTTAAATAATCTACAGCATCAGTAACTGAATCAAGTTTTCTTGGAGCCACATCTGTATAGCTTAATAGCTTTTCAGTAGCACCTTGGAAACCTTCTGCTAAATCATCAGCATGTCCTGGTAATGCATCATACAGTTCATTAAGTGCTTTGTGTGCAGCATACGATCCTGTACCTGTAATTTTTAAATGTAACTTATGAAAGCTTTGAGCAGCATTCATTAATTCAGTTACACAAGCTGACGTAAGAGATTCTACATTCCCACCAGCCGGAGCTGCAGCATAACTTGCATTTGCTTTGGTAGCCTCCGGTCTTTTTAACATTCTATTCATAATTATTAGTTGTTTCTTTCAGATGACTGAGAATTTCTAGAGTATTGATTTGTTGATTCAATATCTCCTGCTAAAATTGCTACAGCATCATCAATTATTAGTTCCACAATATCATCTTTGAATTCACATATTATATCAGCAGTTGAAGCAGCTCCTGTATAAGGATCTGAACAATTTAAAAACTCAACTCTTACAGGTTGTCTGTAATAAGTAAGTGATGCATTAGGTATATCAAATTTATCATTAGTGTAAATCTTTACACCATTATTCATTAGAGTAGCAAATGTTTCAGCCCATTCAAAACTAGGCTCTTTAGCTTTATCTCTTAAAAGTAAAGCTAAGTCATCTTCTTCTGCTAAGTATACTATCATCTTTCTTTTATCACAGCATTCTTTATTAGCATATGCATCCACTCTCTTCCACTGTAAATAGTTTGTAGGTAAAGATGCTTCATAGTATAGATCTCTTTTTCCTAAAGTAAGGTTTTGAGATACTAGTAATTTTTGAAGATCATCTTTTCTTCTGTTACTAGCTTCATCTCCTTCTTTAAGAACATTAAGTCCGTGCAGCTGTCTTCTCACCCATTCTACCTGAGCTTTATTAAATGCCTCAACTATTTGCCAACATTGTATGTTGTCATAGTCTTGGCTATCTAATTTATTGAGACGTTGTTTTACTTTTATTTCAATAGTACTATTTAACATAACTAATCATTTAATCTTCTTCTATCACGGTTAGCATATTTAATTGCACCAGCAGCAGCAACAGTACCAACAACAGCAGCTTGTTTAATTCTTTTTTTCTTTTGAGGTGACATTGGTTCTTTAGCTGGTTTTGCTTTAGTACTAGTAGTCACTTTAGTTTTAGTAGAAGAAGTTTCATCTAATGATGGCCATTCTTTTACTTTTTTACCTGTTTTTGATGCAGATACACTTTCTTGATAACCTTTTTTAGCAGCTGATAAAGTACTACCAACTATTTTTTTCCCAGTTGAAAATGCTTTACCAACAGATTTTACACCTTTAATAATAGCTCCTAACTGAGCTTTTGGAAGTTCTTTTTTCTTTGCCATAATTATCTCTTTTTAGCGATTGCTTTAAAAGTCTTAGCTAACTGCTTAGCTTTACCTGTACAACCAGGTTTAGTTATAGGGGTACATTTGCCTTTTGTACCCCTTTTCTTAATATCAGCTGTAGCTTTCTGTATCCAATTCTTATCTTTTTTCTCAGCCATTATTTTTTCTTTTTTTTCATCATACCCTTTCCTACAGTATATGCGGTACCTGCAGCAGTAGCACCAATTACAGCTTTTTTAACAGCTCTTTCTGGTTTTTCATTATAATATTTAGCCCAATCTTCTGATTTTTTTAAATGTGATGTTTCTTTAGCAAACTTTTCTGCTCTAGCAGCTTTTACACCAGTTTTTGCAACTTTAGCACCGGTACTAATACCTTTACCTATTGCTTTAACAATTGCTCCTAATTGAGCTTTTGGTTTTGTAGTTTTTGTTTTCATATTAACACTTTTTCTTAGTAACACCACCCATTTTCTTTTTGCTCATTTTAGCACCAGCTATTCTATCTGCTGCAGTAGCTTTAGGATTTTTATCTACACCAGCTTTAACAGATAGCATACCAAAAGTAGAACCACCTTTTTTAAAACTTGGTCTTTCAGATACACATCCACCAGTAGCAGATCTAACAGTACCTGGAGGGCAAGAATGTTTAACAGCAGTTACTTTAGAACCACCTTTCTTCATAGAATCCATTCCTTGTTTGTTTGGTCCTGTAGAACCAGCATTAGGAATTCCAAATATTTGTCCTTTTGGTGTAGCAGAACCAACTGTAGTTTTCATTGTAGAACCACCAGTCTTATACTTCATACCACCACATTTCATACACTTTGCCATAATATATATTTTTTAACAGTTCCATTTTCTTAAAGAAAGAGCCTTTCTTGTTGGTCTTCCTTTTTCATCTTTCATTGGTCCAGGCATTCCTGACATTCTAGCACAGAAACTTTTTCTTCTCTTAGCATCTTTACTATCCGGATCAAGTTTTGATGGTTTAGTAGTAACAGCCATTTTAAGTTTACTACCTGGATTTTCTTTTCTATAAGAAGCAACACCTTTAGCATTAAGACCACCTGTCTTACTTTTACCTTCCGATCTTGTCCATGCTGGTGACTTTGCCATGATTATTTCTTTTTAGTTGATACTTTAATCTTTTTCTCTTGTTTCAGCATTTGAGCTGTAGGTTTCTTACCAGAACCTTTATTAGCACGGATGTTGTCCCAGAGACCTCTCTGAGACACACTACCGTCTTTTCTTTTTAGCATTTCTTTTACCATTATCTTTTTAATGTTCTTGTTGGCTTTGTGGTTCCTACTACTCCACCCAAAGCTTTGATTTGTTCTTGTGCTAATGATTTAACTTTGTTCATCATTTTTGGATCTTTTCGGATCTCATCCGCTCTTCTTAATGTTGACAAAGCAGATTCAATTTCCCACTTATCCATCTCTCTACTTGGAATAGCTTTTATTGTAGTTGTTTTCTTTGCTGCCATAGTATTATTTTTTAAATAAATTTTTGAAAAATAACTTAACTCTTTTACTTAGTGAAACTGTTTCTTCAGCAATTTCTTTAACTTCTTCTTTTGCTTCTTCAACTTTTTCTTTGTATTCAGAAACAATTTTAGTTGCTTCATGTACTAAGTTCTCTGCAGTTTCTGTAATAACCAATTTTGGTTCTGCTTCTAACTTAGGTTTTCTAACTCTAGGTTTTCTTGCTGAAGGTTTCTTAACTGTTTTCTCTTTCTTAGTTACTTCAACTTTAACTTCTTCTACTTTTGTCTTTGCCATAATTAAAATAAATAAGCACCTCCTTACTTAGAAGGAGATGCGGTTTTTGGTGCTTTTGAAATTCCTCCAACTTTACCTTTTGGAGATTTAATTGCTTGAACAGCTTTGTTTGTACCACCTACTCTTCCAGTGGGAGTTTTTGTAGCTCCCATAAGTTTCTTAGATTTAGTACCAGTTACATTTGCAGATTTCATTTTATTTATTTTTATGAGTTCCAAAATTTTTCACAAGCAGTATTCAAGTCTTTTAAAATATCCTCATTTAAAGGATTTTTCAAGTGCTCTACTACATCTGACACATTTCTTCCTAACAATGCGTTAGTCTTAGTGTGGTAAATATAACCATCTGCCTTATTAACAATATACTTAAAAAATACGGAATCTCTAACAATTGATTTAATTTTTAGTGTTTCCATATCCATATTAGCTGTATCCATAAATGTTTTAGCAGCTCTTTCTTTATTCTGTTCTCCACCTAAGCCAGCAATGTAGTTATCCATATTTTCATAGATCACATCATTAGGAGTAGACTTTCTATATTGTGTACTATTGATATCCACCACTTTAGCAATGTAGAATAACTTAGTACTATTTTTGTCAAATAATTTTTGTAGTTCAGATAGAGCTTTGTTACGTAATTTTTTGTACTCTGTTCTTACCATTACAGTTTCTTCTTCTTTATCTAAATAAAACTTTGGTGGAACAGCCTTAGCTCTTGCATCCTCTAAACTTTTTGCAACTAGTGAAAATCCACCAGCTTCAATTGCATATAATTTAATTCTATCATAAGGATCTCTTGGGTCTAAGAACAAAGGTTCATTACCACATGAAATTGAAATCTTATTCCAGAATTCAGCATTGTTTGGCTTTAGTAATGTAACCTTAGCCCAAAATTCTTTATCTTCTATATCAATAACATTTGCTGCTAGTTCTTGCTCTAACTCTGCAACTGCTGATCTAATCTCTCTTATTCTAGCTTCTTTTTCTGATATAGGAAGTAATTTGATCTCCGGAGCAAACTCATTTAATCCAGTTACATATCTTACTACACCATTATTGTCTAAACAAGCTAGTTGTTCATTATGTGTTACCCCATCAAATAAACTCATACCGTAATCTTCTAATCCCATGTTAGAAGCTGAGCTATCAAAATAAGGTCTTACAGCAATAGCTGTTTTTTTAACAGAGCCCTTACCGGTCTCTACCATTGTGAAATTTTCCATTGTTTTGTTGGTTTTTGTTTTTGTAAATTTAATTAATTATTCTGGCACATTTCCAGATACGTGTTGTATTTTCTATCTAAATAGATAGTTGCATCTTTATAAAGTAAGTCTAAAACTTTTTTACAATCATCTGAATAATAATGAACTTGAAATAAACTATTTTTTAAACCCCCTTCTTTATTACTATGACTTGGGTATTTACTTTTAATTCCTAATTCTTTAGTACAGAATATAATAAATTCAAAAATTGTTTCAATTGTCCCACATAATGAAATCTGAGGTCTAATATCATAGTTATAAACTCCACCGTCACCATCAACAACACCTCTCCAAAAATCTTTTGAACTTTTTAAAGATTCATGTGGTATAGCCGTCCAACTTTTTTTATTATTAAAACCTAAGTCTTTAAGTTTACCATGTAAAACTTTAGAAAAAATTTTAATAGAACAAGAATTTTCTGCATAAAATTTTACTTCTTTGTTACAATTAAAAAAAAGTTTAAACTTTTCTAAATGCTCCTTATCTCTTAACTCAATTTCTAATTCAATTGAGTATTCTTTTTCTTTTCTGATATGACCATCAGCATATAAAAAACCTATCCAATACAAAGCTTCTGGGGTCAATGTATCAAAAACAGTTTCATCTAATGTAGAACCTCTACTAAGTCTCCACTGTGTTGATTTATCTCTTATTAACCCAGATTGCTGTAATATTGTTCTGATAGTTTTTCTAGTCATCTTCATGACTTCCTCAATTTTAGTTTGAGGAAGCCCTTGAAGATACATACTTTTAACAGTTTCTTTTTGCTCTGTTGTAATTTTACTCAAATTAGCTACCGCATTATAAGGTCTATGCGGATAAATTCTTTTCTTTTTATCCATGTTTTTATAATTAAAACACAAATATAAAAAGAATATTTGAGAAATCCAATTACTGTCTGATCAAAAACTTCCTCCCGTAATAGGGTTTCTCATAACAATTTTCAATACTTTAGTTGGATCTTTAACCCAAATAGCAGGCATTGTTTGAGACATCATTACACGGTAACCATTGAACTGACCTGAAGATTGGAACCCTTGAGTTCTACCCATGTAGTCCATAGTACCATTTTGGTACCACCATTTCAATTGGTTATCCCAAGATAATTTCAACAAGTAAATGTTGTCATTAGTATTATCTGTGATATCAAAGATAATGAATGAATAAGAAGATAATGGGAAACCATCAATGATTGGGTTCTCAATATCATTTGTATGAACATTGTCAAATGCTGGGTTCAATACAAACTTCACGTTAGCCAAGAATGGGATAACATATGAAGTGTATGCAAATCCAAAGTTTAAGTCCATACCTTTACCAGTGATAGCACCGATATCAGCAGCCTGGATCAATAAACCTGAAGATACTGCTTCACGTTTGATAGCCTCATTTACCATTCTCATACCACCCATACCAGTTTGTACAACTAGAGAGCGTTTTGGATCTGGACCTTGGAATTCAACTTTACCGTTGAAGAAGTTGTAGATTTCACCACGGAATAAATCCAATGTGAAGTTATTCTTGTTGTAGATTCTTTTGAAAGAGTTATCTAACTGTTTCCAAAGACCCACTGACAATCTTAAATCATCTGGACCATCTTGTTTGATTCTACCACCTTGTCCCCACATTAAGTAAGTCTCAATATCTTGAGCAATCTTAGATAAGTGAGCAGCTTCCATAGTAGTTAAGAAAGTTCTAGATAAATCACCATTGTCAAAAGCTTTTTTAACTTTGTCTTTACCTAATTTCTTAACCATATCATCTAGGTTAGCAATTGATGGATCATTTAAGTTTGTATCAAATGTTCTCCAGATTTCAGTTACAGGAACTGTACCATCTGCATTCATACCACCTTTGATCATCAAATCTGCTCTAGAAGATACTGTGTAGTGAACGTGAGCTTCAGCACCTCCTACATAATTGTAGAATTCACGGAAACCAGCTCTAGTTTGAATGTCTGAGAATCTCTCACCATACTCACCACGAGCAGAACCTTTACGGAAAACTTTAGTTCCATTAGCTAAGTACTTGTTATCCAAGAACTTGAAGTTATCATTGTTTACTAACTGTACAGTATAGATAAATCCATCACCTACAGGTAAGATATCTTCAGCTGTTACATAAAGTTCAACACCGTTGTATTTGTCATATGTGAACATATCACCATGTCCAAACTCACGTCTGTTTAATTTAATTCTGAAAGTTGAACCCTCAATACCTTTGAATTCATTATCCGGTTCAATGTCCTCAATAATGTAAGGAAGATCAATAGATACAGGAGTCTGCCATCTATATTCACCTCTTGCATTGTCTACCATAATTACATTCTTTCCACCGAAAGAAGACATTTGGTACAAAGGCATTTCAACTTTTTGGGACATAGCCCATAAGTCTACTGGACCTAAATCCATTGGTTGAGCATCTTTCAACATGTTTACTAAGTGGTATGAGTCAACGTGAGATGTAGCATTGTATGCAGTATCACGTAGGAATATACCATTGTTTAAAACTGGAGTCATTGTTATTTTGTTTTTAATTGTTACACATTATTTATTTCTAAGTCTTTTAATTTTTTATGACTTAGTTGTCCTTTTACCCATCCTTCAGGTATGTCAGTACTTTTAGGAATCATTTTATTAATAAACCCATTATTAATTTTTATATAACCTTTAGTTGCTGTATTACCTAAATGACTTTTGCTCATTTTAAGTTTTGTTTCGTCAGACCAAGTTTTTCCTAAATTATTTTTTATACCTCTTCTTTGAAGAGACATTTTAATTTTAGATTCTTCTGACCAAACAGCACCTTTAGCGTATGAGTTACCTTTCATTTTAATTCTAAGTTTTTCTTTAACTACATCAGACATATATCCTTTTATCATTCCAGAACCCTGATCTAAAATATTTGCTAATGTTCCCGATTGATTTAATATTTTACCATAAAGATTAATAAATTCTTTTTCTTTTTCAATTGCTTCTTCTAAAGTTAAATTGTTAAATAAAATATCAATTCTATATTGACCATTATTTTTTGCTACTATATTTTTCCAAATTGGGTTTCTTCTTTTATCTAGAGTTCTATTATAAGTATTAGATACTTTACCAATACCTATATAAAAAGGTTGATTGATATCAAGTCTAACATGTCTATATACAATGTAACTCATTTATTTTATTTATTTATTAGTTACTAGTTTAAAATGTTCTTCTAAAAATATTAGTAGAACGTTGTATTGTTTTTTGTGGTTTGTTTGAAGCTCTCTCTTCTCCCGCACCTGTGTTAGTTGAAGAACTAGATAATTTTCTAGACTCTTCCGTTTTCAAGTTTCTTACTGTTTTTTCTACAGCAGCCTTAGAACCTTGTTCTTTTATTTTTGTTCTATACCCATCAGGATCTTGTAATAACCAAAGTGCTTCAGCAATTAAACCATGGTTAGGTTCAACAAACTGATACTTCTCTAACAAGTGTCCTAACAAGTTTGTATTCTTTCCTGATATAGAAGGATAATTTGGTTGAACTAATCCTGAATATAAAACACTTTGTGTTTTCTTATCCAACTTAACTCCGCCAATTTCTCCTGCTGCAAGTGTATTATATACACTATCAGTATAAGCCTTAGCTTGTTTTTGTTGTTGTTCTTTTTTATGTTCTTGCTCAGCTAACTGTCTTGCAACAATTTCTTCTTGCATTCTATCTAACTTAGGTTTGAACTGATTAGCTTTTTGTTCAAGCTTATTCATGTCCGCCCAGTCTCTGATTTCTGATTCAATTTCTTCTGCTGTTCCAAAGTTAGTAGCCCAAAGATATTGTCTAGCAATTTCTTCTTGGTCATACTCATTAGAAGGATCTAAAGCAGTAATTTCCTCAACTTGAGCAAGAGTTCTAAAAAGACCTTTTAAATCTTGTCCGCCATCAGCAACATATTTAGCTGCAATCTGAAGTTCTTCTGGAAGTGCATTAAAGAATTCTTTAGGAACATTTTGTTTAATCTTTTCTTCTCTTTCTTGGAAGTTAGCTTCAAACAATTCTCTGAAGTCTTTAGTAGTATACTCTTCTAATGGTTTATCATCATCAAAAGGAATAAGTGTACCTTCTTCAATCATCTTCTGAGCTAAATCATAAAGACCATCTTTATCTACTTTAGGTCTTCCTGTTTTAGATCCTCCTGCTTCTTCATTTTGAGTTATTAAATTATCTAACTCAGAAATAGTTTCTTCAACTAAAGCTTTGTCTTCAGCAGCTTGAGCTTTTTCCTCAGCTGTAGCAGACGGTGTGTCAAGGAACGATGTGTCAATGTTTTCTTTACTGAACATTGTTTTTGGTTTATCTTCTTCAGCTTTTCCATCTTCTGGAATCATTACATTAGCTGCACCTGGATTACCAAATAGTTCATCAATGTTAACATCAACTTGCTCTACCGTTGTAGAATCTTGAATTTGATCTTCAAGATTAGTTGCTTCTTTGTTCATGTTGTTGGTTTTAGTTTATAATTTAATATAAGCAATAAACTTGAAAAATTTAAATAGACTTAAAAATTTTTGTGCACTATATAGCTAAGACTACTCTTTTTTATCATATTTATTTTTATTTTCTCTAGCAATTGCCAGCTGTTTATCTGCTATTTCTTTTTGTGCTTGTATTTTTTCTCTTTCAATTTGAGCTTTAGTGGAATCATTATTCATTCTGTTTACTTCCTTTTCTCTTTGAAGATTCATTTGATCTTGGAATTGCTCAGAATTTTTAATCTCTTTCATAGCATCTAAGTAGTCAGATTGTTTGTTCTCATTTAAATCTACCATAGATCCCATACCAGCAGCTCTAATTTCAGCAACAAGAATATCTCTTTGTCTATTTTTTTCATCTCTTAACTCTTGAGCATCAAGTTCCATTTTCTTTTGTTTTTCCTGAGACTCAATTTGTTGTTGTTGCATTTGTTGTTGTTGCTGTTGTTCTTCTTGTTTTTGTTTGTTTTGTTTTTCTTCAGCAGCTTTAAGAGTATTATTAACTTCAGATACTGTATCTGCTTGTACAAGTTTTCCTAAATCATATATTGTAGCACCAGTAGTATTGTTTGTCAGAGCCATTTGTTTTAATTGCTCTAATACTGCTCTATGGTTTGCTGTTGTACTACAGAATATATTAAGATCTCTCATTAATAAATCTGTACCATTTATTTCAAAGTTTACTTTCTCATCATTAGATGTCATGTAGGAAAGTCTTGCGGACGGTTTTGTTGAATGGTAGTACTGTGCAAGATCTGTTCTCATTGTATGCACGCGCGGCATTAAGTAATCACAGTGTTGAATAAAGAAAACTTCTGTCTGAGCATAAGATGCTGATGCAGCTTGCTCAACTCCAGTAGCAGTCATTTGTGATAACTGTTGACCCATTCTTTGTGGATTAATTCCAATTACATCATAAGCTTGTTGCTTAAAGTGCTCAGCAAGTTTAATCCTTGACATTAACCTGTTAGTCTGTTCTAGATCTAATTTTTGGAAATGTTGAAAGCTTAATGGGTTTTCTGTATTAGTGATAGAAGTATCTAACGGTAACATTTGGAAATTCTTCATTGCCACATATGCCTTAGATAAATTGTTTTTACCCCAGTCTTCACCCATTGAGTGTCTTGGTAATGCATTTTGATCAAGTAAAATTACTGTTCCTAATTCATCTACTAAGATATCTGCTATCTGATTATTTACAATGTTGTATCCAATTTGATATGGTTTCATCAAATCAATCAAAGCTGTTGACTTAGTATTTCTATCTGAGAATACAGCTCCTTCTACAGGAAGTTTACAACCATACAAACTATTATCTCCTTTAAATTGGAATCTTAATGGACCAATATGATTCTTATCTACACCAATATAAATTGGAGAGAATCCTCCAGGATTATTCATACCCCAGAATGATGGAATATTTGGTCCAATTTTTACACCACCCCAAACTTCATTAATCCAGATCCAGTCAATGTGCTCTCCATATACAAGATTCTCTTTTGTTTTATTCTTAAATAATCTTGTATCATAAATTGGATTGTCTGTAATCTTATAGTCTTCAGTTATTATTTCATTAATAACTTCACCATTATCTTTTACTTTAGTCAAGTGTCCAACTTTTCTTTGAGACTTCCAGTAACCTGTAGTTACTCTTAGTAAGTAAGCTGTACCTTGATCATAGTAATCCTCACCTTCAGATAGTATTTGATTGATTATATCTCCACCATCATATACAGATCCAGCCATCATAGTGGTATACTGTCTGTATGCTAATGAAGGCATGTTAGTATTCCACTCATGTGACTTAGTTGCATCATAGAAAGTACCATCATTTTGTCCACCAATTGCATAACCTGCAGATCTGATTGGGTATATTGCTTCTAATGCTTCATGTTGCTCATCTGTAAGAAGGTATCCGTACTTATCAATTACATCAGCAACAGTTAACATATCTACTTTACCAACCCAGTTACCTTGTGAAATGTATCTAGCATCTGGAGACTTGTGATAAAAAGTAACAGGCGGATTCCATAATTCTACATCATAATCATCTTCCATCATGCGGAAATGCCAGAACTCTCTATCTGTAATAAGCATGTCACGGAAACCTCTTTCTTCTAATTCATCCATGTGGAATCTTTCAACATCCACTTTATGTTGATGAGAAGCCCATTGTTCTACAAGTGACTTATAATCTTTCTTAAAAAAAGATTCAATCTGAGGTAATGACTTTAAATTATCTGGAGCTAATTGTTGTTGTGCTTCTGGAGATTCAGGATCTAAACCTTGTTCCATTAATGCAGCTTGTATTTGCACACTTGCTTCTGACATTAATGTTTCTTCAACCATCTTTCTTTTCTGTTCCATCATCTCATTATATGAGAATTCATCAACAGCTCTATAAGTAAGTTTGGTAGATCTTTTAGCAAATTCAGCTACAAGAACATTAATAACATTTGGAATAATAGGATAAAACTTTAATTCTAATGCAGACCAGTCTTCTCTAGTTAATACATCAACAATGTCTCTCATCTCATTGTTTTCTTCAACAATATAATCTGACTTATCAATTATACCTTTAGCCAGCTTATAATTTTTCATTAATCTGCGAGCATTTCTGCGGATTTGTTTTAAACCATTCCACTCTAACCAGTCAAGATTCCAAGCCGCCCACTCTTCATCTTTTTCTTTTTTAGGAATAAATTGCAATGGTTGGGTAATACTACCCATCCTGTTATGTGATGCCTTTGCTCCCTTTTTTAATTGTAGTGCGTTATATACTTGCATAACTATCTTATATTTTTAAATGGAGATCTTTTTACATTTTGTCCTCCTGATGAACTACCTGAAGTCCTCCCCATATGACGGAAAGGACTACTGTTTAATTTAAACAAATTTTCTGACTTCTGCAAGTTTTTGGCTGCTTCATCCTTGATTACGCGCTTAGTATACCCTCTATTGGAGTGTTGTATTTTCATAAATGCTACAAGAGCACAGAATGATACAAGTCTATCCACGTTGACACCATCAGCATAAGCAAACATTTCTTTGATTAACATGATGTCTGGGATTCTCTCAATACCATATTTTGTTCTTACAACAGTACCATCAGTTTTTAATTCTTGATCTAATTCTTCTTTGGTATACTCAATAGCATAACTTAATAAATGTGACTTAAACAAAGTACCTGTATTCTTCCAACCATACTCTTGAAATACTGAGTTATTAGATCCTAAGTCTTTTAAAAACATTATTTGACTTTTTGGTACCAAGTACTTCTGCTTTTTCCTAGAGATCATGTACTGAATAAATAAAGAAATGTTATTCTCAATTACCGTCCATGCATTATACAGTTCAATAATGTGCTCTAACATCTTATGTGTTTTGTTGATATCATCATATCTACCACACCATGCAGCTACTATTTTATCTGGTTCTATGTATGTCTCAGTTTCAAATCCTGTAACCTTAGTGACTTCTACCGGAGCTTTCATCACATAGATAGAACATAAGGATTCTGATGTTGTTGTTTTACCCTCTGCTACGGGGTCAATAGATGCATAGTAAGTACCAAATGATGGATTCTCTATTGGTCTCTCCCATACTACAAGAACTCCTGTTTTATCTTCTGTCTTCTTAGATACAGGAAATTCTGTTATAGGTCTTCTATTAGAATGCTCTAATCTTATCTTACCTTCAGCATCTGCTGTTATATCTAAGTATTCAGGTGCATACTCTTTGTCTTCTATTCTTCTCTGTTGTGCTGTAAGAAGGTGAGTCGGGAACTTAGATACAGTCCTGTGGTCAAAAGCCTCCTTGATATTTCTTGGATGCTGAGAAATCCTTAACTGATATGTCTCAGGATCTAATTCTTTTTTCCATGCTTCAAACTGATCATCTAAAGCTTGTAATGCTTCTTCTACTTTAGAGTTACCATTATGATCTATATATGGTGGCATAGACCATTGCTCAGGTATAAATAAACCTGACACACCTGGAGTACCTTTATCATCTAAAAGAGCTGTCTCTACTGTGTATATATCATTAGCTACAGGGTCCATAATCATCTTTCTCAATGGTTCACACTGAGATAAATCCCCCACGGATCCTGCCGCAATAAACATACCTGTAGTAATTAAACCAGATCTCATGGCTGGACGCATATACTCATATGTGCTATCCATCCTAGGAGCAATCCCAGCCTCCTCATGAAAGAAGTATTTAACCGGACCCCCTACACCATTTGTCGGATCTTTCTCAAATGACATACCTTGAATAGTACCTTTGAGACCAACTTCTGTTTTTCTATCACCTCTTCTTACCTCAATTTTCTGTTGCCACATCATAACCTTGTCTGGTGACATAGGTCTATACCATGCTGTGTGCTCATTAAGAAAAGCTGCATATTCTTGAAGAAATTTCCAAGAACCTTTCTCATTGATATAATCTTTAAGACTGGCACCAATCTTTAGAGTAACCCCTTCTTCAAACCATTGCTGATTAATCAGCTTTGCCATATGGTAATATGAAGATGCTATCTGTCTTTTCTTTAGAATAGCTACATGCTTATAATTTAATTCTGCTAGTATTTCATATAGTGCCATATGATACTGTGCATCCCGGATATCAGCAAAACCAAACTTCTGAATCTCTTTGTTAAAGATAGGTAAGAAGTTTAACCACATGTAGTAATCCCTGGTCATATACCAAAATTTACCATTTTCTTTTATTAAGAGCCCTCTTCTACATTTAGCTTTTTGGTCATCCCAATAACTTATAAAATCTTTAGATTTAAAAGGGGCTACACAATAAACTTTATCTCTGTTGAACTTACTAGATTCCTGAGTAAACAACATTGTTGTAGTGTCATTGAATTCATACTTACCTGGTTCTTTAAAAACATTAGTAAGTAAAAATTGAGCAAACTCTTCTCTTGAGTTAAAATCAGTAACAGTCCATGTTCCGTTATCCCAAGTTGGTATGTCTTGATATATTTCTTTCATTATTAATTAATTAACTATCATATGATAAACCAATTCCTCCGCGCACTTTGCTGGATTGTTCATCTTGTAAGTCTTTGTATACACCTTTAAATGATGCTCTAATCTGATCAAAGTTTTTTGCTGCAGCAATAAGAGAGTTTATGTTACCATCTCTACCAGCAGTAATTTGTGTATTCTCCATATATCTAGCTAATCTATCTAACATAGATGCCATACCTTTGTATGCTCTAGATGTTGGAGTTTCATACATTCTTTGACAGAATATTAAAGCTATTCTTATATCTTCATCTTCAGTAGAAAACTCTGCTTCTATTTCTTGAAGTATAATAGATTCTTTATCTATTTCTGGTGTATTAAAAAATGGATTCATATCCGGATTTGGACATGTCATGTAAAACAAATACTGGTATATCTTTAAGTGATCATCTGGATAGTTATCCATAATATCTTTTAAAGCTTTCAGTGTATAGCAATGTTCAGTAGGTATCACAGTACCATTCTGAACATCAAACAATCTTACTATCATTTCTTTTTAATTTTAATTTTATTATCCTTAATGTAATGCATTATTGCATTTACTTCATCCACTAAATATGGGACTGCTATAGGAATAACTTCTTTCACAACTGGTTCTCCTGTGTGGTCTCTCTTGACAACTGGATATCCATATTCATCTTCAGATTCTATTTCAAATGTAACATGATGTATAAACATTCTTCCAGGTTTTAATTTTGGATTATGTTTAAGCATAATGTACATGTAAATACTTAATTGTATTGCATAATGGTTAAAGTTACAGTCATCTAAACTATCTATTGGAAACATCAGTTTGTCTGACATCCCTTCCCAATTTACAAAAGATTCTGTTTTAATCTCCTTATTGGTCTTATAATCTATGATATTTATTTTACCATTTACTACTTCAACTAAATCTGATTGACCACAAATACCTGCAGATTTAAGATACACCATGTGCTCAGGATACACACCTTCTTCAAGTTTTTGTGAAGGAGCCATTTTTATACCACTCTCAAGTAAAGGTACAGGAGCTATAATAGGAACTGTCTTACCCTCTCTTTCTATAGAAGCAAGCGCACATAAATCAGCTTCTCTTTGATTATGATAATATGTACCAAGAGTTACAGCTCTATCAGCCTCAGCTTCCCAAATTTCCTGAATTTTCTTTGGATCAATACCAAACCATTTAGATCTTTTATTCTTGGAAACTTTTTCAGCAATCTTTTTTGCTTCAAATGGTTTCTTAAAATGGGATACTAATGTTGTTACACTGATCCAATCAATGTTATCTTCAGCTGCTAAGCTTTTATAACTGTGATCTGTTGCATTAAAGTATATGCTCATAACCTTCATTTTTTAATATAGTAGCTGCTAATTCTCTTGATGCTTCATCATTTGACTCAATCATGTTTAGTATATTAACAGTTTCTTCTCTTGTAAACTTACCTTCTAATACTAGTATTTTAAGAAACATAATAAGATTATTTTTCTTTAAAGATCTTATAAGTGCCACTGTTATATCCTCCGTTCCTGAATCATCCATGATTGATAAAGGAGCAGTCATCATTGATGAAGTATCAATAGAGTTCCAAGTAGCACCACCACTGTTACTAGTAATAATACTAGATGTTATATCAGATGCAATTGATATTGGTTGGTTAAAAGGATGTGACATATTATTTAAGATTATCTAGTTTATCTTCATCTTCTTCAGTAACTACAGCATTCCATTTTTCTTTTGGACACTCTGATGATAATGCTCTTGTTTTAAATTTAAAAGCACAACCACAAATACTGCAACAAGGTTGAGAACCTGTAAGTGCACAAGATTTTCCTACTTCATCTTTAAATTCACATGTATTACATACTGCTAATCTTTCTGCAGCAATCTCTTCAACAAATTCATCTCTTATTATTGAATTTGTAATACCTTCCATAATCTGTTTTCTATTCTTCCAGATTTCCTTTAGACTTGGTTTCATATTTAGATTGTTTAAAGTTGGTTTTTCTTTCTTCTTCTTTAGTAATCATTTCATGCAAATTCTTCATTGCTTCAAGTTTTGCTTCCAAAACTTTCTTGTGATGATAAGCAGCAAAGGTAGATGTATCATGTGTTACTAATTTTGTTTCTATGGTTTCTATACCTTTTTTAACAGCATATGGTTTAGCAGCAAACTGTCCTAAACCATCTACGTTAATTCTAGGATGAGCAAGACTTGACAGTTTTTTTCTTAATGTTTTATAAACATGTTCCATCAAATCTTCTACTAAGTTTTGATCAACTTCTAATTCCTCAGAAATTGTCTTATATAAGTTGACTGCTTTCTTGGGATTCATAGCCTAATAATTTATAGTCAAGTAATATTGTTCCTGCTGTTTGAATTTTCAATGTTGGATTAAGCATTACTTGTTTTTTATTATTTGGGTCCTTTACAACTAATCCATTTTTCTCAGCTTTGTTTACACAGTTTCTTACAGTTTGTGGAGACTTAAATATCCACTCTTCTTCTGCAGAAGCATCATAACAAAAATGAGTTAGTTCTATTGGCTGATTAAAACTTAATAGTGTCAAACAGTTTAAATCAGATTCACTCATTACTATACGGTTAATATAGCAATGAGTTAAGATCTGAAATTTAACCACATCCCATTTAGGCATTCTAACCTTTTTCTGAACTTGGTTAACTGTTGCCATTCTTATGATTTTTTAAGTTTTCTTTCTGCTGTAGGAGCTGGTGTTTCTTCATCCTCTTCACGGTCACTTGTGTCTTGCTCTTGTTGTGCCGCCATGATGTTAGCCCATTGCATTTGAATTGTTACTCTCTTAAATCTAGCTTCCTCAATTTCTGTTAGTAACTTCTCATACTTAGATTGTGCTTCCAAATAAGGTACAGACTCTTCATAGAAAGCTTTCATTTCTTCCTTTCTCTGAATTAATTCTTCCTGAGTTAATTCTCTTTCATCTGTTACATTTTCCATTTTTTATATTTTTAAAGTTTAAACAAAAATACTAATAAAGTTTAAATTTTAAATATTTAAAAACTAAAAAATCCAGATGTATAAACACCTGGATTATTGTAACCACCATTACGGTAATGAGCATTACCTATTTTTAACTGTAAAATTTAATAAAGTAAAACAGTAAAAATCTCTACTTGCATCAATTTCAATACTAAACAAATCTAAACTAGATAGTCTTACTTTAAGAATTAATTTATCCCATTGTTTATTTTTAGATACCCAATTATTTCTTAGTTTCATACTGGTTCAAATTCATTTAATAAGACGTAAGTAACTTTTTTTTGAGACTTTAACATTTTTACAAGAGCTAAATGTTTTTGTTTATTATTACAAACTTGACAACCAGCAGACCAAGTACCAATATTTTCTTGCTCACCTTTAAAAGAATCATCATAAGTAGCAGCATGAAAATTAATACCATAACCAGAACCTTTAATTGGAACTCCAATTTCTTCTGATTTGTTATCTCTATCACCATCTCTAAAAATTATAAAATTACCAACTTGTTTTAATGCTGGCATTTTACCCATATGTAAACCATATTTCCATACATTATAATACCATTCATCAGCTTTAACAATAGCTGCACCTAATTTATTATATTTTAAAAAACCACCTTCTAAAACAGGTGTTCCTGGATTTGTTGTCCCTAATAAAACAGAATCAAACTTTTCACCTTTAAATATATAAAATTTATCATCAAATTTATTAGGTGCATCTTCATTTGATCTTACACCCAAAATCCAATAATCTTCAGGAATAGATTTATATGATGGTAATGACTTTACTTTTGCAAGCAATTGCTTATCATTGTATGCTCTTACATTAATCATAAATTAGTTTTTAATGTTCTACTTGAGAATCTTCAACTGTAAACTGAGACATAGTTGCAATCAATCCACCTCCAAATGCTGCATATGTTCCTGCGGTAATGATGACTGCTGGTAATGCGATTGGTGCTGTAGCAATAAATGTTCCTAATGCTGTCAAACCTAAACCTAGACTTTGTACTTTTTTCCAAAATTTAGGTGTTGGCGAAAACCATCTTTGTTTTAAAGTTAATCCTTCCATAATTATACTGTTTTTGGTCTTTTAATTATTAACTCTCTTACTGCATCTGAAAGTTCACTAACATGCTTGGCAAGATTTTTAATTTCAAGCTGAGTCAACTCCTGAATAGCTTGATATTTTAATTGGTTTTCTTGTTGTACTAACTCAATTTTTCCTTTAAGTTTTCCAAGTTCTTCAGATGTTTTTGTATGATTATTTATTAATAGCTCAATGTCTTTTCTAGTATCATTGTAAGCTGTTCTTAAAAAGAAACCAAAAATTGTAATTATTGTTGCTGCAATAAATAATATAACTGTAAGCATTTCATTCATAATAAAAATTTTTATATAATAATATACTAAAAAAATTCTACAAACTACTATAAATAGTACTCATTTCTTATCTGAATTGGAACATTGTCCATCTCTTGAAACTTTTCAAATAAGATAGGTGTCTGAGTAATAGTTAATCCAGGTATTTCTTCTAATGCTTCTTGCTCATTAGGAAAAATAAAAAAGCTTGCTATGTAATCTGATATCTGTGAATCAGATGGTCTTAAACAAACATTAGCCTCTAAATCCGGCTCAATAAAATAACTTGTTGATAATGTAAACTGTTTCATAATTATAAAGAATAAACACCTAATCTATAAACATCAAATTGTCCTGAGTTATTAACTCCACCTCCGGATGTACCCATTGTTCTTACACCAAAGAAATTTAATCCTACCGTTGATGCGGGTAGATTTGTATTTAATACACCTTGTGCAACAACACCAGTTTCTTTATTTACAATTCTATAAATAACATCTGTTGATCCAGGAGCATTGTATAAGTAACAAGAATAAATAGTAGTAATAGCGGCACCAGCAGTTCTGTTTGACGGGAATGAAGCACCTAAATCTGTTTTAGTTGCTGTACCTGAAGCATCATTATACATAATTTGCAAGTTAGCATCTCCTGAATCATTAGCAAAAGCTATGATGTTTGTTAGTGCAGATGGTTGATCATTATTACTACCACCAATTGCTAAATCTGCTGTTGAAGAAGCTACTCCCCAAAAGTTATGTGTACCAGTAGCTGTAGCTGTATCTGAAATATTAAATTCACCAGTATATAAAAAACCACCAGTAACATACCATAATAATACAGAACCTCTCATACCAGAATATCTACCAGTTGCTGTTATAGACGCTGTTACACCTAATCTAATACTTTTGGTAGCATATGAAGTTGTTCCTACAGAACGTGCTGTATTTGTACCACTTGTTGATAAAGTAATACCAGCAGTAGTATCAATAGTAGTTGAATTATTTCTAAAAGTTGCACCTCTCCAAATTTCATTACCTTGTAGTTTAGGAATTAACGATTCTTCATATACTGGTATATTTAATGTAGTTCCTGTAAGAGTTGCTGCACCACTTGTACCAGTATTTGTTACAGTTAATATATCACTAATTGTTTCTGCAGCTGTTCTATATTTTACAATACCATTATCACTTACTAAAATTTTACCAGTATTAGTAGTAGCATTTGCTACAGTAGATATTTTAACGTTACCATTAACTTCTAATTTGGCTGATGGTGTAGATGTACCAATACCAAGATCACCATTTGCTAACATAGTCATTTTGATGTTACCAAAATTACTCCATCTAAATAAAGGTCTATTAACAACTTCTGAACTACCGATTCTTACATCATGGTTTAATAATGGTTCTGTACCTGTATCATTTGTTCCATTACCAAAAAGATATAAAGCAATCTTATCACTTGCATTATAACCCTGCAATGTTGGAATAAAATTACTATCAACACCTGTAGCATTACTAATTCTAAAATAAGATGAATCATCACTTACATCAAATTGAGCAATAGTTTCACTATCACTAGGTATCTCTATACTTCTTACATGAAGCGGTGCTGTAGGATTAATAAGTCCGACACCTACTTTACCTAAATTATCAATTACAAATGGTGATGAATCTACATTGTTATTATCTTCTACTAAAAATGAATTAGCAGATGATGTATTATTAACATGTAGTCTAGCTGTTGGTGATGTAACTGTAGTACCAATACTTACATTACCTCCAGTTACTCTAACCGTTTCTTGTGATCCATCAAATAATCTTATAAGAGGTCCTGAAATGATAGCCTGGTCTCCTTGAGCTCTAAAGTAATTATCATCGCCATACTTTAATTCTGACCAAGTTGCACTATCAATTGTTAATTGAGCACTTATATCTTTTAATCTTACATTACCTAAAGTATCTAATTTATAAGCAGGTGTTGTGGTTCCAATACCAACATTGCCATTTTTAAGTAAATGAATTCCTGTGGTTAAATCATAACCAGTTGTTGATGATGAACTTCCTACAGTCCAATGAGAACTTATTAATGAAGAATTTAAACCGTATGTACCAAAAAACACGGTACCATTTGTATCACTTGTTGATATTTTACTCACTCCAGTCCAACCACCGGTATTAAGTGAGCTCATATCTAAATTTGTTCCTGCACCATAACTTCCAAACAAAATACCTCCAGCTGGTCCAAGTTTGTAAGTACCATCTACTTCTAATTTTTCTGTTGGTGTAGTTGTACCTATACCAATATTAGTTCCTGTATCAGTAATAATACCTTGTTTAATTATTTTTCCTGTTGTACCATCAAATACAGGTATAGTATTATTAATTGAACTTGCAGGACCAGTTACAGCACCTACAATATTTTTTTGAATTACATTCCAGTATTGACCTACAGTAGCTTGATTACCAGACACAGTCCCATCTGTGTTACATATAATCATATCTCCTACTTCAACATCTATACCGCTTGCACCACCAATTTTACCAGCAACACTTGCAATATACATCCATCCGGCATCTGCTGCAGGATAATTAGGATTTGTAGAACAATCAATAGTTCCTTTATATACTAAAGCATTAGAATTACCTAATATATTGTCTGTATAAACTTTGACTGCATTCTGTGTTGGGTATAATGTATCTGATGTACCTAATGAAACATCAGTTGATTTATTTGCTTGATCTTCCGGAGTATATCCTAAAGCAGTAGCAACTGTAATTTCTTCTACAGAACCTGTTCCTGCTGTGGTTCTACCAAGAATTTTAGAAGTTGACATTGATAGCTTACTAACACTAATTGCAGCAGTTGCTGAAATATCAGAATCTACAATAGTACTAGCAGGACTTTGAAAAACTCCATTTACAACTTTTACAACACCTGTTCCAGCAACAGAAGGGATTGTAGTATGAACGTGAGATGGATGTAATGAATCAAAATAAAATACAACTTGTCTTGATTGTGTTACATTTTTTTGTGCCCATAATTCTATATAAATTCTTTCTGTTGATAGAATTGTTGTTTGAGGCATTGTAACATTTGCAATATACTGTGCTGTTGTTACAGGATCATAAATATAAACATCATCTGAATTAGCTAAAGATGTATATACTCCTGTACTTGAATTATATTTATAAATTCTTATTTGAAATTGTGTTTGATTAGTTGAGCCTCCACTTCCAGCAACAGATGCCCAAATATTAAAATCCCATAAACCTCCAGGAATATCAGTAACTCCAGGTGTTCCTGTAATAGTAACAAATCCACATACTAAACTGTATGAACCATTTGTTAAATTAGCAGAAGTAACAGAACCTGTACCTACATTATATGTTATACCTAATTGAGATACTGCTACAGGGGAGGTTGGTAAACCAGTAGTAGGAGATATATCAGTAGTATTTTGGTAGTTTAAATAATAAACTATACCACCCCCTCCGGAACCACCGTTAGGAATAGCTCCCGGAACCCATGCGCTACCATTCCACTGAAGTGTTTGACCAGTTGAAGGTGTAGCATTACTTACAGGATTTCCTTGTAAACCATCAACAGTTGGGTTAGGATATGTACCAGTTAAATCACCACCAGCAGAACCCGTTACTCCCATTATATTCCAAGATGTTCCATCTGAATAATAATATTGGTCAGACCAATACACTATTCTTTTAGTATTAGCACTTGCTAAATTAGTTGTAATATCTAATGTATCTGCTTTTAAATTATTAATATCACTGCCTTGAAGGTTGATATCAACAAAAAACTTCTTCTCTGCCATTTTATTATTTTTTACAAATATAGTATATTTAAAAAAACCCACCCCTATTATGGAGTGGGTTTAAGTTGAGTTTTTGTTAATTAGGTATTATAAATTACCATTTGCCTTAACCAAACAAATAGAAACATCAGTTGAAAAAGCAATATTACTTCTTACTGTCATATCACCAGCAGTAATATCATAATTAATTTCAATAGGATCAGTATTACTACTACCCTGATAAGTATTTACAATTAAGAAAGGAGTACCTAAAGGATTAACAAAGTTAAAATAATATTCCCCTGCTATTGGTTCAAAAATCCAATCACCAATTGAAATAATTTCAGTGTGAGATAGTGCTTTAATAGCATTATTTCTATCAGTTACTTCTTGAGAAATAGCAGAATCAGTATAAGCATTAGCATTATCTTGTGCATTAGCTTGTGCAGCTGAAGTAACATCATCAACATAAATTTTGTTAGCAGCGTCACCGTCAGCAGTTGGAGCTGGTAAGTTTGTAATTGTATTACCAGCAGCCATGTTTAATTGAGTATAAACATCTATTCCATTAACAGTTGATGATGTAAGTTCTTCTGTTACAACCAGTCCAGCATTGTTTATTGTGCCACCACCCATGTCAAGGGTTCCAGTCATAGTACCACCAGCTAAGTCTAATTTAAGAGCATCAGCATCGTCAACATATGTTTTGTTGGTAGCATCACCTCCGTTAATTGGTGCAGCAAGGTCAACAATTTTATTATTATCTAAAGAAAGTTCACCATTTAGTGTGCCACCATTGATTGATAAAAAGTTATTATCAACATAAGTTTTGTTAGTAGCATCAGTTCCAAGAGTAGGTGTACCTGTTAAATTTGTGATTTTACTAATTCCAGCAAGGCTTAAATTTCCACCACTCCATGTAAATCCAGCAGTACCAGCATGATTACTTACCTCATCTGTTCTAACAGCATTAAGATTAGTAACCTCGTTCATACCCATATCAATACTACCCGACATAGTACCACCAGTAAGTGATAATTTCAATGCATCTTGGTCATCTACGTAAGTTTTGTTAGCTGCGTCTCCACCGTTAGTTGGAGCTGTTAAATTTTTAGGTAAATTGTTACCACCAAAATCTAAGCCATTATCAACTATAATGTCAGAACCATAACCATCAAGGTTATTAGTTGAAATTCTATCAGCAGAAACAAAATCAGCACCGCTAATACTATTACCATTCATATCAATAGTACCAGACATAGTACCACCTGCCAATGGCAACTTGTTAGATGTGTTATCATCTACATAAGTTTTGTTAGCTGCGTCTCCACCGTTAGTTGGTGCTGGTAAGTTGATAATAGTTTGAGTATTTACAGCATCTAAAGAACTATCTAAAGTAATATTTTCATTAATATATGCAGACAAAATATCTGTAACAACAGAACCAGCACCAGCAATTTGATTACCAGACATATGAATATCACCAGACATAGTACCACCTTGCTTGCTTAACTTGTCGTTAATCTCAGGAGTAATTTGAGCATCAATTTTACCTTGTAATGTAGCTGGAGTAATAACAACTGCACCACTAATAATACCATCATTAGCTTCTTCTTGTGTAGCTAAACGAGAAATACCATCTACTGAATCAGTTGCAATAACTATGTTACCTTGTAAAATCAACCAGTCTGCAATTGTTGCACCAGCATTATCAACTTTAGCAACAATTGAATCACCAACTTGTACAGACTCTCCTAAGAAAGTACCTGCTGCAGTTGCTGCCCAAAAGAAACCTTTTAATGCTGATCCGTCTGCAATATCAGGAGTATTAGTTGTTGGATCATATCCACCTTGGAAGATCAAACCACCTGTTACTGCTGAGATATCAGATAAGTTAGCTACATTTTGAGTAGCTGTACCATTGAAATATTGTAAACGGTGTGAAGCTGAATCATATCCAAAAGCACCTTCCGTTGAACCAATACCCGTGTTAGTTCCAATTTTTGCGTTAGTTAACGCACTACCTTGTAGATTAATGTCTACAAAAAACTTTTTTTCTGCCATTTTTATTTTTATTTAAGTTATATAATAATATAATGAATTAATTACAATAAACAAAACCTGTAACAGGAATATTAAATATTACGTTTACAGTATTGTTATTTATCCAATCAATTTGAGCAATAATTTCATTTTGATCTTCATCAACTACTTGTACAGAACATTTAGTATTTAAATTATGAGTAACAACCCAAGTAGTTGCGGGAACTGATTGAGTATGTACATAGCTTATATCTTGTAATGAATTTACTAAGTCAAACTCACCAGATACTGGGTTATATTTATTTTTCATAATTATGAATATTGAATTTGTGTAACATTTCTATTAGCATCATATGTAAGAGTTTCAATAATAGTTTCTGCACCATATTCTGTTGTTCCTGTATGTGTAATACTTGTAACATCATTATTACCATTATATGCTAGAACTCTATTATAGTTAGCTGATCCTTGAATTCTACCTATTTTAGATATTGAATTCTTTTTTATTGTTTCTACTAATGCTTCAACTAATATTAATGTAGTTTCTGTAGCAACTCCTCCTGGAGGTGCAAAACCAGAAATACCATCTGCAATTTGCTGAAGGCCTTGTAAAGTTTTTAATTGATATGGAAAGTTAGAACCTTTGTTCCCAGTATCTTTTAAGTTCCCTATTGACATGATATAAATATTTAGACTATATATTAATATAAGTAAAATATTTGACAAAAACAAAAAACCCTAGACAGTTATGCCTAGGGTTTAATATACTGCTGTAGGAATTATTCTGAAACTGCAGTTAATTCCGGTATAGAAGCTTTTACTTCTTCTAAATTACGAAAAGTGTTTAGTGCTAACAATACTTTATTAACATCTGGTAATGAATACACACCTTTCAAGTTAGCAAGATTTACTGCTTGCTCAATAACATTTAATGCTTCAGCTGGAGTCATAATTAAATTTTTTTGGTTTATATTATTTGGTAAATATAATAAATTTAAACTTAAATTTTATTAAGCTTATAATTTTTATAAACACACTTTAATTTTTCAATTTACTTTACTAACCTATTTGATTCACAGTAATTATTGTTGATGGAATTGCTGGTCCACCCATTGCACCTGTATTATATTGTAATACTATGTGATCATTATCTGAACCCCAATATATTTCTACATAATCATTTGCTGATACTGCTAAAAAGAAATTCCAAGCAGCAACAATATAAGGACTATTTGTATTTACATTTACTCTTGTATTTGTATCAGGAACTGCAACTCCATTTTTTGTTAACCATATTTCTACAGTATTACCATTTCCACCACCACCAGTATTATGTAATTGAAATGAAAAAGCAAAATTATATATACCTGTATTACTAGCTTTTATTCTACTGTTATTGATTACGTTGAACCCGTTAGTACAAGAAAGATCTGTTTGTCTAACTAATACAGGTTGACCTGTTGATAAAGCATTTACAGATTGTGTTGCAACATCATAAAAAGAACCTCTATATCCACCAACTGCACCTGGTACACCTTGAATACCCTGAATTCCTTGTATTCCTTGAATCCCTTGAGGACCCTGAATACCTTGAATACCTTGAATACCTTGTGGTCCTTGTAAATCTCCTGCATCATTCCATGTATTAGTTAATGTATCCCATACATATAAAGAACCATCTGATTCAATAATCCATGCTGTACCAGCTGTTCCTGGAGAACCACCAGCGCCAGCTAAAAAACTTGCTAAATCAGGATATGATCCTAATACAGTTAGAGCAGCTCCAGTTTCTCCTTGTATTCCTTGAGGTCCAGCAATTCCTTGTGGACCTTGTGGACCAGGTATGCCTTGTGGACCTTGTGTTCCTGTGCCTACTTGAGAAATAAAATCTGCTACGGATATTGCACCGGTTAAATAATCATCATCACGTCTTTTATCTTTTATACCAATAGGTAAAAGTGTTTTTGCTGGATCAATAACATGAAAAAGTCTTTTATCTTTTAGCCATGATATAAAATTTAAAATATCCATAATGTATAATATTATGGATTATAAACAATAAATAATTGACCAGTAGCAGTTCTATAAAAATCACCTGCTTTTAGTCCAGCTGTTAATGCAACTGCATTATTAGCATAAACATTATTATTTGCTTGTTCTAATAAATAATTTAAATGTCCAAATTTTACTAATGCTGCATCAGCATCTGTTTTTAAATATAAATCTGGAGATTGAGGTACAAATTTTTCTGGCATGATTTCTAAATTTTAATTGTTATATAATAATATACAAAAAATTTTTAACAAAAAAAAGCCCCAGTAAAACTGAGGCTATAAATAAATAAACAAAAATTTAACTTATCATTGTTGCAGAAATTAATCCTAATATATATGCTATCATACACATAATGATTACAGTTAAGTTAGCTCTAGATATTTTTTCTGGATCTTCTTGCCACATATTATATACTTTATGATATGATGGTAATCTCCAAAACTTCTGCAGTTCATACAGAACATACAATGCTAACAATCCTATAATCAAATAAACAAAAATCATAAACTATCAATTCTACGCTGCAAATATACTAAAGCTTTTTGTAAATCTTCCTTTTCTTTTGCAGGATCTTTTTTACCAGCTCTTGCTACATACTTAATCACATTACCTAAATAAAAATCTTTATCAAGTTCCCAAGCTTCTAAAACTTTAAAAACTTCGTATGTACTATCAGCACCACCATAATGCTTTGGTCTTAATGCATCTGGTTGTAATGTAGGAGATGTAATACTAGTCCATTTAGGCATGTTGTCCAATATTCTTTTACTATAATCTTGAGGATCAACCCATTTAGGTTCTTGTGTAGCAGATACATTTTCTTTTTTCAAACCTTTCATAACAGTTCTATTATACTCTCCATAACGCATTTCATCCATGTTAATATACTATTGCAATGTCAAACTCTTTTACTAATAACTTCATCTCTTCACCGATCATAATCTTTTCAGCAGATTCTAATCCAAATGCTTGTACATATATTTGATCACCGACAGCAACTTTTTCTACTTCATCACCTACAGCAAATACTTCAAGCTTTGTCCATTTCTTAATAGCTTCTCTTTCGCGCTCTGCTTCTTGTGCTGGACTTAATTCAATCACCGGTTTCTCAATAACCGGGATGTTAATTAAAATTCTTTTTCCTAATAGTTTCATTTTCTTTTTTATTTAAACGTAATTACTTTTACTACTGCCATTTGTGCACTTACTAATTCTCCCACAGCATGGTCAAATAATAAACTCTTAACTGGATTTCCTGGACCCTCTTGATAAGAGTCTTTTAGTATGTTAGCTACTTCAGCAAATAATTCTTTTACTTTAGCTACACCAGCATCATTAGATGAATTGAATTCAATCCCTACTAACTGCTCACCAAATGAAAGTACCTTAGCTTCATTCATACTAATAATAGGTCCACCCATTTCTACAACTGTTTTATTCATTTCTTTTTTGTTTTATTGATTAATAACCATTGAAGCCATCCTTTTAATACTTCAACTTTTTGTCTGTTTGTTGACTTGCTCATAACTATTTATTTTCGGTTTTCTTTACTTTAACAAATTTACTCTCGTATTCATCAGGAGTATAAACACTGAATTGTTCATCATCACCCTTTACTATATAGTATCCAGGACCAACTTTTCTAGGCCCTGTAAAAGTATCTACAAATAAAGTAAGGACATTTGTATTTACTGGTATTATAAACTCTGCTTTTTTACCTACAAAGTCAAATACTGCTTCTCTGTCATCTTCATTAAATTTGAGCACATCAAAATACTCAGGCTTCTTCATACATCTTTCAATCATCATGCATCAAATTTATTATTCATAAAATTCCCAGGAAGCTCATCTACTTCCTCAAGCTCTTCATCAAAGTCTTTTAATAATAGATCAAATTTTGCTTTTTCTAATAAACCTACCAGAACGGGAATAGATGTTTTATTAACTCTAGCTATTCTTATCTCAAATGTATTGTCACTATTTGAAACAATTTCCAAAAGGGTAATAGGCTCTTTACTCTTACGCTTACTCTTACTGTTTTTCATTAGTAGTTTGTTGGTTCAACAAATATAAAAAAATTAATTTGTAATGTAAGAGCATATTAAAATAAAAAACCCAAGCAGTAATTCTTGATCAGAGAAACTTACTTGGGTGTTGCTACAGTTATATGGTTGCTTATAGAGGTAACGCGTTTACACCTATAAATCAGTTCCACTTTCCTGAGCAGAGAAGACCAGAGAGTAAGCGAGCAGTTCTTATGGTATGCCCTCCTGGCACTGAGCCTGCAGAATAGAATCTACAGGGATGGAGTGCGCTTCTTCTAAGGCTCGAACTTAGGACCCCCAGATTAACAGTCTAGTGCTCTAACCAACTGAGCTAAAGAAGCAAAAACCCAGGTGAGGAACCTGGGCTTTCATTATTAGGCTAAAGCGGAAACAGCCTTATTTGAACGACACATGCAAATGTAACAACTTTTCTTACATCACATATATACTCCTAAAAATTTTTTATAAAAATTTTCATGATGTATAAGAACCCCCCCCACATGTTACCAAGTAGTAACTTACCCCATGGTAATATGGCTGACATAGCTTCATCCATATAGGTATTTGGGAATACTCCATATTAGAGGATGTGGTGGTCCCCCTATCTCACCACCCCCCGCCCCTCAAGCCTTTGCCCCTACCCCCCATGCTTTCTCAACCACATATTTCATATGTAATATATCTATAACATTTTTTCTAGTGAAAAAATGGTCAACCCTACATACATAACAAAATCTTTTGTTATGAGTTCTAAATTTATCCAAACACAAACCTTTCTGGTGAAAGTTTTGAGTTCTCCAAAATTTCCTAAAATGTTTTGTCTCAAACTTGTCAATAGTGACAAGTTCTTGCCACGCACATTTATCAACAACCTTCCTGCAGGAACCAAGTCTGGTGACTTGATGTTCCTTACAGGTAGGCTGTATACCAATGCATCTGGCTATGATGCCATCTACATTGACAATGCTAAACCAGCTTAGGCTGGCTTAGCTTTTCTTTTTTCCCTCTCTTCAATCAACCTTTCACTTAATTAAAACAACTGTATTGATTGAACTAAACAAATGATGTTATCAAGCAGTTATATTATGTAGCAAAAGGTAATAGAAAAAGTCTGATGACTTTTTCTTTTTCTTTTCCCTCTTCTTATCAACCCTTAATTTAAAATAAAATAATTTATTAACAATTAAAAACAAAACAAAATGAAAGCAATTTATTTAACTTCTAGAAGAAGTAAGAAAGGAAACATTTTCCACATCTACAATGTAGTAGGAGCAGTAGCAGAAATTGAAGAGTATAAAAACTCACCAAATTTCAAACAGTATCCTTCATTTGGTCCAAATGGAGAAGTGCAGTATTTAACAAACTATATTGCAATGGAAGATGAAGTAGCATTAGTGAAAAAACAAGATGGAAACTTCACATTGGATCAAGGATCTTTTAACAAAGATGTAGCAAGACTTAATGCTGTTGCAGAAGCATCAGCAGTATTAGCAGATAAGTTTGCAGACAAGTTAGCAGATAAGTTAGCAGGTAGTGCAAGTGCTAAAAGAGCAACAAAAGCCTTCACTGTTGTAGAAGAAACAGTTGAAGATACTACAGAAAATTTAGATAATATGTAGTAGTAGAAGATACTAATGGTTTACACCATTAGTATTTTTTCTTTTTCCCTCTACTAATCAACCATTTATTTAATATAAAACTTATTATTAAGTTTTCTATTAACTAAATGCTGTTAAGTATAAGTGTTAATTCACTTTACTCAGCATTAATAGTTTTATAAATACACTCAGTAGCGTGTACTACCTACTACTCACTATCTATTAAGTTGTGTAGTAAGAATGATCTGCTCACTGTAGAAACATAATATCTTTGTCTCCACCGTGTGTAACAATGAGACTCACTCACTGATAATCAATCAGTTAATTTTTTGCAAAATTGTGTGCAGATGTGTGTTAAAGTGGGGGAAGGTGTTATACTTCACTACTATTCTAACTCTTCAACAAGTATGCAAAATAGGCTAACTTGCTGTCTATGAATATTTATATAGCTAAAACAGCATTAAGCATTTCCCTGTTAACAACATATACAGTATGTCTATACATATATTAATCAGTATTACTATTACTTATAGTATTGTTATTAGTGTTATGTGCTTTAGGACAGTAAATGCTTCCGGAAACTATATAAAAATATAATATTAATGCACCATATCTACTTCCCAAGGGTAGACAGTTGTAATACAAGATTGATCAGTATCCTGATTGGTATAACCAGAAAGGACAGTTATCATAGTATTACAACTGAGTGCAGAGGGATTTAACTCACACTACTGAGTCTGTCACAAGAGTAGTATCCTAACAGTATCCTTAACAGGGCTTGGAAGGGGCTTGTGACTTTTTTATTAATCTCAAAATTATTTCAAATGACAAACTATTACTGGACCATGAAAGATGGTAAGAAAATTAACGTGGATGATATGGATATCACTCACCTTAGAAACACTCTCAAGATGATCTTGAGAAATGTAGAAGCTCAGAAAGCTTTAATAGCTCAAGAAGTATCAAGAAAGAAACATCACATTGAACTTAATGGTGATATGGCACAACAGTTTCATGAAACTTATTTTGCTGATCAACAACAAGCAGATGAACTCTTTGATGATGATGAAGATTTCCGTTTTATGGATGATTACTATAAAAACCAATAATATGAGTAAATTAATATTTATTTGGTGGTTACTAAATGGAACAATAACACCAGCAGGAACACATGAAAACCACAAGTTATATACTGTGTGGTTTAAAGATGACAAGTTTGCTGATCATATGTATAAAGGAGAAGTTCTCCACTATATTGAAACAGGAGACCTTGAATACAATGAAGAATATGAATTTGAATCTCTTAAAGCAGATAGAGATTAGTGATTAATTAAAATTTAAAGTATATGATTTCAAGTAAAAAAAGAAAAGAAAACACAGTTGAAGTGACAAAATTTGTAGCATGTCTTCCAGGATATGAAGACTTCAACTATAAACCTGTGAATTATATTCACTCATGGTTCAGAAAGAAAAGTGCAAATGATTATAAAACTGAGAAAGAATGGAAAAAACAGAAATTGAATACAGAATTAAATCACTAATATTATATAGTGATGCAGTTGAAAGAGCAGACATGCCAATAGAAATGAAACAAGATAAGCTCAATGAAATTGAGAAAGAAAAAATATTTCTAGAGAATATACTTGAAGACAGAAAGTTTAAAGCTTTTATGAAAGAGTTTCTAATTGGTATGGTACTACTGATATTAGCTAGTATATTATTGTTATTTATAGTTATATTTTATGGATCCTAGAACTTGCTATGTAAAGTATGATGTAAATACTTTTAGTGTATTGCTTAGAAGATTACTAACATCTGAAGATGTATATGTAAAGAATAAGCTTATAGAAATGCTTACTCTCTATACTTATGAGAATGAGAACATGTGTAGGAAGATTATTGATCTTTCTATAGGAACAATGATTCCCGAACCTATTAAAACAGGTACCAAAGTAAAAATTGATAAAGAAAAAACTGGTTGGCTTGGTACTAGTGAGAAAGAAATTCTTGATAAGAATACAATAGATGAAGCTGTATATGGTACTGTGTTATCTTTTAATGGCTATCATAGTTACAATGCATATACAGTTGGCTTCCCAGAAGGTACTGTCAATCTACCTATGGAAGCTGTATCAGATGTTACTAGTATTTTATAAATATTTTGTCCTGTATGGACGCTTTTCCCAGATAATAATATGAGAGAGTTAATAGCTCTCTCTTTATTATTAGCTATATAGTGCCATGTTTTTGTTTAATTTTAGTCAGTAATTGTTATTTATGTAATACATTTACTACACATTAATCAAACATGCTATATCAGTTACCTAACGGAAAAGTAATTAACATCTCAATTGATCAGTTTCTTGATATGACTGATCAAGATATTCAATACTTTATGTCAGTCAATGGTGGTGATTATTGTAGCAATCCATTCACAGAATCAGCTTGTATAGATAATGCAAAGGAAAAGTATTATGACTTTGAATTTCTACCTACTGATGATTTGGATGATATTCCTGATAATAATATCCCGTTTGATGATATTATAGACTTAACAGAAGGCTTGGATATATAGATGCTTTGACATCTATCTCTTACTGCACTATGAGTAATGGTGTTGGTATAGTATTCTATTTACTCACAAATTATTCTATTTATTAACTCTCAAAAATTAAAAGAGATGGACTCAAAAGTTAAAGTTGTAGCTGATGCTACTACAGGATTGGTTATTAACCAAAGTCAAAATCCAGAATTTGGATATGTTAGAGTAGTACAAACCAGAGTTGTTATTGATGACAATGGATTTATGAAAAGAAAAGAGTATTCTGCTCTTATCCACGGATTAGTTGAAGACTTACAAACTGTTGGTTACTATGATGGTCAAGAACTTGTAGGTAATATTATTGCTGAAGAATCATTAGATCCTTTCAGTAAAAAAGGTCCTAATAAACCTAAAACTGCAGGTGATACTAATGTAGTATGTACATTAGGTGGTTTTCCAATCTACAGAAGAACTAAATACACAACTAAATCTAATGCAGAAGATATCTTAATTGCACATGACAACAAAGCAGAAGTTAAAGCTGCTTATGCTAATGCTGCTAATAAGAAACCTGCAATGCAACCAAATGAATCATTTGATTCAGCATCAGAAGATTTTAATTTATAGTAATTATGGAAAAAGTAGAAATAATTAGAGCTGAGTTAAAAGAATTAACTAATAAAGCTTTAGAAATGTTACTAAAAAACTGTAACACAGATGATGTTGATTTTAATACACCAGCATCTAGACTCCATATGCATTTAGAAGATGCACTTTGGGAAATATCTTGCTTACATAAAGAAGATTTAAAATAGTAAATAACAAAGAGCCTGTTACGGCAGGCTCTATTTTATGATTTCAAAAATGTATATGATTATGGAAAAGCTAAAACAAGACATCAAGAATTACATGCTTGAACCTGGTAAATACCAAGTATTTGAGCAAGATAAATATTCTACATACCAGAACTATCTTTATAAGAGAGCTCTATATGGTTTAGAATCTTTATCTAAAGAAGAACTTGCTACTATGTGTAGTAAGAAAAGGTCCAGAATCCTGAATGTTTATAACAGAGCACAGATAGTTGTGAATAATTATAAACATAAGATAACTAAGCAGTTAACTGATAAATTATTATTGTCATTATTTCCTAGTAGCTCAATCATAAATGAGATTACTGCTTATGATGAGATAGACAATAACTTTAAGAATACACTTACTTTTAAAGATTTGTGTATACATAAAGACCATCTAGTTGAGCTGTTTATACTTGAAGGAGTTCTTCCTAAAAATTTCTTATCTTTGGAAAAATAAAAACCAACATGAGAAAAAATGATACCAAGCCAGCATTTGCTACTGTACATGCTGGCATTCTTCAACCAGGTATGAACAAAAGAGAATATGTTTACAATTCAGTTTCACAAGGTTTATTATCTAGCGGTAACTGGACAGGTATTGAAGAAGGATTTCCTGTTAGGGTAAAGCAAATTTCTGAACAAATCTTAAATTTAATGGATGAAAAAGCTTAAAGTTTGCAGTGGTTGCAACAAAGAAGCTATCATATGGAAAAATCATGAGGGTAATAAGTATTGTCAATACTGTTGGAATAAGGTCAAATCAGATGACCCTGAACATAAGAATGTAATTCCTACAGTATCTGATAAGAGAAAGAAACAAGATGCTGAGTATTTAAAACTCCGCTATAGATTCCTTAGTGAGAATACTATGTGTAAAGTTAGTGTTGCTGGTTGTTCTACAAAAGCAAGTGATGTACACCACACATTTGCAGGAGCCAATAGAGATGCTTTTTATTTAATACAAAGCACATGGTTACCTGTCTGCAGAAACTGTCATGACTGGATACATTTACACAGTAAAGAAGCTAGGTTAATGGGGTGGCTTAAATAATTAAAAATAATCAACATGGAAACAGTATTTAAAGTAGGTGATAAAGTCTTTGACATTAAGTATGGTTGGGGAACAGTTAAAGAAGCAGGTAAGTATTCAAAACGTGGTTTATATGTTGCTTTTGAAAAAAATACTGCAAGTTACTATTCAAATGGTGCAGCATTTGATTGTGTAACACCAACACTCTCATTCACAGAATACACCTTACAAGGTTTTAGTCAAGAAAGACTGATTATACTGCCTGAAGTTGGTGAGTTGTGTTTGATGAGAGATGCAGATATTGAAGAATGGAAAGCGGTTGCATTTGAACAATATGATTCAAGTGATAAATATCCATTTATTACAGAAAAAGGTTTTGCTTTTAAACAAATGAAAAGAATTAAAATATTAGACTAATGATTACAAAAGATGATGTACAAGACATTGCATTAGCTAAAACTGATGATCATAGGAGATGCTCAATTGTTTTAGGAACCGGAGTTGGGAAAACTAGAGTTGGTCTGAACCATATCAATAGAAATACATCTCCTCTAAACAAAGTATTGGTTGTTGCACCAAAGAAATCTATATTTCAATCTTGGATTGATGATGCTGGTAAATTTGATATGGCTAATCTACTTGGTAGAATAGTATTTACTACTTATCTAAGCATAAACAAACATGATCCAAATGATTATGATATTGTTTACTTGGATGAAGTACATAGTCTTCTTGATAGTCACAGACTATTCTTAGAGAACTTTAAGGGTAAAATACTAGGTCTTACAGGCACACCACCAAAGTATGATGGGTCTGAAAAAGGTAGAATGGTTAATGATTTTTGTCCTGTAGTATATAGTTTTCAAGCTGATGATGCTGTAGATAACAATATCTTAAATGATTACAAGATATTTGTTCATATGCTTGAATTATCAAATGAAAAAAATTACTTGGTTAAGACTAGTAATAATGCATTTGTTACTTCAGAGAAATTAAACTATCAGTATTGGTCTCATAGAGTTGAGTCTGGTGGTGGTAATTTGCAAATGCTTAGAGTAATGAGAATGCGTGCTCTTATGGAGTATCCTAGTAAAGAAAGATATACTAAGAAACTTATTGAGAGTATATCTCAGAAGAGTAAAGTAATTGTATTTGCTAATACTCAAGAGCAGGCTGATAAACTATCTCAATACTCATATCACAGCGGTAATAGCAGAAGTGATGAGAACCTTGAGTTATTCAAAAATAGTAGTATAAATTGCCTATCAACTGTACATCAGTTGAGTGAAGGTGTTAATATTCCTAATTTGAGACAAGGTATTATCATGCATGCTTATGGTAATGAGAGAAAGTCAGCTCAAAGAATAGGTAGGCTTCTAAGACTTAATCCAGATGACACAGCTGTAGTGCATATATTATGCTATAGAAACACTATGGATGAGCAGTGGGTTAAACAAGCCTTAGAAGGATTTGATCAAACTAAGATAACTTACAAAACATTTAATGTACAATACTGAGAAAAATTCCATAAATTATAGTATGGAGAACAAAACACATAAACTAGTATTATTCAATGATGATGTGCATGACTTTTTATATGTGATTGCATGTCTTATGAAATATTGTGACCATGATCCACATCAGGCAGAACAGTGTGCTCTTATAGCACATAGTAATGGTTCTATAGATGTTGCATCTGGTGATTTTATGAAGATACTAGAGATTCATGAAAATCTTAGTAAGATGGAAATGAAAACTGAAATATCAGAGTATGCTTAAAGTAATATGTATAAATGACAAAAACAAGCCTTCAAAGATCCCTTATAGTGAGTGGATAGTTGAAGGCTCTGTTTATACAGTGAAAAGAATTGTTCAATTAGCACTGATGAACAACCAAGTTGGATTTGAATTGGAAGAAGTATCTCTTTCTCCAGAATCTTTTCCGTATGAATACTATAGTGCTTCACGTTTTAAACCAACAGAAGATGAAAAAGAAATTGCAAAGTATGAAGAGTCTGATTTATCAGTGGTTCTCTAAGAAGAAAGAAGTTAAGTTAACAGACAACAGTGAGTATTTAAAGATCAAGATAATTGATGATACTGCACAGACTATATCAGCTTCATTAGGTATTACAGACAAAAGAAAACAGTTTCTTATTGATCTTGTAAATACTGAAATGAAAGAACATGAGAATATAGTTGAAATAATGGTCAATATAAGTCAACATGTTACTCACCAAAATGAACTAGGATTTGCTATTTATGTATTAGCACAACATCTTGAAAAAGAATGTCAAAATCCTATTGTTAGAATTATGGGTATCATAGGTAAAAAGTTTGATGGGGAAGATTAAAGAAATTTACATAGACTTGATAAACTCTGGTGTAACACCTGATGGTTTATCAGTTGGAGAAGCTCTTGATATTCTAAAACAAAAAGAGAATGAAGAAGGAGAACAATATGCCAGACAACAATCAACTGGTGAACAAGAAGATAGCAGAGAGACTTGAGTATTTCAACAAGCTTGATGAAAAAGAAAGAAAAGCTAAAAAACAAGAAAAAACAATCAGTACAGGTGTGAGCAATTAGATTCCTGTGCGATCCATTAGTGGGTGGCTGACCTTAAAGCAGGCGACTGGTTCTATGTGTTGTTCCCTTGAGAAAGGAGATGAGTAAATGTGGATAGTTGAGTTGCCACCAACACAGAGGTTCTCAACCTCAAACTGAATGGTAGCCAATTATGAATCGCTATTAAGCAATACTTGCAACTTAACAAGGTTTAATGGAAAGATTGGTGATTTAAGTATTTTGACATATGTCATAACCTAGTTACTGAGGGTTTTATGAGGTTTTGTAGCTATACATACCTAGAGAAGTAACAAATAGCAAAACAGATTGACCCAAAGGCATGGGTGTAGTGTTAATAAGTGCTGACCTCTCAAATGGAGAGTTAAGTATGAGGGCGATGTATCACTTATTAATAATGACTCTACAATATGAACAGGTAGCTTCCTGTTATTTATGATGAGATGGTGGAATTGGTTAGACACTATCATTTTTTGTGGAAAATAAATGTGAGTATAAGGCGTGGTTAGCTGCCAAAAGCAATACTGAGAGAGGAACTCTTGAAGCAAAAAATGATAATCCAGACGTGGAATGCAGGTTCAATTCCTGTTCTCATCACTAAATCCTGACACCGCTGTTTACTACAGCTTGAGGTTGACAGCCAGGAAAGACTGGTAATTGGGCGACTACTGAAGTGGATCAGGTGGTGATGGTTCGAGTCCATATGTTGTCCACAACTTCGCTGGTTAATGGGAGAGGTTGGTATCTTACCGTCTCGCGTTAATGGATTACAGTCTTGAAAGAGTTAAACCTATTTTATAGGCCGTTTTTATTCTGTAAATACTGACACCAACCTCTGCAAGTTTGAAACAAAACTGTACTGCTTAGAAAGATGGAACCGTATAGGCTTGACCTATGAAGATACACGGAAAAATTGGAGAAAAAGTGTGTATGATGTCCGACAAGTTTGCCACAGGGTATGTTTTAGCAGGACAATTAACCGGTGATTAGATGAATATTTACTTGACATTCATAAACATCTATCACCGGTTTTTTAACTTAAATTAATGTATATGAAAGTAACAGTAATGTTTGTAATGATTGGAGTATTTACAGCCGGTTTAGTAAGCTTAGGGAAAAGTGATAAAAAAGAAATTAAAGCTGTAAAGAAAGTGATTAAAGATACTACAGAAGTAGTAGCAGTAGATAGTTCTAAGTTAAATAAAGAACTATTAGTAAGTTATATCTTAAAACAAGATATAAAACATCCTGAGATTGCTTATAGTATAGCAATGGGTGAATCAGGAATATGTAGTAATCTATTCAAATCAAACAACAACTTGTTTGGTATGAAACATCCTGGAATTAGACCTACAAAGAGTCTAGGTAGAAAAAATGGTTTTGCACATTTTGAGTCTTGGCAACATAGTATACAAGACTACAAGTTATATCTAGAATTTGTTGGTGGACATATGATGAGTAAGCAACAGTATCTATTACATCTAGATAGAAATTATGCTCACAGAGGATATAGTTCTTATATCAGTAAGTTTTTTGAAGAATTTTATGCACTGAAAGATCAGTTATGAATTGGGTTACACAGGTGTCTAGAAAGTCAATGCTTATTAGACCCAGTGGTAGATCTACAGATTATATATCACCGTCCTTTGGACATGGGTGCTTATATAACTGTAGTTACTGCTACATGAAAAGAAATAAACCTACAGGTTTATCTATTGCTAAAAATCATGGAGATATATTAACAGCTATCAGTGACCATGCATGGTTTGCTGATGTGGAAAAACCAAATCAAACACATGAAGAGTATATCACTTATGATATCTCTTGTAATGAAGACTTTGCTCTGCATGCTAAATACCATCAGTGGGAAAGAATATTTGATTTCTTTACATTACATCCAAGAGCTATGGCATCATTTGCTACTAAGTATGTCAATGAAAAGCTCTTAACATTTAATCCTCAAGGTAAGGTAAGAATTAGATTCAGCATGATGCCTGAAGAATATAGACAACAGCTTGAACCAGGAACTGATCATATTATTGATAGGCTTGCTGCTGTAAGATGGTTTCTTAATGCGGGTTATGAGGTTCATTTAAACTTTAGTCCTGTTATTGTAGAGGAAGGTTTTGAAGGTTGGGGACTAAAATATGAAAATTTATTTATGGATATTAAAGCAATGGCCTCAATGAATGGTTGGGCTGATAGCAGAGTAAAAGCTGAAGTAATATTCTTAACTCACAATGTAGATAAGCATTATGCTAATCTTGCTAATAATCTTCCCGGAGAAAGTTTACTTTGGAAACCAAAAATACAAGAGAAGAAAACATCTCAGTATGGAGGTGCTAACTTGAGGTATAAATATGCTCTTAAAGCACATTATATTGAGGAGTTTAAAAAATTACACCAGGAGATATTACCCTGGAACACAATAAGATATATATTTTAAATTAAAAATTATGAGAGAAAATTTTATAACATATGAACAAGCATTAGCTTTAAAAGAATTAGGGCTTGATGAACCTTGTATAGCTTTTTATAGTGAGCAAATATTAACCTTCCATACACATGGAATAGACCCTCACTTTATTTTCAAAAAAAATTCAGAACTATGGGGTTCACCTTCAGCACCACTCAAATCACAAGTCTTCAAGTGGTTTAGAGAGGAACATGGTATATGGGTAACATTTGAATATGATGATTGTGATTGTGTTGAAGCTAATGTATGTTGGTATGTTGGTAAATGTTTCAGATATGGTATAGGACCATTGTTTCTTACAAATGAATTAAATGACTTTAAAACCTATGAAGAAGCTGAATCAGCTTGTATAGATAAGTTAATATCAATCATTAAAGAAAAGAAATCATGACACCAGATACAACACTTATAATTAGTAAAACTTTATTGCAAGTAGAATATAGAACTTTGTCAAAAGTAAGAGAAAAATTTCCAAAAAAATCTAATCATAAAGCTGTTGTCTATGTTGAAAAGGAAATGACAAGAGTTCTTAATGAGATAGATTTTATTAACCAACAATTAAATTTAAAATCATGAGTAATATACACACTGATTATCTTCAAGGTTTTATTAACCAATTTGGTGATGGTGAACTTGGAGAACTTAACCCACAAGAATGGGATGTATTGCAATTCTTAAAATGGTTAAAACTAAATAATTTTAAAATAATTAAAAGAAATCATGAAAAACATACATATACTCCCAACAACGCAACCAAGTAGGTTAGTTAAAAACTTAAAAGGTATATTTAGCTTAATGAAAGAGTCATTAGAAGTAGGAGGTGCTATTTGTAACATAAATATCTACATCACTTCTGAAAATGAAAACATAAATGAAAATGATTATGTGATGACAAGAGATGGTGAATTAATACAGGTTGATTACTTGTTAAGCCCCTATGTGCAAAATTCAAATAAAGTAATTTTAACAACAAATACAACTCTAATTGAAGATGGTGTTCAAGCTATTGATGATGAGTTCTTGGAATGGTTTGTTAAGAATCATACTTGTGATTTTGTTGAAGTCGAATTAGAGTGTTTTTACCAAGGAAAATGTGTGAAAGAAAGATGTTTAACATATTGTTGTGATGAAAAACAATACAAAATCATCATACCACAAGAAGAACCTAAACAAGATTGTACTTGTGGTGTATGTAATGAATGTGAAGAACAAGAAACTATTCAAATTCTAAATGAAGCAAAAGAAAATGCTTTAAAACAATCTACATTAGAAGAAGCTGCTAAAGAATTTTATCCACCTACAACTACAGATTTAATATGCTCTCCAAAATTAGTTAGAGATGCATTTATAGCAGGTGCTAAATTCCAAGCTGAAAGAATGTATGCTGAAGCAGATAACATTATGAGGTTTTTAGATACAGAAGTAGAGTTGAAGCTTTCAGATACAAAAACTATTGAAAGAATAAAATGGTATTTTGAAACATATTTTGAACAATTTAAAAAGAAATAGTATGGAACAAGTTGTTAGTAAAAGATCTAGATATATCTTTTTACATAAAGGAACTAAAGCTAAACTAGAATTTGAAGCAGAAACTGATCATGAAGCTATTATGACATTAGGAAAATTATGTCAGACTGTTATGGATTGGACTATGAGAAAACATGGGCTTAGCAAGAGTAAAAAAAATAAACTGTTAAGATGAATAAATTAATGGTGATATTGTGTTTTATGTCTTTCACTGGAAAGAATGACTTAGTAATAAACTCTGAAGTTAATTCTTGTGACAAATACAGAAATATAAAAATTATATTTATAAACTGTAATAATCAGAATAGTGATGAGTTTATTACTAGTTGTAGAATAGAGGACAAGAAAATAATTGTTCCAGGTATTTTAAATTATGCTAGTTTTAAAAAGTCATATGAAAGTGCTGATTACATGAAGATTAAATTGTTAAGAGGTAGTATTTGTGAAGAACAAATAATAAAGCTATGAAACTAAAACTAAAAGATTTAGACCAAAAATCTCTAAAAAAAATGAATACTATTCATTTAACTAAACTACTAATAAGTTGTCCTAAAGATAGTGTACAGTTTAGAATCATATGGAATATCTTGCAAAAGAGAAGAAATATGGTTGAGAACTTCTCTAAGAAAGCTCTTGAACAAGTGCAAAAAGAGTACAAAGAAAGTTTAGAAAAAAATAAAATACACTTTGGTTACAAAAATGTAGAGTATTTTACTGAAGAAGAAATGATTAATGGTTATGTGGTACCGAAATATGAGGAACTTAGTCCTGAAGAAAAAGAAATTTATGACAAAGAAGAAAGCTAGAAAGTCTGATTATATCTGCTCTAAGTGTGGAGTAGACTATCTTACACAAGAACAGAAAGATAAAGCACGGATTTGCACATTCTTTCTTGGAACATGTGGTTTATGTAATGAGCATGCTGCTATTACACACATTAGAAATTATAATTATTTAAATAAAAAAGAATGAAAGCAACATTTGTGTTTGATATGAATGATCCAGAGGATATGATGGATCATAAAAGAATGAGTAATGCTCTTGGTATGGCTTTAGTACTATGGGAACTAAAAGTCAATGTCAAAAAGAAAATGGAGAATATACTTGATACTGATAATTTATCAGGTCAAGAAACTCTAGATAGAGTATTTGAAATGATTGGAGAATTAATGGAAGACCAGGGTCTGAATATGGAAAATTTAATACAATAAAGTTATGGTAAGTAATATATCTGAAACTGATGTGGTAGTAGTAGCTAATAGCATTAGAAAAAAATTAACTACAGAACAAGTTAACAAAGTAATTTTAATGTATCCACATGAAGAAGAATGTGATGCAACAGGTACTTGGAATTTAATTGTTGAAAACTGTATATACCAAGTACTACGTGATGAAGAAGTTGTTCTATAGGATAGCTGAAGAATGCCAGTTAATAATATTATTGATTGTATATGGGCAAGAGTAATATAAGTGCTGATGTTGGTAAAGAAATACTGTATTTAGCAAAAGAACTTGTTAAAGAGCACATGATTATATCACAATTTGTAAATACTGATGTAAATTACATTTTGTTTAAACACCAAGTAAATATACATTCACCCAGATATGATTTTCTTAATAAGAAAGAATGGTTGTTTGTATTTAAGCTTGAGCTTAATTTATTACAGTTTCTAGAAATAATTAGTGAAGATGAAAATAACAGAATGTTTGATATGTTACAGTCTGATGAAGATAATATTTACATGGCTGTGCTAAGCTTAAAACAATTTGTTAACCAAAAAAAAGAAGTAAAACCTATTGTTAAAGTCTGGTCAAAAGAAGAATATTTTAAGCTTGCAACACCAGAACTAATGATGTTTAAAATGAAAAACAAATTATGACAGAGCAAGATTTAATAGATGCAGGCTTTGAGAAAGTTCATGTATCTAAAGAAGATAGTGGAGATGATGAAGATTACAGTTATTACCTTCTTGAAGTTACTGAAGGTATTACATTAGTATCTGATTCACCTGTTGAAAATAATGGAGATAGTTGGTCTGTGCATTCTTTTGAATTAGATAAAGTGCTCATAGTAGAAGCAGACCATTTAATTTACTTTCTTAATGCATTAAAATTATGTACACTGGCAAACTAGTTAAGAAAGATGGTAAGCTTACATATGCCCATCCGAAGGATAAGTTAGCTTATGAACTGTTTCTACAGAAAATTCCTGAAGGGCAGGAAGTAGAAATGTATATTGATCTTGCTAATGCAGATCATAGCAGAGCACAGATTAATAAAGTGCATGCTTGTATTAGAGAGTTAGCCAAAGAATCTGGCTATACTTTTGAAGAAATGAAGAAGATTGTGAAAGAAAGATCTGGTCTTTGTTACACAGACTCAGAAGGTGAGTATTGCAAATCATTTGCAGAGTGTACCAAAGACCAAATCATGTTAAGTATTGAAGCTTGTATAGAAATAGGTGTAGAATTAAATGTTAATCTTCAGTAGGAGCAACATAACCTTCATCTCCGGGTTCAAGTACATCAGTTTCAACATACAGATTTTGATTTTTAGCTTGTAATTCTATTTCAGCTATTAACAATGTCATAGTTTTAACAAGTTTTTGATCATCATCAAGTTCATCATAACTTTTTGAACCAATGTTATTAAAGTATTCTTGTGATGGGTTGTTTTTCATCATGTTATTAATTAAATAAAAAATACCCATTTTTACCATTAAATAATAACCTTTACTAACTTGTATTTGCACTAAAGCATTTTCTTTTAACTCTTTTGCTTTGATCATTGGTTTTTAAATTTAAATTACAATGTAAAAATATGAAACAAAAATTAGAAATTGATAAAATAAGAGACAGAATCTATGAAGATTTACAACCTTCTGGTTGGGGAAGAGTATTAAGAACATTTATTTATAGTTCTGATTTTGATAATATTTTGCATAGTCTTGTAGTAGAAGTAAATGCAGGAAACAGATTTACACCACCTCTCAAAGATGTATTCAGAGCATTTAAAGAATGTCCATATGAAGAACTTAAAGTTGTGATTGTAGGTCAAGATCCCTATCCATCTATTGACACAGCCGATGGTATTGCATTTAGTTGTAGTAAGAGTAAGACACCGGGGCAAATACAACCTAGTTTAAAGTTTATGTTACAAGAAGTAAACAGAACTGTTTATAATGGTGAATATGTTAGTTACAATCCTGATTTAGCAAGATGGTCAAATCAAGGTATATTAATGCTTAATACTGCTCTTACAACACAAATAGGTAAGATTGGTAAACATTATGAAATCTGGAAACCTTTACTAAACTATTTATTTGACTATTTAAAACTTTACAATCCTGGTTTAGTATACATCTTTATGGGAAAAGAAGCAAAAAATTGGGAAGATACTGTAGGAGAAACTTGTCACAAGTATTTTTGCTCACATCCTGCATCAGCTGTTTATAACACTAAACAAGTTTGGGATTGTAATAATGTTTTCAACAATACATCTGAAATTGTAAAAGAATTACATAATTTTGATATTATTTGGTAATGGTAGAGATATTTAATAGACTGATAAAAGAGGATCTAATGCCTAATACATACTATGTATTGCATTGTCTAAAAGAAAAGGTTGTCCCTAATAAATTTGTTAACAAAGATCTAGAAATCAGTAGATTAAAAGCTGGTGATTGGCTTACAGATGATTTGGTATTAACAGCAAAAAGTCTTATATTTACCGATGAAATCAACAGTTTCTTTAAGAAAACTAAGAAAAAAACAGTTAGTGAACTAATGGGTGAGAACTACATTGACATGATGTTAGAGTATTTGGAAATCTTTCCAAACAAAAAACTAAATTCAGGTAAACCTGCTAGAGTAAATGTAAAAAACTTAGAAGGAGCATTTAAATGGTTCTTTGAGACTTATGATTATGATTGGAAAGTAATATTAATGGCAACTGAAAAATATGTATCTGAATATGAAGCTAAAAGGTATGAATACATGAGAAATTCACAATATTTTATCCGCAAACAGAACTTGGATAAGTCTTATGAGTCAGATCTGGCTACATATTGTGAACTAGTAGTATCTGGTGCAGATGAAGTTCCTACTTATTTTAGGGACAACATAGTGTGATCAATTTTTAAAATCCACATATGTCAAATTTATTTAATGGAGCAAGACCTTTGCTACCTGTTAGTGAAAGGCAGTCCGTAGAAAAAGCTATTTTTAAAATTAGAGCCAGGAGACAAGGTACATTAAAATCCTTAAAGAGTGCCTGGCCTAAATTTAATGATGCTTTCTGTGATGGTCTTGAATGGAGAACAATAACCGTAGTTGGTGCCAGACCTGGAACTGGTAAAACTTTATTTATGGAGCAGTTAATAACTGATATTATTGCAAACAATAATGACCAATATTTTAGAGTTTTGAAGTTTCAGATGGAGATGGTAGATGAAACTAGCGGTGTAAGAAAACTGAGTCTGATTACAAGTGCTGATTACAACACATTAATGAGTAAGGACGGAAAACTTGTAGATAAGAGAATCTATGATGAATGCGTTAGGTATTACCAAGGAATGCAAGCAATGGATAGAATTAATGTTATCTATGATGCATGTACTGTGGATGAAATGTGTGCAACAATACATTATGAAATGGAGAAGTACAAAAATGATGATGGTACTTTTAATAATATGTTAGTTGCAATAGATCACTCTGCATTATTTAAAGTTGGTAAGGGACAGAAAGACAAATTTGATATGCTAGGAAGCTTAGGTGAGGCTCTCACTATGATGAAAAAGAAATATCCTATAGCATTTATTGTATTAAGTCAGCTTAACAGAAACATAGATGATCCTAAAAGACAAGAAGAAGGTACTTATGGTAATTATGTGCTAGATTCTGATATTTACGGGTCTGATGCTTTACTACAACATGCTGATGTGGTTATGGGTATTAATAAACCTTCTGTAAGAAAGTTAAGGTTATATGGTCCTGAGAAATTTATTATTCAGGATGAAGATATTCTAGTGTTTCATTTCCTTAAATCAAGGAATGGTACTACTAGGATTAGCTTCTTTAAACTTGATAGAACTACTATGAGGATTATAGAAGTACCAACACCCCCAACAGCAACTAAACCAAAAATTTCAACAGTATGAGTGTAACAACAGTAAGAAAAACAAGGGAGAAAGAGTTTTATGTGAATCACATAGAAACTTTTAAGAAAATAGGAGAGTCTGATCCTATGTTCTTGATTAAAACAGCCTTTTTTCAAAAAGGTAAGTATGGTAGACAAGTTCAGTTCTTTGAAAGTGAGTTGTCAAAAGGACAAGACATTTATGTAGAGTTCTATGACAATGTAACTGATAATTCAGGAACTGTAGTTGATATTAAACCATTCTATGAAAACAGACAATTATTTAGATATAGATACAATCCTTTCTATTCTGAAGAATATGATAAAAAAAGTGGTGTATCTTCAACAGGATCTGACTATTCATTATTCACAGTTCCATTACAAGAATTAGTAGCTGTTAATCCTGATGGATCTACACTTAGCTATGGTTTGTTTGAGAAAAGACTTGCTGAGATTGAAGAAAAGAAAAAAGCTGGTGATTTTGATATAGATTTACCAAGACTTCAGAATTCTTTAGTTAATAATAGTGACTTTCCAGATTTCACAGAAGGTTTATCAACAAGACCTGCAACAGTAGAAGAAAGTTTAGCTACAACTTATAAAGATCCTTTAATGAGTGAGATGACTATTCAGGATTTTGCTGCAATCATGTGGAAAAAACCTGTAAGTAACAAGCAATGGTTAAATGATTTAATTAGTAAGTAATGAGTATAGTACTTCCAACTACAAAGGTAAAGGCTCAGAGAGCTAATCCTAAAAGATTGGTTATTTATTCAAAACCAAAAACAGGTAAAACTACTTGTTATGCTGGTCTTGAGAATAATTTAATCTTAGATTTAGAACATGGTGCAGATTTTATTGAAGCATTGAAAGTTCCTATTACTAGTTTACAGGAGTTATTGGATACAGGTAAAGCTATTAGAGAAGCTAATAAGCCTTACAAGTATATTACTATAGATACTGTAACAGCATTAGAAGAAATGGTGATTCCATTAGCAATAAAACTTTATCGCCAAACACCATTAGGAAAAAATTTTGAAGGAGACACTATTTTAAACTTACCAATGGGTCAAGGTTATATGTATTTAAGACAAGCTTTCTTTCAAGTTTTAGATTTTGTTGATAGCTTAGCTGATCATATTATACTTTCTGGGCATATAAAAGATGCTCAAGTTGATGATAAAGGTGAGCTTGTTATGGCTGCTAATATAGATTTGACAGGTAAAATAAAAAGTTTGATTTGTGCAAATGCTGATGCTATTGGTTACTTACATCGCAAAGGAGCTCAAACTATTTTATCTTTTAAATCAAAAGATGAAGTAACATGTGGTGCTAGACCAGACCACTTGAGAAATAAAGAAATAGTAATAGCAGATTCCTCTGAAGGTCCATTAAAGATTTCTTGGGATGAAGTATATGTAAAATAAAAAAGTAAGTTTAATAATTAAAAGTAAAAAAAGATGGCTTTAAGTACAACAGATTTGGGAACAGGCTCAGGGATGCCTAAAACAATTACACCAGGTAATCATGTTTTAAAAATTAATTCTATTCACTTAGAAGAGTTTACATTTATAGATGGTGCTTATCACTTGATGTTAAATGTAGAAACTCCTGCTATTGATGACTTTGAAGGTTTTATGATTGACAAAGATGATGAAAGTAAAGGACGCTATGCTGGTCAAATTGGTAGATTAAAAGCATCTCAGTATGCATTTGCTGATGGTGAAACTAAGTCTGGTATTAAAATTCAGAGAGATAGATCAATCATGATCTTCTTAAAGAACTTAGCACATACATATGGTATTGATGAGTGGTTTATTGCTCAAGATAACAAGTTTGACACTATTGAAGACTTTGTTAAACACTTCAGTGAAAATGCTCCAATCAAAGATAAGTATCTTAAATGGTGTGTAGGTGGTAAAGAGTATATGGGTAAAACTGGTTATACTAACTATGATTTATATTTACCAAAAGGTGAAGGAACTAAATATGCTTATGGTGATGCTGAAGGAGGTAAAGTTCTTGAGTATAATGAGGCTAAACACCTTAAAAAACTTGAAGTAACTGAGAAGAAAGAATTTGGTGCTGATGATGATTTATCTATCCCAAGCAAGAATGCTGCAGACTTCAGCTTAGATTAAAAGTAACAACTTTTGAGAAAGGGAGTCTCAGTGCTCCCTTTTTTATTCTTAAAATTTTTGGTATGATTTCAACAAAAGCAGTTATACATGACTTAAACCAAGTTCCTAGAGAATGGGTGTTTGAGTTCTATCTTAACTTAACAGAAAAGTTAACAGGACAAGATCTTAAAATCAAGTCAGTATTCTCTAATGAGAAAACTCCATCATTTTGTATTTATCCAAATAAAATGGGTCAGTATTCATTTAAAGATTTCTCATCCGGTAAGTCTGGTGATGCTATTGAGTTTGTAATGCAATATTTTAATCTTGAATCTAGAGGTGTTTCTGTTAGAAAAATAATGGATGACTATTCTGATTACATAAGCAAGAATGATATCACTCCTAGAGAATATAAACCTGAGAGTAGATATGAAGTTTCTGATTATGAGATCAGACACTGGAATAATCTTGATGAGGATTTCTGGATGAGTTATAAGATAGGTTCTAAAGTATTAGATGAGTATAATGTTCAACCACTAAAGTATTTTATACTTAGTAAGACTGATAGTGAAGGTGCTGTAAAAGAGCTCCGGTTTGAAAACAATTATACCTATGGCTATTTCAAGAATGATGGTACATTGTATAAAATCTATCAGCCTAAAAACAAGGTGAGTAAATTCATCAAAGTATCTGATTACATTCAAGGTTCTGAGCAGGTTACATTTCAAGCTAAGTATTTAGTAGTAACTAAATCTCTGAAAGATATCATGTCTTTTAAAACTCTTGGTATTGGTAATGTAGAAACAATTGCACCAGATAGTGAGAATACAGTTATTGCAGAAAATCTTATGAAGAAGTATATTCATAAGTATGCTAAAATCATATTGATTTTTGACAATGATGAGCCTGGTATTGAAGCAGCTAAAACTTACAAGAAAAGATATGGTTTTGACTATCTTATACTACCATATGAGAAAGATATATCTGATACTGTAAGAGCAAGAGGTATTCAAGAAACAAGAAACATAGTATTCAAATCAATAAAAGCACTATTATGAGTAAACCAATAGATTTTTGGACATATGAAGGAAAAGCATTTAAAGAATCTGATATTCCAGAAGGAGCTATTGGCTTTATTTACATTATGACAGCTATAATAGATGGTAAGTCTGTTTCTTATATTGGCAAGAAAAATTTCTTTGCCAATATAAAAAGACCGTTAGGAAAGAAAGCTCTTGCCGTAACTACTGATAAGAGACTTAAAAAGTACAGTATGGTTATTAGACCAGACTTTCTTAATTACTATAGCTCTAATAAAATACTGAAAGAAGCACATAAAATGGGAGTAAATATTAAGAGAGAAATACTTAGAATATGTTACTCAGGTATGGAGCTTACTTATCAGGAAACAAAACACCAATTTGTACATGAAGTGTTAGAAAAAGAAGAATTTCTTAATGGAAATATCTTAGGTAGATTTTATAAAGTAAAATAGACTATGAAAACACTTAAATGCATTTATAGGTATTTAGCTTTTATTGAAAAGCATGTTAAAAAATGTAGAGAAAATTCTCTATTTGGTAAAATGTAAAAAATAAACTGATGGAAAAATTCTTATTTGGAAAAGAAGAATGTAAGAATCTGATTGCAATGATTAAGTCACCTGATGAAAGTAACCATGAAATGGCAAAAACAATATTAGAATCCCTTGACATTGAAGATAATCTTCAGTGGGTTTTTATCATTATCGTATTTGCTGGTAAGTCTGAAAGATTCTGGATGCATAATAATTTCTATACTAATCTCACAAAAAGATTTGGTAGTTTTCTCCAAGCTTCTTTAGATAACAGAACAATGAGTTTGACACTCTTGAATACTGTTTTACCTAATGAAGTAAAGTTGAAGTCTCCTTATGTAGAGTTATATTTTGAATTATACTTTCTAGAAATGAAAAAGAGTCTGAATCAATATGGGTATGATTTTGTAAATGAAATTCAAATAAAAGCAAAAGATGAATAAAGTAGATTTACTAAGCAAGGCCAGTAAGGACCTTATGCTTAAAGAGCCGTATTATGGCTATTTTCTAATCCAGCTTAACAAGCATTGGAGAAATGACATTCCTACAGCAGGAGTTAGTAAGAATGGAATTAACTACCAGTTAGCAATTAATGAAACTTTCTGGTGTGAATTGACGGATCTACATAGATTAGGTTTGTTAAAACATGAGCTATTACACATTGCATTTGGTCACTTAACAGCTTATCACAGTTTTGCTGATAGAAGAATGGCCAATATTGCAATGGATTAATTCCTAGTCCCGCTATACAGTAATGTATAGTTGAAAGCTTTAAATTGACGGGAAGTTCCTAAAGCTTTATCTACCAAGTATAGGTGGTGACACACTATATGGCTGAAGTAATTACTCAGGTATGGTAAAAAAGATAAAGATGTCTAAATGGATAATCCGCAGCCAAAGTTCTTTAAAATGTTTGTGTAATAGAAATTAATTAGTATATTTGTTTTTATGAGACAAAAATTATTAATCACAGATGATATTATACAGCAATTATATGCAACAGGTTTAAGTTGTCAAAAAATTGCAAATAAATTAAATTGCTCAGAAAGTTATATTAACAAAAAACTCAAGAGCTTGAATATTACTAAAAGATCTAATTCTGTTTATAGAAAAAGATCATGGAATGAAAACTTTTTTAATACAATAGACACTGAAGAAAAAGCATATTGGCTTGGTTTTTTATATGCAGATGGTTGTGTACATGATACACCTAATGGTCAAAAGTTAATTACTTTATGTGTGAAAGATAAAGAAGTGATTGAAAAGTTTATTAAATCTATTAAGGGTGATTTTGTAGTTAAAGAATACAATAATGTATATGGTATATATTTAACAAGTAAAATCATGTTTAATGACTTATGTAAACTTGGTTGTATTCCAAGAAAATCTTTAAATCTTAAATTTCCTGATATCAATAATGATTATATAAATCATTTTATAAGAGGTTATTTTGATGGAGATGGTACAGTATTTATCTGTAATCCTAAAAATTACAACAATACAAATACTGTTTATAAATCAATCGGTATTGGAATATGTGGAACATATGAAATGTTAAGTATTTTATCAAAACATGCTCCAATTAATTTTCCAAAAAAAGATAAAAGAAAACTTAGTAATATTTGGTATTCTTCTACATTTGGTACAAATAAAGCATTAACTTTTTATAATTATTTATACAATGATGCTACTATTTGGTTAGATAGAAAAAAGAATAAATTTGAAAATTATTTTAAAGAAAGAGGTTCAGAGACTACAATAAGCCACCCTACTGGGGTGAAGGTATAGTCCGATCTGCAGGGAAACTTGCAGCTAACATAAATGATGGAGATTAACCAGTACATTGATTGTGCGTGGTTACCTGGTGGTGAGCATACAGCAGATGAATTTGCTAAAATTAAAGCAAAAGTCATGAGTGAGTATGATCAAGCAACAGCTAATGGAGCTACACCAGAAGAATTAAAAGAGATTATGTCTAAGTTGCCTCCAAGAGGTATAATGATTGATGATTATCATGAGTTGAATCTTGATACAAAGGCAGGTACTAAATACTACTATAAGAAGCTGAAAGAGGCTCAGGAGAAGAAAGAACAAACCGGTAGTTCTGGTTCAGCAGCTATGGATCAATTGCTTGATGAAATGGAGCAAGGTAATGGTCCTGGTTATGATCATAGTACATGGGATGAATTTGAAGGCATAGGTGAGACAGAACAGAAACTTATGGACCGTCAGATTCAGAGAATTCTTACTGAAGCTAAGGAACAAACTGAAAAGAAAAGAGGTTATGTTCCTGGAGAAATGTCTGCTCTTATTAAAGTAGAAGAATTTGTAAAACCAAAATTTGATTGGAGAGGTTATGTAAGAAGATTTACTGGTACAAGTACAAAAGTATATACCAAGAAACTTCAGAGAAAGGAAAACAGAAGATTTCCGGCTTTTCCAGGTCTAAAAATTAAAATGCGTCAACACATCTTATTAGCTATTGATACTTCAGGTTCAGTAAGTGATTCAGAGTTAAAAGAGTTTATGAATGAGATTCATCACATTTATAAAACAGGTGTTGATATTACTATTATCCAATGTGATACAAAAATCAACAGTATTGAGCCCTATAAAGGCAAGAATGATTTGAATATTGTTGGTAGAGGTGGGACTGAATTTGATCCCGTCCTAGAGTATTATGATGCAAACATCAGAAAGTTTACAAGTTTAATATACTTTACTGATGGTGAGTGTTATACAAGTATAAAGCCAAAAGGCAAAATATTGTGGGTATTATCTGAAAGATCAGACATGAATGATAGATTACCAGGCAAAGTTATTAAGTTAGAGTTATAAATTATTAAAAAAAAGTTATGAGCCAAGTTCAATTAAACCTAGATGAGTTAAAAGATTTCGTAAAGTATATGGTTACTAATAACCAACATATTCAAGCTAACGGTAAAGTTCCTGTAGCAGTGAATATAGAAGGTGATGCAGGTTTGGGTAAAACTTCATCAGTAAAACAGTTAGCTGCAGAGCTTAACATGGATATTATCAGATTAAATTTAGCAGAGTTTGAGGAATTGGGTGACTTAGTAGGTTTTCCCGTTAAAGAATTTGAGATTGCAAATGCAGAAGGTAAAACTACCTGGATTAATGAGCATCAGATTGATGCAGCAATGAAGAAAGGTTACAAAGTAATTAATAAGAGAATGGCTCATGCAGCTCCTGAATGGATTCAAGGTAGAGGTGAAGGTGGTTTCTTAATCTTAGATGACTATACCAGAGCTGACCATAGATTTATGCAAGCTACCATGACTTTGATTGATGAGCAAGCATATGCTTCTTGGAAATTACCTAAGAACTGGCATATTTTATTGACTACCAATCCAGATAATGGTGATTATAATGTAACTTCATTAGATATTGCTCAAAAGACTAGATTTATTTCTACAGAAGTAAAATTTGATGTTAATATCTGGGCTAAGTGGGCAGAGAAAGCTAGTATTGACAGTAGATGTATTAACTTCTTATTGATGAATCCAGAATTAGTTTCTCAAAGAATTAATCCAAGGATGATTACTACTTTCTTTAACTCTATTAGTTCTATCCAAGATTTTGCTAAGAACTTACCAATCATCCAAATGATTGGTGAAGGTTCTGTTGGTAATGATTTTGCTTCTATGTTTACTATGTTTATCAATAACAAACTAGATAAAATCATTGGTCCAAAAGATATCTTTGAGAAAGATGAGCAGTATGTGTTAAATACACTTAAAGCTGCTGTAGGAGATGGTGAAGATTTCCGAGCTGATTTATCTAGTGTAATTGCAACAAGGGTTGTCAACTATGGTTTAACTTTTGCTGAGAAGAATACTGTGTCTCAACCAATGGTTCAAAGATTAATTAAACTTACTACTGAGTGTGATTCTTTTACTGATGACTTGAGATATTATATTATCAAGGAATTAATCAATGGTAACAAAGTTAAATTTGCTCCATTAATGATGAATGCTAATGTAGTAAAGATGTCAGTAAAATAAACAGGACTAACCAGTTCCCTGTAAACACAACTAACTTAATTATTAACTATGATAGGGGTGGATTACATCCCTATCTTTTTATGTTTAAAAAATGAAAGCAAATATTTATATAGAAATAGATAATAGTGGTAACTTAACTACTAAACTTAAACACTTTGTCAATAGTGCAAAACCATTGTTTAATATTCAAGATATAGATTTTCAACCAAAGAAAGGTGATAAAATGTATATTTTACCAGGTGTTAACATCCCTAGAGTAAAAGTAAAACAGTTTAATGAAGAAAATGGTACTAAGACTATTAGAGATTTGAAAACTGCAGATTATATCTTTGGTTCTGATAGAACACAGAATGAGTATTTTGATGCAAGAGGTAATCATTGGATTTACAAGATGCCTGCATCTGATATTGAGCAGTTGATGGTTTATTTTACAAGTGAATTAGGGTGTGATCCAACTGATGTAGCAGATTTAAGAGACATAATTGAAGCTCACAAAACAGTTGAAGAAAATTTAGAAATTTACTACAACTATACAACCATGAATAATTTAAGAGATGTCAAAAATAGGCGTAATCTTAAAATTCATGAAAACTATGATGACTCAAATACTTATCATATGATTGATCCTGAGTTTCTTGAAGAAGTTGAAATGTTAGAAACTTTAACAATTTATAATGTTAATGCTCTGATAAATGCCGTTAATTGTAAGAATGTGACAATTGATTATGAGATGTTTGGTCAGTTAAAAAACATGTTTGAAAGTAATGACATAGATAATCATGTCTTAGCAATGGAGATCATGGCTAACTCAAATATTATTGAAAGTTTACTTTTCATTGAAATGCTGTTTAAAGAACATAGTTATCAGATGTATGGCAGTCACACAAGAAACCATGTAAACTTTAAAAGTTTATGTAACACAATTGGTAAAGATAGCTATAGATTTGTAACAGGTATTGATGATGTAGTTAAATCTTTGAGAACATTTAATGTACTTACAGCTGATAAATTAGATATCTTAATGAAGCATTATCATGAAGAAATCATGAGAAATGGTGATTCTACATTCTTTAAAGTTAAGACTATTACTGTTGCAGATAATGTGCATGAGATTCTAAATCAGAACTATACATATACTGTTAAAGATGATTATCAACCTATAGCTCAAGATGAAGAAGAAGTTGTTGTAGAAGAAGTTTTAGAAGAAGAGCTTGTTGAAGCTGTAAACACTGAAAGTTTAAACATAGAAAGTGTAGAAGAAGAACCATCTTTTGAATTATCAGATGTAAATGTAGTTGAAGAACCGGTTACTGAAACAGTTGAAGAAGTGGTAGAAGAACCTCAAGATGTTGTTGAGACTATTCAAGAAGAAGTTATTGTTGAACCTAATAAAGAAGAAGAAAGTGGAGACACAGAAATTGATTGGTTCTAATGAAGAGTTAGAGCAGTTCTATAAGAAGAAGTTTTACTTCAGTTATAGTGGAATTAATAAGTTATTATATTCCCCGGTGGTATTTTACAACCATTATGTTCTTAATCAAAGAGAGGACTCTACAGACGCGCACCTTGTTGCAGGGCGCGTTCTGCATTGTCTACTATTTGAAGAAGAAAAATTTGATGAGCAATTCTTAGAGCTACCAGGTAAGATGCCTACAGATAACCAAAGAAAAATCATCAGTGATTTATTTAAGATTCATTTGTCAATAGGTAATAATTCATTATCTTTGGAAGACTACTCCTATGATATTCTCACATTACTTCTCACAGCTAATCTTTACCAATCTCTTAAAACAGATAAGCAAAGACTTGACAAGATTCTTACAGAAGAAAACAAGACTTATTTTGAATTCTTGAAAAACAGTGTTGGTAAAACAGTTGTAGATCAAGAGACTCTGAGTGGCTGCAGAGTTCAGATTGAAATTCTAAGAAGTAATAAAGATGTTAGAGCTTTATTACAATTAGATAGAAAACCTGAAGATAATCATCTTGTTGTAGAAAGTGAGTTGCATTTAGCGTATGACAACCCTAAATTAAGCTTTGGTCTTCATGGAGTTCTTGATCATGTAGTTGTAGATTCTGAATCTAAGACTATATTCATCAATGATCTCAAGACAACATCAAAAGCAATCCAAGATTTTCCAGAGACTGTAGAATATTATAAGTATTGGATGCAAGCCGTTATTTATACTATTCTTGCAAATAACAAATATCTTGCTGACAAAGAGGATAAGTTTGATTGGAAGTTCCAAGTAACATTTATTGTTATTGACAAGTATAATCTAGTGTATCCATTCCAAGTTAGCCAAGAAACCTTAGAGAAATGGAAGGAGTCTTTTAATGAAATAGTGAAAACTATTAAGTGGCACTATGATAATAAAAGATATGACCTACCATACTCATTAGTTGTTAATAATGTAAAATTGTAGGTATTATGGCTTTAAATTCAGTGTATAGGAAATATTTCCAAAAATCCCAAGTGTTTTTATATCCGCTCTTGGGAATTAAAAGAGGTGCAGCTTATGTTCCTAAATCAACTTATGTTGCTTGGGAAGATAATGATGTTACCTCTGAGGATATGAAACTTGTATGTGTATATGAGAATGATGGATCAAATACATTTGATGTATTTGTGAAAACAGTGTTGCTTAAACATTCTAGATTATTTGGATATGTTAAAGCTGACTCAAAAACTAGTGTATTCACATTTGAGTTTTCTGATTTGGTAGCTGATTGGGACCATTTTTTAAATGGTAAGTATAGTAAAATGAATCTGAATTTAAAGGAAAAAATTCTAAACTTTTTTGATCCACAGACAGGTAACTTTCAATATGTAAAAAGCTATTTATACCCTGATAAGTATTATGGTGCTTATGCAGAATTGTTAGCTACTGATGTGGAAATATTAAAATCTGTAGGTGAGTTATGTAGCAAACCTGATTTGGAACAAGAAATGTTACAATTAGAGATTGCTAATTTAGGGTCTATAGAAGAAAGTACAGTAAATTTGTTAAATAATAAAATAAATACCTATGAAAAACACAATGATGATTGTCCAAGCAACTTGGAATGAAACACAAACTTTTAGATTAATTCCAATTTCAACAGAATGTCCTTATGTTGAATGTATTTTTGATCCAGCTACAAAAGTGTTTGTAATTATATCAAAAATTACTAAACAAAGTTTACACATGTTACCTAAAATGGATGAGAATGGTGATCCAATAGCATGTAAAACTAGAAGACCTAATGGTAGAAACTTCAAAGAAGAGAGAAACAAAATTGAAGTTTTTCAAGAGTATTATGTTGAAGATAGAATTGCTATTGAAGATTTAATCAATCTTTTTGCAATCAATGCTTCTACATTTGATTACAAAGCATTCTTAGAAAAAGTTGAAGAAGCAGTTGTATCTGAAGCAAACTAATGACTAATACACAGAGTGTCATTAGTGATGCTCTGTGTTTTTAACTAAATGGGGAAACAGCTTAACTGAATATTTTTATGGATTTAAAAAGTAAAGAATACCTGTTACATGAGTTTCCAGTTGGAAAACATAAAGGTGAAAGAATAAGTGAATGTAGAAGTCTAAATTATTTAGAGTGGATGTTTGAAACACTTAAACTAGATGATACTACAAGACAAGTAATAGGTCTTAGAATTTATCAGTTATCAAATCCTAATGCACAAAGAAGATGAGGACCAATTATGTAATGGACTACGAGACTTTAAAGAATTGTTTTGTGGCTGTGTATGAGGATGTTAAGTCTGACAATAAAGAAATATTTGTGTGTCATGAATCCAGAAATGATATCTTTGATTTAATAACATTTTTAGAACACAATATTGCCTATAATGAATGGCATATAAGCTTTAATGGCTTAGCTTTTGATGCTCAAATAACTCAGCATATTCTTAAAAATAAGCAGATGTTACTTGCAAGCAATGGAGACAAGATAGCAAGATTTCTTTATTACAAAGCACAAGATGTAATTAATAGACAAAACAATGGTGAGTTTGCAGAGTTTAAACCCAAAGACATCAAGATTAGTCAGATTGATTTGTTTAAACTTAATCACTGGGATAATCCAGCTAAAAGAAGTTCATTGAAGTGGATTCAGTATACAATGGATTGGACCAACATAGTTGACATGCCTATTCATCATACTAAGGAAATTACTGCGGATGAAATTGACATGGTTATTAGTTACTGTATTAATGATGTCAAGTCTACTAAAGCTATTCTGATGTTATCTAAGAGTCAGATTGATCTCCGGAAAAATCTAACTATGGAGTATAACATAGATTTATTCAGTGCATCTGAGCCTAGAATTTCTAAAGAATTGTTCCTGCATTTCTTGAGTGAGAAAACTGGATACAAGAAATGGGACCTTAAACAACTAAGAACTTATAGAACTCAGATTAAGTTTGAAGATATAATTCTACCTTATGTAAGTTTTGAGACTGCAACATTTCAAAATCTACTAAAGAAGTTTAAGGAGATTGTTTTGAACCCTACACATACTAAAGGAGGCTTTAAGTATTCCGTCCAGTATAAGGGTGTGAAAACAGATTTTGGTCTGGGTGGTGTGCATGGTGCTAAAACAAGTGGAGTATATGAATCAGATGATGAGATGGTAATCATGTCTTCAGATGTTGTCAGCTACTATCCAAACTTGGCTATTAGAAATAAGTGGGCTCCATACCATCTTCCTAAAGCAGAATTCTGTGAGCTGTATGAATGGTTCTTTGATGAGAGAAAAAAGATAAGCAAAAAGGACCCAAAAAACTATGTATATAAGATCATCTTAAATTCAACTTATGGTTTGAGTAATGATGAGAATAGTTTCTTGTATGATCCTGAGTTTACTATGAGAATTACTGTAAATGGTCAGCTTAGTCTAATGATGCTGTATGAGATGATTTGTGAAGAAATTCCAGATGTCATCCCATTAATGCAAAATACAGATGGTCTAGAGACAATGATTCCTAGAAAGTATTATGATAAGTATATGGAAATATGCGAGAGATGGCAGGATATAACTAATTTGCAGCTAGAGCATGATACATATAGTAAAGTAGTGCTTGGTGACGTTAATATTAGCGTCTTAACCTTGTGAATTGCTGGAATATCCTAAAGCTTTATAAACTACAACATGGCTTGAAAAGGCGGGTGTGAATGTTAAAAATTATAAAGATGTCTAATGGACAATCAGCAGCCAAGACCCTTTAAAATGGGTAAGGTTCAGAGACTATCGAAACTACAGTAATGTTAACTGGAAAGGAGTAGAGTACACTTAAATGTGGAAGTGCAAGGCAATTATTAATCTTTTGTTTGGTTATAACAATTATATTGCATATATTGCAGTATGAAAGCAAACAAAAATCATAAAAGGTGTGGTATTTATTGTATTAAAAACACTATAAACAATAAAGTTTATATTGGAAAATCAATAGATATCTACAGAAGAATTAAAGAGCACATAAATATGTTAAACTTAAAGCGTAAAGATGAAAATGCTCATCTTACAAATGCTTGGCATAAATATGGAGCTGATTCTTTTGAATATAGTGTATTAGAATATTTAGAAGCAGATGAAAAAAATGTTGCTATAAGAGAATTACATTGGATGAAACAGTTCAATGCTCTTAATAAGGAATATGGGTATAATTTAAGAAGTGATTCAGATTCAAAAATGATAGTTCATTTAGATACAAGTACTAAAATATCCAACAGGCTTAAAGCTGAATGGAAAGCTGGTATTAGAGATGGACATAGTGCAAAATTAAAAAGTTCTTGGAAACAAGACACTAATAGAAAAACAGCACAATCAGCATTGTTATCAAAAACACTTACTAAATATGCTTATGAGTTATACAATTTAGAACAAGTTTATATTAAAACTTGTACTTATCAAGAACTTATTGAGTTAAGTCTTAAAAACTGTATTGCTACATTCTGTAGAAAAAAACTTGATTACATAAAATTTAAAGCCTATTATATTAAAAAGATTAAAATTGAAGATATAGTCCAAACTAATTAGAAATAATTAGATAAGAAGTAATAATTACATTGCTATTACTGAGAGAAAGAAAGTAGACAAAGAAGTCTATGATGAACTCAAGAAAAAAGTTCCATATGATGTTTATGAAGAAATTGATGGAGAATATTTCTTCAAAGCAACTAAGTCAAAAGGCCGGTTTGAGTTTGCTAATCTAGCATTACACAAAAACAAAAGCTTCTTGATTATTCCAAAGGCTGTATTTATGTATTTTGTACATGGAATAAAACCTGAAGAGTATCTTCTTACTGAGAAGAACATATTTGATTACTGCGGTGGTGTAAAAATTAAAGGGAATTGGGAATTTGTAGAACATCATGTAGATGATGGTATATATGCAAAAGACAAATTACAAGATACATTGAGGTATTATATCTCTAAGACCGGTAGTAAAGTAATCAAACAAAACAGAGGAGACAACCGTGAGATTCAGATAGAAGCTGGACGCTGGTTGCAAACAGTTTATGTAAAACATGTAGAAAAGCCATTTGATGATTATGGTATCAATCTGAGTTATTACTTAGATAAGATTTATAAAGAGGTTGAATCTCTTGAGCCAGTAGTAAATCAATTAAAATTATTTTGACATGCCAAAAAGAATTAGCGAGTGTAGCAAAGCACATTTAATTAATGTGCCGCTACCACAACACGGATCAACTTATACAGTAATCAGCCACCAATTTGTGATTGATTATGTTCACCAAGCTTTAGCAACGGCAGGGTTTGTTATTTTACATGAAGAATACAGATGTACAGCAGATGGTCAAATAGCTCAAGGTATTCATAAGTTATCTTATAATAATGACCCTGAGTTATCAATGATGTTTGCTTGGACTAATAGCTACAACAAACAGATTAAATTTAAATGTATTGTTGGTGCTTACATTGAAACTAGCAGCACTGTGATGGTATCCGGTGACATGGGAGTTTGGATTAGAAAACATATGGGTACTGCAGACACTGAGACTAAAGATACAATTGATGAGCAGATTCAAAATGCACATCAATATTATGCTCAACTGTTGTCCGATAAGAATGAAATGGTTGACAAGACCCTGGACAAAAGAAAAAAGGCTCAGCTTTTAGGTATTTTGTTTGCTGAGTATGGAGTGTTAACTACAGAGCAAGCTAGTATTGTAAAGAACTTTATTGATAGACCAATGAAAAACTTTACAAATCCTGATAGCTTATGGACTTTCTATAATGCAGTTACTATTGCTTTACAACAGTCACATCCTAGAACTTGGATGGAGGACCAAAGAGTGTTACACTATTTTATAGATAGTATCTACAAGTTTCCTAAACAAGTTTACACAGCTCCAGTAGTTGCTGTTGAACCTGTAGAAGATGTAGTAGAAGAAACAGTTACTCCAGAAGCCTCTGAAGAAATTCCGGATCCTAATCAAATAAACATCTTTGATGTTATTGAAGAGGAAGAAATGGCTGTTTGTCCTTCACCAGCTGAAGTTATTGAAGAACCAGAAGTAGAAAGTGAGTTTGCTGCTGAAGACAATATTGATGATGTGATTCAATATACAGACCCTGCGGGAAATACATTTGAAGCACCTGTAGTGGACACACCTGTTTCTATAGAAGAAACAAAAACTGAAAAATTATCACTTGATGATATTTTGATAAGATTACCAAATGAAGAGAAAGCTAAAGAAGAACCAGATTTTTCATTAGACTTTACACCTTCAGATGAAGAAGAAGATTCTGATTTCATACCTGATTTGTTTTAATTGTTTAATTTATTTTTTTAAGAGGCGGGAAACTGCCTCTTTTTTTATCTTTGCAAAATGAAATTTTTAATGATTATACTAGTGCTAACTTCATGTGCTACCATGAGCGAACATGAGTGGAAAATGAAGCAAATGCATAAACAGGATAAAAAGATGATGAAAAAAGTACAGAGAGCTATAAAGCATAGTACAAAGTAGATGATGAGAAAGAAAAACATTGAAATTGTTCAGTTAATTCAGATACCGTTAATAAATCAAGATTTTATTTTTATATATGGTGTTAAGGATTATAAAAGATTAAGTACTTATTTTATTGGTCAACATGAATTAGCAAAAAGAGTCTATGCAGACTTTGATAAAACTAATCCATATACAGATGCATATGTTGAATTATATACAGAAGATAATGATGATTACTATTTAAGCTTTGTTCTTAAAAAAGTTGAACTAGGAATTATTGTACATGAGATAACACATCTTATGCAACACATAAGAACCCGCTTTTTTCCAAATGGAATAGAAAGGGAGTTTGAAGCTTATCTTACTGAATGGATATTTAATGAGATATATAAAATATTAAAAGATAATAAATTAATACAGTAATCATGGAAGAACAACAAATCAAAAACCAAATTGAAGAGTATAAGAAACTCTTAACTGGTGATCTTTTTGCTGATGGTGATATTCAGCAAAAAATTTATGACTTAAAAAAACAACTGAATCCTAGAATTGAAGAACATCCTGAAGAGGATGATGATGAGGGATGCTTAAACTGTGGTAGTTAATGAGTGAAGAAAATGTATCTTATAATGACACAATCCGTATTGTAAGGATTGTTATCAAGTGTTCTGATTTATTATCAGACTATGATCTTTTAGAAGGTTATGTGAAGATTAAAAAAAGCAAATATATAAAGCATGAATTAAAAGAAACATTCTTTAATCTTGGTGAATATATTGATAAGTTTAGCTCAGCATTCTTAAAACCTTTTGTAGAGGAAGATGATATGACTCAGATGGAATTGCAAGCTATGTTTAATGAGTTTAATAAAGGTATTTACATTGATAACCCCCAGAAAACAGCATTCATATTACTCTATTCTAAAGTTTATTCTATAATGAATGATCTTTCAGAAATGGAATATAATGATACTATGCTAGAAGGGTTGCGTAATATATGTAAAGATTTTATTAATGAGTGTTATAAGAAACATTTTGGATTATTTAACATGCAACACAATGATGAAAATTTAGTAGTTACAATTATAACTGCTATAGATAGTTTAGGTAAAAAAATAATGTACGGTAATAAAGATGAAGGTAGAATTGATTGATCACTTTGGAAGTGATAAAATGGTAGTAGATGTTGCCCGTGTAAGTTATAACAAAGAAGCTAGTAACTACACAGAAAAACAAAATAATAAGCTTATTAAATACTTATGGAATCATAAGCATACAAGTCCTTTTAGACATTTGTCATTACAATTTAGAATTATTTGTCCTATTTATGTGGAAAGACAATTGTTTTAACAAATATTGTTTTTAAAGATTAAACTATTTGGAATTATTAAATTTAATAAAGAAAAAAAACAATATTTAATAGAACCTTATATGTGGGAGCGTATAAGCAAACTCATTGAATTGCTGGAAAATCCTACTCTTAACCAAAGACAAGAGGACAATCAGCAGCGAAGCTTTTTAGGGGAAACTCAGGAAGAACGTTCAACGACTATCCAGAAATGGAGTACACTCAAGTGAGTGGAAGCGGTGAGAACCTAGAACAGGTTATGATATAGTCTGCTCTGCATAGTAATATGCAGCAGTTCATAAGAGAACGCATTAAGAGTAACGAACTTAGTGGAACATAAGGAAACATCAAGTGGGAATATCAATTAACAGTATTTCAGGAAGATATGTAGATTTCTCAGATACTTATACTATGATTGATTTTTGGAGAGAGCAATCTAAAGATAGTAAACAAGGTAGTGCAGGTGTATTAGATACTGATACACAAGAAAAATGTAACATGATTGAGATGCATGTGTTTGAAACTTGTAAAAAAGCTTATAAAGATTTAATAGAATTAGGTGTAAGTAAAGAACAAGCTAGAACTATATTACCTCTTAACTTAAATACTACATTCATCTGGACGGGAACATTTCTTGCTTTTATGCATATGTGTGCTTTGAGACTTAAACCAGATACTCAGTATGAAACAAGAAAAGTTGTTGAAGCAATGTTAGGTACTTTAAGAGAGATTCCTGAAAACCCTTTTGAACAATTATTACAAATTATAGATTCAGAATTAATATAATCAAGATGAATTTTTTAAGATATTTGATAATTAATGGTGTTCAAAGGTGGGGTTCATTTATGTGGGTAGGAACTCATGTAAGTATGACTCAAACTGATTGGCATTGGATGTTAGAAACTATCTTATGTGTTGGTTTAGATATAATTTTAGTTATTGGTTTATATTTAGAATGGTTAGAATATAAAAAAGATAAAAATAATGAAAAAGCAAATTGAAGCTGTGCGAAAGTTCCATGAAACTTTCAAACAAGAAAATGGTGTAAAGCCAAGATTACTTAATGAAAATGAATATGCATTAAGATATAATCTTATGGCTGAAGAGAACAAAGAGTATTTTTTAGCATGTGAGAATCAAGATCTTACAGAAATTGCTGATGCTCTGGGTGATAAACTTTACATATTGTGTGGCACTATTTTAAAGCATGGTATGCAAGACATCATAGAGAAAGTATTTGATGAGATACACTCTAGTAATATGAGTAAAGTTGGTGAAGATGGTAAAGCAATCATGAGAGAAGATGGAAAAATATTAAAGGGTTCAAACTACTTTAAACCTAACTTAAAACAATTTATTGAAAATGCTGAGAACAAATAAAAATAGAAACAGAAGAACTGCAATAAAATTAGATCTGAGAAGTCCAATAAGCTACAAAAGATTCAAGTTTAGAGAAAACAGAAAAGGTGTTATTAATCATATCAGAAGAGATAACAGGATTAATAACATAGTAAATGATGATTTAAATTAATTGTTATGCATGTAGGAGCATTTAGAAAAGCAATGGTAGAAGCATATTTAGCAGGTGCTAAAGTTATGGACTGTGGTTGTTATGACACACCAACTAAAGAAGAAGCCAGACAATGGTTTGATGATGAGTATGGTAGACAAGAGTCAGAAGAATGTGACTGCTGTGATGATGATGAATAAATTAGGGAGAGCTTTCGGGCTCTCCCTTTTTTTTTCTATCTCCCCTGTCCTTTGTAAGACTTTCGGTAGTTTTTTGACCTTTTACTTTTTGAAGTTTTAGTCTTTGCATGTACACCAGGTCTTGATACTTTTACTCTTGAAAGAGCAGACCCTGTTGAAGTTTTAGCTGCCATTATATTTGTTTTTAATTATTACCTAATTCTTGTTGCACCTTTGGATAAGTTTTTCAATGCAGCTTCAGGATCTCCAATACCACCTGTTAAACCTAACATATTAAAGATTCTTTTGTATGTCTTTAACTCACCTTTTTTCTGCCACCAGTAAGGACCTACATCTTTCTTGTATCTTACAGCTTCATCATTTAAAGTGATTAAATTTAAAACATCACCAAAGATTTCAATATAAGTCAACAAGGTGTTTCCAAATGCAGTAGTAGTTGATGTTAACATTTTAGCATAATCATCTGCACCAAAGTTCATACCTGCAATTGATGGTAATGGAATAAAAGCACCTGTTTCAGCTTGTGCACCTAATAACAGTAACAGAGCATGATTAGAAATATAACCATAAGTGTTAAATTCATCTGTAAATAGGGCCCCTGATTTAGCTTTTATTTTTTTCCATTTGTCTGGATCATCATCATCAAAACCAAATAACATTGATGCAAGTAATGCAGAAGCAACAACTATTAAACCTTCTGTTGCAGCTTTTTTCATTGCTCCTTTTTCATCATCTGTTAAAAACTGATAGTCTGTTCCTTTAGATTTAATTATTTTATATAAAGCTTGAAATGCTTCAACATAGAAACCTTTTGTAGTTCTACCCATAGCCCAATCATATCTTGCTCCACCAAAATTTTCTTTAGACATATCCATACCAAAACGGTTTGCAAACATTGGAGTAAACCATTTTCTCATGAAAAAGAACATGCGGTACATGATATACTTGTTACCTTCTGGTTGACCAAACTTATCATAAACCCCAAATAGTGCTCTTGATGTTCCTTGTAGTTTATTTTTAAACTGCTTGAAATATTCTGATTTAGCAATAACAATCTCCTGACCATTTTCAAGTTGTATCTCAGACTTAATACTGTTTTTAGCTTTAAGTTCTTCTAAAGTTACATTGTATTTCTTTGCAATATCTTCTAGCTTCTCACCTTTAGTATAGACATGAAATACAGATTCATAATTCCAACCAGGATGAATACCTTCTTTAAGTTTAAGTATCCCATTTTCATCTTTTTCCCAAGCATCAACATAATTTATTAAGCTTTTTGAACCATCAGAATAATTCTGATGAATTTTTTCTGCATGTAAAAATGAACCAAACAATCTCATTGCAACTTCCATTTCACCAAACTTACGGTGCATGTACATCCAGTCACCGTTTACTAAGTCTTTGTATAAAGATCTATAAACAGGTTTACCATTTTCATCTGTTGCTTTAAAGTTAGGATCAAAAACTTGAACTAACTGTGTAGAAACTGCACCAGGACCTATTTCATAGATTCCTTTAGTACTCCATTCTAACATTGCTTTAGTTGTCCATGCTGCAGATAGTGCTAAATCTCTTCCAGATATAAATCTATTTCCTGAAGCTTCAATAATAGTTTGAATATAACCTGAAACCTGGTTTTTAATATCAGATGGAATGTTCAATGCTAATGCTGCTCTACTAGATCTACTTGTTAATGTGTTTAGCCATTTACTTAATACAGGATTGTTCTCTTCTATACCTACAACTTGTCTTCCGTGATACTCTCTTTCAATTAGTGATCTTACTTGACCTGCTCTATTATTAATAGAGTTAGATCTAGTTGGATGTTGTTGCTTCTTTCTTAAAGTATAGATACCTTTTGAAAATGCATCTAAGTTTTTAGGTTGATTAGCAGGATCTTCTAGAGTTTCTAATATAGAGTTTACTAATGGTAAACTTTTAATTAAATTACTTTGTGTTTGTACAGAAAGACCATATTTAAACAATGAATTAAATACATCAGCATCTACAGTATCTGCATCCAAATTATAAATACCAGTTACAGGAATATATGAAATCTCATTTCCTTGTAAGTCTGTATTTACTAAGTTGTTTTCTGCATTATAGTTAAATTGATCTAAGTTATCTTGTACAGACTTACCAAAAGATTGCTTTAACCATTCTTTTACATTGTCTCTTACTTCTTTAAATCTTTCACCATACTCACCTTTTTGTAAAACTTGGTAGTAATCTCCTCTTTCAATACCATATCTTGGTAAATCTAAATAAAGCTTACCGTAACTTGAAGCACCTTCTTGCAATTGTAAGTGGTATTCCTTCATTGTTTCTAGTAACTTGTATTCAGGAGAATTAGGATCAGCTTTCATTTTTTTAAACTTCTCACTAATGAACTTACTATCCTTTGCACTGTTTTTAGAGCTTGGGTTAAAAGATCTTGGTAAGAAGTTACCCTTATTATCAACAACCTTACCTATATAGTCTTTTCTTGAAGCACCTCTTGGTATAGTTCTATATTCATTTTTAACTTCTCTTCTTGAGTGTCTAATGTTAGGAACACCTATAATAGAGATAACTTCACCTGTTAAGTTGTCTTTTATCTTTGTAGTGATAAAGTGTTTTGGATTGTTAGGTTTGCTGTAGGAATTAGCTGCGGTTCTCTGGTATTTTGTAACCAGTTTTTTATCTTCATAAACCTGCAATTTAACATGACTTAGTTCAAACCATTCAAACAAATCAGCATCATATAAGTCACTTTCTGGATCTATCAATTCAGAAAACAACTGACCATTAATAAATTGATCTACTGTAACATCAGTAAAAGCAGGAATGTTATCATACTTTGACATGTGTCTTTCTAGTTCATCCATATAGTAATCTGTTGGATACTTACTAGAAATATCAGATAATTCACCTATTACTTCTGACAAAGTTTCAACTAATGTAACATCTACATCTTTCTTAGCAGATAGTAATCTATCTAGTTCTTCCGCTTCTTCAACAGTTAATTCTTCATCTTTTGATTTGATGATTAATTCTTGTAATGTAGCAGAATCATCTTTTGATAAACCAGTGTATTTATCTAGTTTTTGTCTTACATCAATAATATTTTGTTGAATGTCTCTGATTTTTTTCAGTCTATCTACTCCTAGTTGTGTAGGATCTGGTTGACCAAAGTCATCTTTAAATGTATATAGTAAGTCTAATATTTTTTTATACTCATCAGATACATTGTAATCTGTCTTCAATTGCTCATTAATCTGAGCTTGTATAGAATTTAATTTATCAAACAATCTAGTTCTCTCATCATAGTATTCCTGAGAATAAACAACTCTAACATTTTGTTTTTGCCAATCTCTAAGTAACTTAGCATATTCTTTACTATCTTTTTTGATATCTTTTGTAAGTAATTCAGACACAAACTCATTATAAGCAGTATCTAATGAATTAGTAATTGGAACCCACTCATAAAACTTGTTTGTTTCTTGTCTGTGTTTAATTAATAATTCAGCAATAGACTTGTCATAAATACCTTTTGCAGGATCATCTACTTTTGGAGTACCATCTTCATTTTGTAAAGAATACAATCTTTGATAAGTTTTGAAAGCTTCTTGTAACTCACTGTGTTTTTCAAATCTTTCATACTCTTTTTGCAAACTGTTTTGTAAGTTGACAAAGTTTTCTAAAGCAGATCTTCTTGCAGCATAAGCTAATGACCCTATAGGAGACTCATTAAATATATCATCTTTTTCATAATACTCTAATGTATACTCTTGCCACATATAGTCTTTACTAAACTGTCTTAAATCATCAAGAGCTTTAGCAATTTTTACTTTGTCATCAGATTTTTTAGCTTCTTCATATTCATATTCTAATTTATCAAGCTCAAATCTCCATCCATTTCCAAATTCATTTGCAAAAGTGTAAACATCTTTAGCCTCATACTTACCTGTTTTTTTATTAAAGTAAAATATCTGGTCTTTTTCAGCAACCATGTCTCTAATCTGAGTAGAATTCATTTTGCTAAAGTTTACTTGTGGTAGTAACACCTCTAACTTAGATCTAAAATCCTGAGACATTCTCCAAACTTTAGTTTCTACTTCAGTCTTTTGGTTTTGAATATACATTGCTAAAGGGCCCACAATAATATCATTGCTTGAACTGTAAGATTCTAACCATCTGTTAAACCAACTTACATCCTTTGCATGTCCTGTAAGAGCTTCTTTTATTTTATCTTCATTTACAACATAGTCATTGTATTTTTTGATAAACTCTTTAAGAATATTTTCTGGAACACCTTTTTCATAAAGTGCTTGTGCATCTTCTGGAGTAAACTTCTGGTCAACAACTTTTTGGTATAGTTCATCAACAGCTGCTTCTAAATCAGATTCAGAGTATGCTTTCTTTAAAGCAATACCTAAATTAGATTTTAACTCTTTATTTACAAATTCATTCATATAACCTGTGATTTCCACAAAGAATTGAATGTTACCTTTTTTATAAATCTGAGCAATCTTAGAATTAATTACAGTAGCATTATTAACAATACTAGTAATAAGTGAATAGAACTCACTGTTTTTATCAACATCAACCTGGTCTAACAGTTCATTAATTTCATTAATTACATTTAACCAAGATTGTGAAGTGTTTTTATAAAGACCAAGTAAAGCAATAGTATTTCTATTATTGATTAACTCAGGTCTTTTATTTATATTATTTAGCTCTTTAATTATGTTGTTACTTGATGTATTAATCCTGTCAACACTATTAATTAAAGCCGCAGCCATTTGTTTTGTTTTTTCCAAGTCTTCTAAATCTTCATCTAATAAAGCATTTAGGTTATTGATATTTTGATAACCTGCAAGAATTTCTTTTACACCCGGTAACAAGTTTGTTGTATTCTGCTTTTTCAAAGCTTTTTCCAACATATCTCTAGTTACTTTATCAGCTTTGAAGTCTTTGATTTGATTAACAATCTGTAAGTTACTTGCATAAACTTCATTTACTATTTCTTGTAAAACATTACCTTTAGTACTAAGTGCAAGTTTATCTGCTTCTGTAAAGATGTCTCTAACATACATTACTAAATCATCCTGAGTAATGTTAACTTCTCCAAAATCAAACATAGTGTCATCAAGTAGCATCTCAGCTAATTCATCAAGTGATGTTGATTCATTTAGGTTCTTTAAGTTTACACCAGTCCCGAATACATCACGTAATAACTGTTTTAATGAAGCTAATAACTTGGTTATAAAAGATTGGAACCCTTCTGTCTCAATTTTTTGTTCAAGTTTATTTATTGATTTAAACTGTAAAGCAAATGCTAATGCTTCTTCTTTAAATAAATCAGAGTTAATATCTAGTTCTGGATATGCTTTTGTTACATATGAAATGATACCTAAACCTTCTTCAGTGTTTGCTAGTTGGTCAAATAAATTATTAAATAACTTAGGATTTGTCTTTCTTATACCTTGAAGTAATGGGTGAGAAAACTCATGTAAAAGAATTCCTGGTTTTACATTATCTCCAACAATGAATACAGCTCCATTGTAGAAAAATGCAGGTTCACCTCTATATGGTACAGGATTGTTTTTAAGCATTTCTGTAGCTTGCTCTGGTGTTAAATTATGATAATTTACACCAAGCTTAATAGCTAATTTAGATGCTATAGCTTCAGCAACTGCTTTTGATGCTTGTTGATTTACTGTATTTAAATCAATTGGTATAAATGGAATGTTATCATCTGTTCTTATAAACATAGGTTTTTGAGAACTATCTTTTTCTGAAGCTGCCTTTAAACTTATAATATTAATTAAATCATCTATAGAAATTTTTATAGTTTTTAGCCTATCTGTACTGTCTGAAAAACTTACAGAAGAAAATTCTTGTTTTAAAAATTGACTATATTCAGCTTTAAAAGCATCATAAAAGTTATTAGGAAAATGTATATATTTAATCTCATTATTTTTTAAAGCTTTTAAAGTACCTAAGGCAATAGTATATCTATTATCTACAATAACTTTAGCTTTTGGTTGTTTACTTACATCAGTTTTTAAAAAATCTTCCCATAAAAAAAACCCTTTTGGATTAGGGTTATAAATAGAATCTGATTCTAAATCTCTTCTATAAAAATCTAAAACAGCAGTAATTAAACCAAATATATTCCTTCCTTTATTGTCTACTGCAATAGAAAACTTATCATTACTTTTTTTATTAACATATAAGTTAACATTTTCTAACTCTACTTTTTCAAAAGGTGTTCCATCTAGTCTAAATATTTTTTCTTGTAATTTTTCTGTAATATTAGATTCTAATGTTTTTTCTAAGTTGTTAATGTTTTCTAGTGTATTAGGTACAACAGCATTATCAGCTATTGCTTGTCTTTCATCATATCTAACTTTCAGTTCTTGAAGTTTTTCAAACAAAGACTCATTAGGTTCTGCTCTATTGATAGTAACAATACTATCTCTTCTGTATGTAGAAGTTCTTTGATCTTTTAGTTTTATCTCAGTATCACTAAAAAGCATTTGACCATTTGTTTCTAAGCCATACTTGTCTACAGCAAGTTTAGTGAGACTCTCATTGAGCTCACTAAACTTTGCTGTATCAATTATTGTTCTTATATCATTTGTTGCTTTCTCTTTTTCTAAATACTTGATAGAATTTACTTTAACTTCACAAACCATTTTTATACACAATTAAAAGGATCAGATTCAAAACCTAGTGATGCAAGAATTTCATCATCTGAGATACCTTGTTTATTATTTAATATTTCTGTTATGTCTTTATACATTGTAGAACCTGGGTTTAAATACCCTAGTTCTTCAAACAGTCTCTTACTTAAATATACAAATAATTCTTGAGGCATTTTGTTTACATTACCTATTCCTTCTATAGGAAAAGCAATTTTGCTCCCTGAATCCTTAGCATCTTTAAGCTCCTGAATTTTTCTATCAAAATAGTTTTTCACACTTTGATATTTATCAGCTGCTAAGTTACTAAAGTTATCACTTCTATCTGCAGCATCATTACCAAAACTTGTAATAAAAGGTAGTGCAGTGTCAGGTGAAACAAATCTTAAAAATGATTGACTTCCTATAGTAACATTTTTATCTAACTCATGTTTGCTTGCATTGTATACAAAACCTACTGTAGAGTTAGAACTAGTTAATTGTCTATAATAATCTGCAGTTTTAGTTTTAGCATCATCAAAAATAAATATGTTAGGATCTGATGTTGTAGTAAGATTATTAGTTTGTTCTTCTACAGCTTCAGTAGCTGGTTGAGCAACACCACCAGTACCTACTTTACTAAAATTAATGTCAGTAAAATAGTTTTTAAATCTAGATTTTTCTTTGTTACTGAAACTATTTTGAGCATTAAACTTATTATAAAAATCTTCTAATAGTCTAGATGCTTTACCTGGATCAGCCAAAAGTTTAGTAAAGTCATCAACAGCAGTATCCATAATATTTAAGAATGGTTCTGTGCTTACATAAGGAACTAAGTTAGCTTTAGTCTTATTAATACCAGATTGCATATATGCAAATAAAGGTAGTCTAGAAAATAAATCTGATATATAATCAATATCTTGATCACTTAGATTTAAATCTTTTGCTAATGTTTTTAATACAACTGGGTCAGCTAAATCAGTTAAGTTTTTAGTGTAAATGTTAGCTTTAATGTTATCAATGTCTCTGTCAACTAACTCAAGATTAAACATTGTGTCACTTGTGTTATTGTCAACTTGAAGTTTAGATAGTATATCAAACTTGTTTACAAGTTTAGGATTGCTTGTAATAACATTATAGATTCTTAAAGCAAAAGCATTTTGAGGATCTCTAAACATGTGATTTACATTCAAAGTATTATCCAAAGCTCTGTTTGCTAAGAATTCTTCATACTCTGCTTTCTCCATTCCAGTTTCAGCAATTGGATATACAGATCTTAAATATTCTCTTTCTATTACAAATCTTGCATAAGTTTCTGCATTGTTACCTTTAGCAATTGTAAATGTATTATCAGGAACTGGATGTAAACCTAATTGAGAATAATTGTTTGGCTCATCAGCTTTATTACTCCATTCTTTAGAGTTATATTTCTCTAATAAATTTTTAAGGTTGTAATATAATGTTTTGCTACCATCTGTATTTGTTTTTACAAAAGCACCAAACTTATCAGAAAGCATTTCTTTAGTTGGAACTTCTTTTGCATCATAAGACATGTAACCTTTTTTGATATCTGTTTTACCTAATGCATTTTGAAAAATATAACTTACTAAGTCATTTCTAAATGTATTTAGATAGTTATCTCTACCATCTTCACCAAATGTAGTTTTAATATTTTCCACTAAGTTATTCTCATCATCTTTTTGCTTTAGGAAAGCACGGATTGCTGGGTTATACCTTAACTTAAATAATGGAGCAGCTAATGATAGTGCAAGTTTATTGTTAAAGAAAGAACTAATAATAGAGTCTTTCATCAAAGATGAAATAATTGGTTGTAATTCAGGATTGTTTTCTAAATTTTCTAGTCTTCCTTCAGATGTTTCAATGTCAGATAATACAGACTTAGTATTTGTATCTGGATTTGCATTCATTTTAATCTGAGTAATACCTTTAATTTGGTCTTCAATATCTAAGTAATGTAAGAACATAGTTAAAGATAGATCAGAAGATTTAGCACTGCGTACATTTTTAGACTCCTTAATTAAATCTAACATTTCTTTTTCAGTAAACTGTTTGCTTTTTCTATCTTTCATATAGTTATCAAACATCTCACGTCCAACTTCAAATCTAGTAGTACCTTTACTTTTAGATGGTAAAACTGAAGGATTAAAGTATTTGTCAATAATGTTAGAAGCTGCTTGGTATTTAACAAATGATTTTTGATCAGGAGCTTTACCTAATACTTCAGCAAAAGTAGATTTAGCAAGACGTTGTTCAGTTACATACTCTCTTACTAATGGTTGAGATACAAAATAAATAGCTTCTTTAACTGGTACACCAGCTTTTACTAAATATAACAATATAGGTGCAACTTCATAGTTACCTTGGATAAAGAAAATCCATGCATCTTTCTCAACATCCACCCAACCGTTCATAGCTTGGGAGAATACATCTGCTATTTTATTTGTGTTATCAACATCATATAAGTTAGATAAAGAAATTCTCTCTTTACCATTAACTGTTCTTACATTATGTCTTAAACCTAGAGTAGTACTTCTTGATTGACCTTTGTAGTTAGTGTATGTCTCCGGCATTAGGGCCCCAATTGAGTTTAATAATACATTCATTGTATTCTCTACAGCACCTAATCCTAATGTTTTCTTACCAACAATATTAGATTCATGTTTATATAAGTTATAAAGTGGTTCTAATACTCTTGTTGCACTGATAATTTTTTTACCTTCTTCAGGTTCTATTGTTGTATCAGTCATGTAATTCTTAAATGGATCAAACTCCATTACATCTCTAGCTAAGTCTTCAGCAATACCTTTAAGTAGGAAAGTACCATTTGGTGTAATAAGTGATACAAAGTTTTGTGGAAGCTCAAGTATTTCTTTGATGTCATTCATCAAATCATTTTCAACACCAGCTTTTTGTTGTTTAAAAACTTTTGTTATTGATTCTTCTTTGTTCTCTTTGATGTTCTGTGAAGAAGCTTTCAACTCCTCCGTGTTTTTATAGATTCTTTCTTTAAGCTTACCATCCATGTCTATATTAGTCATGAAGATTGTAAGTTTATCAATATCAAAGTCACCCCCTGACTTAGCAACTATCTCAGCTGGAGGTATGATTATGTTACCTGCTTGTGCTGGCAAGAATTCATACACTTCCATAAACTCCATAGAGTTTAGACCTTGAACCGGAATCCTAACCCCTACAAGAGTTATTGCTTTTCTGTTAACACCATTATTTGCATCTAACCATTCATCATCTTTGATAGCTCTGTTTAATGTCTTGATATCACCAATGATTTGTCCATTATATTCAAGATTTAACAAGTTAGCATAGTCCCCCTGCAATGCAATCATAACCTTCATTGCTCTAGTTTTACCATCAGCCCCTTGATGATATGTAGGAAGTAGATTACTACCAACCCATTTTTTCTTATCTGCATCAGTAGCATTTCTGAACTTAGGAGATTCTGTAAGGTTATTTTCATAAAAAGCAGAAGATACTTGTACAAGTGGTTCTCCTTTTACTTTTTGTTTGATAACTCTCTTATTAATTAGAGATAATAAAAGTTTCTCAATTTTTAATGCTTCTGGATGTAAAGACAAATCATGTAACAATTCACCACTATCAAGAGCATCAATAAAATTTATCATATCATCACTGTAAGATTCTTCTCTTTCTAAGTTATTTCTAACAAGTGATAATAGTTTTCCAATACTTTCTTTGTCTCTTGGTTTATAACCACCATCCGGAGTTTCATCAAAACCAATCTCTTCTAATAATTCTAATTTAACTAACTCAGTATAATCAGATACATTATCAAGATATCTTTTTACCAATGGAGACACTACATCTTCTTCATTAGGAGAATTGATTACACCATTTTCATATAAGTTATCAAGAATTAATTTTCTCATCTGAGTAGAGAAAATAGATTTACCTTTAAACTCAGAGTTAACTTCTGTCTGATTCTTTAAATATTCTGTAAAGATTACATTTTTTGTAAATGGTACATTTTTTATAATGTTACCATTATCATCAATTATAGCATCTCCATTACCTAAATGACCAACTTTAGAACCTGATTCAAAAACCACATAGTCCATACCTTCAGCTATCATTTTTTCATTCAAATCATACAGTGGTGTGCCCTTTTTAGCTACACCTGGAATGATTGGAGCAAGTGAGAATTTATGGAAAGATACAAGCGGTAAACCTGTAGTTTCCATAGCACCACAATATTGTAATTTATATGGAGGAAAGTAATGAACAATATCTGCTACAGATACTTCTTCACCATTAGCTAATTTTTTATACAACTCTTCTTGTTCTGGTAACCAGTTACCTTCAAGTTCTTTTAAAATTCTATATGTTTCAAAACTGATGTGACCTTGACCATCACCAATCTTCATACCTTTATATTCTTTTAAAGCAGTTTTTGCTAATTCTTCTGCCTTAGCTTTATCACCTAATCTTTTTGTGTAATCTTTTACGAGAGCATCATAGTACTCATCATAATATAAAGATTCTTTTATTTTTCTTTCTTTAATAATACCTGTAGTTAGAGTACCGTCAAATGGCTTTTTGGTAGGATCAAATAACTTAGTCATTTTGTTTACAAAGCTTCTTGATTTTAAATCAGAAGCAAAACCTAAACCACCAGAACCAAAACCTGCATTACGCTTATGGAACTCTTCTTTAGCATGGTTGTATTGTGCTAAATCTCCATAACCAAGAATAGCAGTCTCAAACTTATGTATCCAAGAATTATAAGCATATGCTTTTAATAATGTTGTGTCAGACTCATCTACAGTAAGCTCTACACCTTTACTCTCTACACGGTTTCTTAATGCTGGGTCAATAAATTTAGCTTTATCAAGTTCAGTTTTTAAGTCTTTTGTTAATAGATTAAAGTATGTAGCTATATCTTTTCTTATCTCTGCTGTAAGAGCAGGATTGTCTTCATATACATCTTCAAAATTAAAACTAGTATTTTTGGTGTTAGATGCTTGGTCTACAATTTTGTAGATTTTTTCTTGAGTAGGTTTAGATAATACATCTTCAAATGCAGTAAGTGCTTGACCAGACATAACAACTTCACCTGTTTTTCTTTCTACATCTCTTGTATAACCTGTAAATTGACTATACTTATCTAAGTCAGAGTTAAATCTAAAGATTCTATTTACTTCACCCGCTAAGTATCCAGATAAAATATCAAATGCATAGTCTTCACCAGAATTAGTAGTAGGTAAAAATTTCTCTAAATCAATATATAAGTTCTTTGCAGATTTATTACCGTAAGTATTAAGACCATTTTTTAACACAATACCTTGTGACATTTGCTTAGAAGCATGTCTCATGAACTCTTCTACACCATTCATCAACATAGTATGTATCTCTTGTAAATATTTACTTGTAGCATCCATTGATGCTGTAGAAATACCTGTTGACTTATTAGTGTTTTTATCTATTAACTGTGTTCCTGCTACATTCTGAATAACCAATTTGTTATCTTTTTTACCACCAGGATTATTTACATCTAATAGACTATTAAACAATGATTTCAAAAGTATTGAATGTGGAGTATAGGTATTATTGTCATATGCTAAATATCTCATATGTCTGAATATACCATTAGGGTCCGCATCAGGGTTTGTTAATTGTTGCCATGACTTAGCATGGTTTAATGAAGTCATTATTCTTGTAAAAGTATTATCCAAGAAATGTTCCCATACTCTATTTCCTTCAGGGCTTATTGCACTAAAGTTAGAATACTTATCAGAAAATCTTACTTGGATATTAGCAAGCTCTTTAATTCTTGAAGAAGAATCAAAAGCTTTACCTGGATCTAATGAACTTGGTAATGCAGACTTTAAATACTCAAGTGGATCTTTAACAAACTTAGCTTTCTCTGAAGAGTTTGTATTATTAATATGCTCAAGAGATTCAAAAATATGTCTAATACCAAATTTATTTATAAAGTTTGGATCAGATACTACACCAGCAATTGTTGGATTAGAAGTATCCATCATAATCCCTAATGCATTTAAGAATGATACAACATTCTTAGGGTTTAAATTATTCTTAAAGTCTTTAACTAATCTATCTAAGTAAAGCACTTTATTTTCTGAGATATATTTAGATTGAGCTACAGTCTTAAAATTAATTTGCCAGTCTCTTAAAACTTTGCTTCTATCAAAATCAGTTCTTTGAAGTCTTGCTTCTGCTAGATTATCTTTAGCACCTTTTTGAATATTTAAGTTTAACTGTACATAAGACAATCTTGGTTTTTTAAGATCTTGCCAGAATTTAGTTTCAATAGTAAATTCACTTTTGTCAGCATAATCTTTTTTAGTTGGATCTGGTAAGTAAGATAATAACTGTAAAAACTCAGGGTTATCAACTACACCATCTGAAAGTCTCTTGTACATTTCTTCTTTATCAAAAGAACCAGCTACAACTTTAGCAACCTTACTCCACATTTCTCTCTCATCTAATAACACAGGAAGACCTGTTTGAGGATCTATTTCATACTCAACAGCCATACTTTGTTTTCCCGCATCATCTGTAGTTACAGTAATTTTGTTTCTATCTATTTTGTATATACTAGATAGAATAGTTTTAGTTTCTTGACTAGCAGCTTCTCTTGAAGAGAAAATGTTACCACCATCAAGTCTAACAATTCTAGAGTTATTAATATCAGTTGGGTCTTCTTCTAACTCAACAAATTTGTTTGCTAGTATTTTAAACTTAGAATTTTGTAAGTGAAAAGCAATAACACCTTTCTGGTCTTTACCAGCAATTGTTTTTTCTATGTCTCCAAAATTATCAAGTACTTTAGCCAAGAAAGTTAATTGATTTAATTCTTCAGGGTCTACATCAATACCTTCAGCAGCTCTGGTTGCAAAACGTTCCCTTAAATCATCTAATTTTTTAGATAGTTTATTCTCTAATAACTTATATAAAAATGTTCTGTTGTTATTAGTTTGTAGAACTTTTACTGGTCCTGAAGTAACACCAAACTTATTATTAAATGCAGTAAACACTTCAGGAAGCATGCTATCTAGATAGTTTACTATCTTTAATGATTCAGCTGAATCAAAAGGTTCATATTTAGCAGCAACATCCCTTACAGCAGTAATAGCTTTAGCTCTGTTTAATTGTGTAAACATTATGTTATCTGTAGAAGCCTTCATGTTTTGCAACAATTCAGGTTTTTCAGATGCTACATATAGTTTATCAAATAATTCTTTTATTGAAGCAATGTCTCTTGGTCTTGTAGCTAAGTCTTGTTTATTTACTTTACCAAAGATGTTATTTAGGAAGCTGTAAATTCTTCTAA